TCCCGGGCAGTCGTCAATTTGGAGGAGGCTTAGGGCGTTGGGCCGCGGGTCGGCCAGCGTACCGTTGCCGGCCGTGATCTTCCCGTTTCCGTCGAGCCAGAGGGAGCCCTCCGGTCCGTGCAGCTCCTCGAAGCAGAATGCGGTAGTCGCTGCGCTGGTCATACGATCACTTGCCTCCTGAAGCCGAGCCTCTCCGCCTTCGTCATCCACTCTTCCTGCTCCCGGTCGTTGCTCGTCGCGATCCTCGGAGCCGTCAGGCCGACGGCCGAGATGGCGTTCCTGATCGCTTCGAGCTCCAGCCGCGTGAGGGTCGCGGCATCCCGCATCGGGTGGTAGTCCTCCCAGGCCTCAATCGACCAGGGGACGATCGGTCGAATGAGCTCGAGCATCGCGTCGGCGAACACCCTGATCTCGTATTGGGCGTGCGAGTCGCACCGGAGGGCGAGGAAGTGCAGGAGGTTGTGCAGGTCGATCTTCCAGAACCACTCCGTGTAGAGCGAGAGCGGCAGGAGCATCCTCGCCTGCTCGCGAGAGACTCCGATTTTCAGCGCCTCCTTGTACGCGTCGTAGCAGTCCCTCGGCAGGTCTGCGCAGTCCTTGATGAAGCACTCTGCCTCCATGCCCCCCTCGCTGCCCTGCTTGTTCTTGGTGCTTTGCCGACGCACCTCGTCGGCCTCCGGCACGTGGAATTCATCCTTGAGGACTGAGTAGCGACCTGACACCTCGTTGACGTTTGCGGTGCGGTGCCTGATCCACTGCCTCGCTACGAATATCGGCATCTTGCAGTGGAACTTGAACTCCACCTGCTCGAAGGGCGACGTGTGCCTGTGCCGCATCATGTACCTGATGAGCCCCCGGTCGTCCTTCCCTGCCATCGAGCCCGTGCTCACGCGAGCCGCCCTCAGGATCGCATGGTCCCCCGTCTCGTCGTCCTCCACCATCCGCGGCATCACGTCGACGAGCGTCACGTGGCCGTGGTCCAGGCACCGCAACTGCTGCTTTCCGATTATCGCATCACGCATCACTCACCTCCGGGTCCAGTTTGTCCGACTCCCTCAGCGCCGCCTCGCGAGCTCTAGCACCGCCTCCGCGACGCCCAGCTTCGCCTCCTCCCAAATTTGATCCTGCTTCGCCCTGCACCTCTCGCAGGTGAGGTAGTGCACTTGGGCGGCGTTCCGCTCGGCCCTGGTGCACTCGTCCGGGAACTTCTCGCACACCGCCTCGAACTCTTGGCAAGTCATCCCTCACCTCCCGGTAAGTCGGATGCCGCACGTGACGGCCTCCTCGTAGATTTGCGAGACCCTCTGCGGACTGATCCCAAAGCTCCTCGCGATCTCCGCGAGCGACCTGCCCGGATCCTGGAGGGCGGCAATCACCTTCAGGACTCGCGGCGACGCCCGGAGCTTGAGGTCCACGTCGTGCTCGGCGCACGAGGCGTACACCAGCGTGGCGGTGACGCCGTGCTTCTTGCAGGCCTCCTTGAGCGAGGCCCCTCCGCGGACCGTCTCCGCGATCTGCCGCCTCCGCTCGCACCTCTCTGCGTGTGTCATCTGTACCTCACTTGCACGGGTCGCTCCAGCTCCTCGTCCAGGCACATTGGAACGAGCCATCGGAGGTTGGGTATCACGTCTGCCGGGAGCTCCTCTCGGAAGTACCAGGTCACCTGCTCCACCGCGGCCTTGAAAGTGTGGAGTTGCTCCGCGCGCCCGACGAAGAAGTGGACCAGCCATCCCGGCTTACCGATCGTTGCAGCGTGCTCCCACGACTCGTGCGGCACGCCGCTCTCCTCGAGCCACTCCCTCGACATCGCCTGCATCGGAGTCTCGCCGGGCTCGATCTTCCCGCCGACGCCATTGAGCTTACCGGCCTGCCACTTTGGCTTGACCTTCCGGATTAGCGCGATCAGGTCGTCCCTCACCAAGAATCCGCACACGTATTCGATCATGCTCGTCCTCCAGTTTCTTGATTCTCTGCGAGAGCGCGTCCACGCTCCGCGACAGGAGCCCGATGCTCCTCGCTTGCACGAGCAGCGTCAGACTGTACACGATTCCCGCCAGTCCAAGAAGTTCGATCTGCTTCCTCATATTTGACGCTCCGGGTACATTTCAAGGTGCGTTTTTACCCTTGCTTCTCGAATCAAGTAATTCGTAAAGTCTCTCAGATCTGCGAGTGTTACGACTTACTTTTGGTGTCGTGCGATGAGCACGGAATCAAGAAGGCGATACCATCCCAGGCTTTTCCCTCGCTCCTCAGCCTGATCAAATATTCCTTTAGCGCCTCGACCATAATCACTCCATCATTATTCTGAAGGCGATGTCCGACCACCCGCCCTCGTATGCCATCTGCGCCCGGTCCTCCTTTGGGATCTTCCTCACCATCTCCTGCCAGTAGGCGTTTTCGGCCTTGGTCGATTTACACCGCTCGATTCTCCGAAGGGCCGCCTCAAACTTCCCCTCGCTGTACGCGCCCTCGCGGGTCGAGCGAAATATCTTCAGCGCGATCCTAAGCCTCATCGGTCCCTCCCGTAGTAGAGCCTCGCCCAGGCCCTCCACTCCTCTCCTTCCCACTCGATCTTCACCGGGTCGTCTGGGAGCTGCCGGGCCGTCGCCTCTGCGAGCGGCGCGTAGAGCAGCCCTCCATTGAGAACGTGCTCGCGCTCCCACTCCGGCAGCTTGTCGAACTCCTCCCGGCAGGGTCGATACCACCCGATCTCGACCAGGCACATCTGGATCGCGGGCCTCAGCACGTAGCCCTGCGAATTTCCGAACTTGCACATGAATGGGGTCGTCCCCACTGCTAGGCAGATCGTGTGAGTCTGCCTGTTGCCTTTGACGTAGCAGTTAATCGCCCCGAGCTTCTCCATGTGAGTCACCTCATGTGCAGCCACTCGATCACGTTCGCGGTCGCGAAGGTGCGAGTCGCCCTCTTGTCGAGGTCGTGGGCAGTCAGGAGCCACTGGTTCGGCGAGTGGTATTGATTCTGCCCCCACCAGATGTGGAGCGGCACGATTCGCCGCGGCCCGATGCGGCCCTCGTGATTCCTGTACAGGATTGACCACACCTGGCCGTGCGGCATCGGCCGATCCCACATGAAGGGCGTCACATCACCGCACTTTCGACCCGGGCACCACGGCCCCTCCGAGAATTCCAGCTGCCGCCCAGTCGTTTCCGGGAGCCCGTAGAATCGCGCGGCGTTGAGCCGAGTGAAGGATTCGGGGAGCTCGAGCATCCGGACCACCTCCGCCAGGACCGGCGCATTGAATATTCCTGCGCACCCCCGGTCCCAGTACTTGCTCTCCTGCGGGTGCGGGGCGCTGTCGCTCCCCAGCGCTGCGTGGGTCCCCGCAGCTCGGCGGAGCGCGGCCCGGTCGCGGGGCCGCTTCGCGATGGGCTTGCAGAAGTGGTCGGGTTTGATCCTGTCGCCCACCACGTCGTCGAGGGTGAGGAGTAGGTGGTGCGGGGTGATCGTGGCGAGCACCCTGTCCGCCCTCGCCTCCGCAAATGCGACCCCGGCCTCGGTCGTCGCGTGCTCGAGCGTCATTCGGAGCTTTGGGAAGCTCCGGTACAGGAGCTCCATGAACAGGAGGTAGCGATCCTCGCGCAGCATGCAGAACTCGTGCGGGTGCTCCCCGTGGTGGAGTAGCGCGAGCCCGCAGTCGCTGATCGCCTGCACCACCCCCATGAGCCGATCCGGCGGACTGTCGATCCACTCGGCCGGAATGCCGTCGTCGGAGTTGGTCGTCGCGCCGGCCGGGTACAGCTTGTAGCCGACCGCGAGGCCGGTGGCGGCGACCTCCCGGACGTCCTGCGGAGTGGTCCGAGGGAGCAACTTGGCAGTCATCCTCACGTCGCAGCAGCGACCCGCGAGCTGCTGGTACATCGCGTGCCACGCCCTCACCTCCTCTGCCGAGTGGATCGGCGGGTCCGTGTTTGGCATCGCGACCACGCGCTCGCAGCAGCGGGCGCTGTACGGGATCACCATCCCGGCCATGCGGTCCTGTCGAAAGTGAACGTGGCAATCTGTGAAGGCCCTCATCGTACCCTCCAACACTTGCGGGCAAGGTCGACCATCGCCGGCACTCTGCGCCAGTTGAGTGGATTTATGAGCATCGACGCGATGCTCGTGTGATCGGCTCCGGCGTCCAAGTATCGCTGCACGTCCTCAACCGTGGCGATTCCGCCACCCCCGATGATCTCCGCGTCCGGGCAGGCGGCCCTGATTTCCTGGACTGCCCAGAGCGAGTACTGCATTAAGGGCTTGCCTGAGATCCCGCCGCCTGGGGTCGCGATCGTGTTGCAGGCGTGGAAGCAGTGGACCCCCATGAGCCAGAGCGGCCGCACCCAGTCCATCCACCTGATCGGCGGGAGCTTGGCGATCACCTTGCGCCCCGACGCGACCACCTCCTCCACCGCCGTCCTCACCTCGTCGATCGTAGGCGAGTCGCCCGCGTTCGGGCACGACAGGTTGAATTCGACGCAGCCCTGCGACATCTCTACGAGCTGAATCCACTCAAGCGGGCTGAAGCCCTTGATCGAGAGGATGTCGCCGACGCCGTCCCAGCTCTCGATGCCCGGATTGGGTAGGCCTAAGCGATTGATCCACGATCGCTGACGCCAGCTGTATCGGACGGTGGCGAGGAATCGCCAGATCCGCTTCAGGAGGCCGGCCCGATACCTCCGCGTATAGGTTCCAACGGTCCTCAGCGCGCCCTCGAATTTCAGCCAGTTTCCAAATGGGGCTCCTATGATCAGCATCGCTCCTCCACTTCAATGTGCTGCCTCTCCTCACGGTTCTGGATGAGGTAGTCCTTCCGACGATACCGAAATTTGACCAGGTTCCTGCCCCTCAGCAATTGCCCATTTCTGATCGCGACTTTTGTCAGCTATTCGGAATCCAGGGTTGAAAATAGTTACTTTGCGTTCATGTTTCATTGTCGCTTTCTGTGGAATGATGCCGGCCATTGCCGTTTGCTTTCTTCACGGCGGCCGGGTCCAGCAAGGCCCAGAGGCGCATGATGTCGGTGCCGTAGGAGTCGCCTTCGAGCAGCTCCTCTGGAGTGGCGGACTGCTTCACCTTGATGACTTCCCAGCTGGACAGGCCCTTCTAGTTGCGTCCAGTCAGCAGATCAATGCACCAGTCGCCGCGATAGTGCGGGTCTGGACCTCGCAAATGTTCGATGATCGTGGCGTTGGTGCAACCAGCGTCTTCGATGGCGTCGGCGAGGATTCCCAAGCGGTCTGGGTTGAACTGGCCGGTTTGAATAACTCCTTCCCCATTGCAGCTGCGACATTTACACTTTTCATCGTTGTCAATTATGTGCCAGCCATTCCCCCAGCACGACTTGCAGACATCAACCGCCCGTTCCTGGTAAGCAGCTTCGGCCAGACTAACGACGGTGGTGGTAAGCCAAGTGTCGTCGAGTGTGACTGGCGCAAATGGGTTGCCAACGATGCTCCGGAGGAGGGCGGCTGCAACAAGATCACCCACGGTATCTTTGACAACCAGATTGCACATCTCGACGTTCGGGTGTGTCGATGTCAACCATCCACAAGCGCGGGCCGGCATCCGTTCATTAGTCCTCAAGTTTTGCGTTTCTGGCCCTCCCACGACGGCCCAAGCGTCTGTCCACTCTCTGTCCATACTGTGACTGCATCCATCTTCTCCATCCGCGAACCGCTCCGCCGTTTCCACCGCTCGCCGGCTCCGCGTGTCGGTCAACAGGTGCCAGACGCTGCGGCAGCAGGCGCAGGCGAACAGTCGCAGCTTTCGGTTGCTGGCTGCGGTGTAGGTTGGCACACCGAGCAGAGACTGCCTGCCCAAATCTTGACGCCACGCCAGCATCTTCGCCGTGTCAGTGCTGGCCAGCCATTCGCCTTCAGTCATGGTTGTATCTATGCGTTGAAATTGGAATCCGATGTTGAAATAATACACCGTGGCACTACCAGAAGCAACCTAAATTCTGATTTCGTGACGATATGTCAGAAGTAGGTATTCAACCCTGGATTCCGAATAACCCTTTTGTCTTGCCCTCGACAATTGCGACCTGCGGAAATTGCTCCCCGTCTCGCTTCTTCATCTTGCAGAATACAGCCAATCTCATTTTAATTGCTCCTTGATCCACTGCCTGAGGAGCCGTCGCTCAGTCGGCGTCATCCTGATCTCGAATGAGGCGTACACTGCACCGAAGATCACGCGGTCCTTGATCAGGTCGATTCCGACGGCGTCCCCATGGATTAAGAGCGACGCGTGCTCGTCTTCGCAGGTCAGCCTCTGCGCGAGCTCCTTGAGCTCCCGCCTCGACAGGTCGGGGAAGCAGAAGTTCGCACCCTCGCAAGTCACGCCGAGTTCGAAAGTTGCCCCGGCGATCAGCGAGATGTCGTACATACCGATCTTGGTCTTCATATCACGGACCTCCCCATCAGTCGGATAACCAGGAGCTGGCACTGCCGACGGCTCAGGTCTCTGATAGACCTCATCTCCGGCATCCCCATTACGTCCCGCACGATCTCGAGGACCTCTCGCCTCGAGTACGGTCCGCCCTCCTTCGTCCACAGCGAGTACACAGCCATTGCCGTGAGCCGCTGGACCTTGTCGATGGGCGCTTCCCGCCAGAACCTATGCAGTCTCCTCGCCACGTGGGTATCTCCTCCTGCACTCTTGGAAGATCTCTTCATCGCTGTATCGCAGAAGCGGGTTCACTGGCTCGAGCTCAACCAATCGCACTGCTTCCTCCAGCTTGTGGTCTAGGCTCATCAGTGTGGCGATCTTCATCGCCGCCTCGAGGTCGATCGTTCGTTCCTTCATCTCGTCGTACAGGAGCAGAAATCTCTCGACCTTGTTGCCCCGGTCGTCCACGTCGCACATCACGTAGAGTCCAGGCTCCGTGACCACCGCGATCCTGAGCCTTCCCTTATCGCGCAATAGACCGATGAACTCGCGGGCGAATCCGTGCTGGGAGTCTGTGCCGATGATCTTCGCAATGTACTGCTTGCAGTCCCTGCCGCTGGCTCTAAGCGTCACCATCTTCATTGCCACGCCTCCTCGCTGCTTAGGTACATCGCCCTGAGGTACCACGCGATCTCCCAGAGCCAGGCTCTCGTAATCCGCTCCCGCACGAACTTCGGGTCCTCGCCGGCCGATAGCCTGTCCACTAGGTACAGTCGAGTGGCCTCCCTGTAGGCGTTGTACCATGGCCAGTTCAGCGGCTTCTCGACCCTTGCGCGAGAGAGGTATCGACCGACCGTAGGATTCCTCTCCATCATGTCGAGCTGCGGAAGCAGTACCCGTTCAGCGCCCTGCACCTCCTCCTGACGATCTCGTCTAAGACTCTGGCGGACCTCGAGGTCCGGGTGTCTGAGACCCTGCTCTCGCACTCGGTCGTACGCCGAGGCTCCCATTCGCCCGAGCTGGGAGGTAGCTCGCTCCCGCTCCCTGAAGCTGGGACTCCCCAGAAGCTCGATCATCATCGTAGTGTAGTGCATCAGAACTTTCCCGTAAGGTTCCGGTGCGACGTCGGGAGTAGCTGCAGAGCCACCTTGGCCAACCACCTGCCCGCGTCCCCTCGCTCGCGGAAGCTACTCGACCATCATCATGACTGCGACTGCGTGATACATTGTCATCTTTCAATAGGCGGTCAAGGAGTCGAACCTTGTGTGCCGGCTTATAAGGCCGGTCCTCAAGCCGTCGAGAACACCGCCAAGCAGCCTGTCGCCCTTGTTCACCTCGGGCTGCAAAAGGTGCCCTACCCTTGTTATCGGGCTGCCGCGATCAGACCGACTTTCAACTCCTTGATCGCGGCCTTACTCCTTCATGGCATTGGAGTTGATTGTGCAATCTGGCTCGCAGCGATCGGCCAGGGTTCGCTGGACCTCGACGAGCAATTCGCGCCGCATCTCCTCACGCGGTGTGTCGTCGAACCAGTTGAGGAACCACCGGCAAGCGGCCGGTTCCCCCATCTGCTGATCGATCTCGAAGCACGCCCGCGCGAAGAACTCCTCGACCTCCGCAACCGTCTCCAGTCCATCACCCTGCCAGCCGCAGTAGCCCAGAGCACAGGCAGCTTCGACCGGCCAGTCCTGAAAGCACTGCAGTGTAGGAGGCGTCGTCGTCGCGCCTTGCGCCAGCCGAGGATCGTCGGTCGCCAGCGCTTTGCGGAGCACTTCCAGGCTTTCCGTCGAGAGCAGCGGGCTGACACCCATCCGCCACACGTTTCTCCAGCTTTCCATTTTCATCTCCTCTCTTTCGGTATACGTAGTTTTGAGTATGACTCTACTTCCCAGCGACCAATGATCAGCTCTTCCGCGAGGTCGTGGAAAGCCCAGTTCAGTGAGCATGTGATCAACCTCCCGTGATTTTCCGAGCCGGCTCGGAAAATCAAATCAATTGTGAGGGCGGGTCGCGCTCCTCCCGGCATTCAAGTATACCATACTTTCGCCGAGGACGCAAGGGAAATTTTCCCTTTTCTCATCCCTGATTTGATTTCAGGGCCAGTTCTCCGATGCCGGATATCGGGAGCCTGTGCTCCTCCGAGAGTCGCTGACAGTAGTCCTCGCTGATTTCGCAACCCGTGACCTCGCACATGGCCTTTACCCGAAACGAGGTACCCGAGCCAGCGAAGCAGTCAAGCCACCGTTCGTGCGGGCTGCAGGAGAAGAGCATCATCCTCTGGATCAATTTCTCTGGGTGTTGCGTAGGGTGCCAGCTCCGCCTCTCGGCTGAGTTGCCGACGACCCTGGGGAACTCCCACACGCAGTTCGGGACCTTCGGCCCGGCGGCTCGGGTGTCCCCGATCAGCATCCGCTCGGACGCGATCCTGATGGCGTCGGGGTAGAGCTGGCAACCCGGCTTCGTCAGTCGGACGATCGGCCTGAAGGACTGGGCGCAGTCCTTCTCCGTGTACTGGCTGAACGTGTAGGTCCAGAGGAACTCGCGGCACGACCACGAGGGGTGCCGGTGCCTCAGGATCTGCCGGATCGAGTGCTTGATCTCTAGGTCGTGCACGTGGTTGTACGACAGCCAGATGACCTCGGCCTTCAGTACGGCCCGTAGCAGGAGCCGCTCGATCCAGCCGTAGTAGTCCTCGATCCGATCCCGGAAGCTCGAGTACTCGAGGCCAATGTTGTCCGGCGGGTCCATGAAGATCGCCTTCACCGGCGGGTGGACCTCCAGGAGCTCCATGCAGTCACCGTGGTAGAGGTAGTTCATGATTTCCTCCTGATGACTGCGGCCTGGGTCGATGCGTCGCGACCCATCTGTTCGGTTGTCGGCACCCGCCACTCGCCGCACCAGACCAGGTCCGTCGGTCGAATGGGGCCGCCCTCCACGAATTCGAAGCCGGGGCGCGGCTCGCAGAATCGCCTGGCTACCTTGATGTCATCGCTAGACCGACGGACCTCTCTCATCAGCTTGCACCACCGGGAGATTGCAGAGCACCAGATGTAGTCGCCCTCGAGGATCCTATCCCCCTCGACCAGCCTGCACCCCGGCGGTGGCACAGGTCCCGATTTTCGAGCGACCCACATCTTCAGACTCGCCCAGAGATCGTGAACGTCGTTGCCTGGTATCGTCGGATCCCACGAGTCCAAGTAACCGAGGTCTCCCTCTCGGGTCGCGCCCTCCCTGATGATCTCGTATCCCTCCGGGGGCGTGGGCTCGCACTCCATGACGTTCCTGATTTTGCGGGCGACCACTTTTGAGCCACTGTTGATAAAATCGCCTTTGCGCCATTCTCCCATCATCTCATTGTACTGGAGGTCATCAGACTGTGGCGATTGCGCCTCCACGATCTCGTAACCCTTCGGCGGCTCGACGAAGTGGCGCCTTGGCCGCGACTCAGCAACCACCTTGGCAAGTCCCTGATCGTTCATCGAGGACTCCAGGATCAGTCGGTACGCGTCTCTCACGATGTGAACTCCCTCAGCTCGGGTATGAATTGAAGGGCCGCGGTTCGGGCGAGCTCCCAGCTCCTCGGGTCATTCCACGTGCGGCACCGGCTGCTTGTGTGCGGCAGCACCAGGGCCGACCTCCCGGCCCCCAGCTCCGAGATTGCGAACGGTCGGTAAGGGAGCCCGAAGGCCGCGGACACCCTGGCCCCCAGTAGCACCGCTCGCTCCGCCTTGATCGCAGCGGCTGCGAACATGGCGGTGAGGTCGTCCCAATCGCCGCGGCACAGGTTGACTCGCTCAAACAGCTTGAGGTACCAGCTGGCCGACACGCCGAGCACGTCGTAGCAGAGCCTTGCGCCCGCCGAGCCCTCGGGCGTGGGGTACAAGGCGTAGGCGGATTCGGGACCATGCAGATCACGTCGAGCCGCTCTTCGTGGTGCACCACCGCGAAGCAGGGCTCGTGCTCCGGCGGGGCGGCTGCCCCGCCGTGGAGCTCCCCCTCCTGCGGGCAGTGGACCACCTTCCCCTTGACGTAGTCGGGCGGGAGCTGGACGACCATCGTGGGGAACGGTTGCCGGTACTCGGAGAACGGGATGCTGAGCCGCATCTTCTCGAGGAGCTCGAGGTCGACGCGACCGGGGCGGAAGATCTTTGGGCCGTCCGCCACGGCTCGCCCGATTATGAAGGTCTCGAGTATGGACGACATGTCGCGGTCTAACTTCTTGAGTAGGGCGGAGCTCGTGGGACTCAAGCCTAGCGAGTTGATCTGAAACTTGAGCCTCCCGTCGCGACGCACGATCTCCAGCGCCCGCCGCTTGGCGATCTCGTTAAACAGGTCGACGGCGGCCTTGTGATTGTTGAGCATGTCTACGAAAGTCATGGTCAGTTCTCCTCGAGCCACTCGAACTGCGCGTCCGGCACGCCGGTCCGGAGCAGGGACTCCACCTCGCCGAGCACCGACCCACGGAGCTCCCGGTACGCGCCGCCTTCGATTTGGCGCACCGCGTACGGCGCGAACAGCGCCGCTGGCACCTCCGCCCCGAGCGCCGACCTCTGCTGCTCGACGTCGTACTTACCGGCCCCCTCCGAGAGGCACAGCACGATTGAGCGATCGACCTCGTAGAAGTTGAATTCGATGAATCTTCCCGGCTCGCGAGAACCGTGCCCAAAGCCAACGAGCCTCCCGACCTTGTCGAGTAGACTCGATTTCCTGGTACTGTACATGATTACTCCTGTATAGCTGCTAGTCCAGCAGGCGTTATCGTGATATTGGACGAATTGTCACTTCGATCAAACCAGTTGCAGTTACGCGTCCAGTTGTAGATTGTGGTGACCGAGACTCCGAGTTTTACAGCTAATTGAACTGCATCGAACCTCCCTCCGCAATTAGCTTTGCCAAGCGGAGCCGATTTTGATAGTTGCTCCGCGACTTCTTCTCAATCATCTTCCCCTCCTCTGCGAAGACCCGCTCCATTTTCTCAGGCGAGTAACCAGGTATCCTCTCTTCCGTTATCGCTGGTCGATGCTCCTCCGCGAGGACTCGCCCCATTTTCTCACCGGGTATCCCCTCTTCCGTTTGGTGTACGGATAGTAGCTTATAGGCCTCCTCGAGGCCCTTGAGATACCCCTCCGCCCTTCCATCAGCACGTCCAGATCCCTCAGGACTTCTTCCACGCCGTCGCTCCTATTATTGCGGCCTAAGCGTGAGGATCGCGTCGGCAGCGAAGGGCTTTGGCACGGACGCCCACTCCCTCAGGTCGCCGGTCTCGATCCGCTCGATGATCTCCCTGGCGTCCGCGAGCTGCGACTCAGTGAGCTCGGACCGGTCGTCGATGGCTTGGAGGTCGTACTTGTGGAGCTCCTCCGTCGGTACGACGGCGAATTTTGCATGCTCTCGAATGATTACCACGAGCGTGAACATTGGCACCTCTCCGTATTGGGCGATTGACCAATTGCAGCAGAGCGTTGCGGCAAACTTCTTGAGGGCGTCGGAGTGGTCCCTGTAGCGGTGCCACCCGAGCTTGCTCCCGCTGGGAGCAATGAAGAAGCTCATCCAGCCATTGGCGGGCGATTGGACGACCTCCGTCACAAGGCCGGGAAAGATGAGGAGCGCCCTGAGCCTGGCCTCGACCAGTCGCTCCTCCTTCCAGTCCGTGACGACCATAGCCACGTGCGCATCGACGCCCATTATGGATTGCTCCTGATTATGTATTTGTTCCTTTCGCAAAGCCGTATGACTCTCCGCGGGCGACCTCGCCAAAGTCGTCCTTGTAACAGGTCGCGGAGTTTGCGTGAGGACACTCCTTGCGAAGGGCTCCGAACGCGGCCGCGACGGACTCGCACCGAACCTTGAGCTCCCGCCTCGGGCATTGGAACCCATCGTGCGGAGCTCGGTAGTAGAGCGTGTAGTTAGTTCGCACGAGCTCGTCCGTAGTGAGGTCCCTCGCGTACTGCGGCCTGATCTCAATGCCGAACGACGCCCACCGCTCAGTCCGCCAGGGTGACTTCGGATCGTCGGAGACCTTGTAAATGATTGCGGGGCCTCCGACCACCCGCTCGTCGAATAGGTAGGCACCCTCGTACTTGAGCATCTCCGGCAGCGCATTGCTCATAATTGCCAAGTGAGCATACTTTCCGATCGCGCGGCAGGATTCTCCGATCGAGTCAAGAGAGACCTCGATCGCCGTAGTCGGCTCTCCGGGGACCGCCCTAATCAGGACCGTTCCGTCCGGCGTCGGGTAGCTTATCACCTGGACCACTCGCCCCGCTTTCGTGATTGCGAGATCGTATGGCTTCATGTTACCTCCTCACCAGCTCAATTCGAGGATTAGGACCGGCTCGTCGTTCTCGCTCTGCTCGCCGAATCGCGGAGTGAGCTCCTTGTACTTCTCCGCGAGCTTGGTCACGGCCGCCCTCGCACTTGTGGGGTACTGGATAATGATCCCGTTCTGCCCCTTCTTGGCCGCGGCGACGAGGCGCTTGTCGACCTTCGCCTCCTCCCGCTTGAGGAAGGCGGCCTCCTCGGCCCGCTGCGTCTGCTCCGCAGCGATTCGCTGCCGATCCTGAGCGTCCCTGGTCATGGCCACGAGATCAGACTTCTTGATCATGATATAACCCTCTTATATATTTTTAGTGTTACTTACAACCGCGTTGGGAAATTAGACCCCTCCGCTTTTCCTCCAGTAGCGGGCCTCCTTCGGCAAGCCGCCGTCGGTCAGCTCGCGGAATCTGAACGTGACGACCGAACCGGGAGGGAAGGCGGGATTGAAGACTCCCGGTCCCACCCTCTCGCCAGGGTGCGCCTCCCCGATTTCGCGAGCCGCCCGCTCGTGCTCCGGGTACACGGGATCGTTGTTCGGCGGTATCGTCGCCATCTTACGCTCGTCGTCGGTAAATCCCGAAAGTTCAAAGGTTTGCCCTCTGTAGTTGAGCACCAGGGCCCCCATGAGCCCGAGCAGCTTGCTCCCCCGATCTGTGGCCTTTCCCCACGTGTAGCCCACGACCACGCCTTCGCCATCCTGCATCTTCTTGACCTTGAGGAGTGTGTGGCACCGCTCCGGGACCCACAGGGACGTCGGCTTCCTGAGCATCAGCCCCTCGCCACCTCTGGCCGTGACCTCGAACAGGAGCTCGGAGAGTCGCTCGGTCGCCTTCGCCGTTCTGTAGTGCAGCTGCTCCTGCTGGAGGATCTTGAGGACCTCGTTCTCGGGGACCTCGTCCCGCAGCCAGTGGAGCACGTGCTCGAAGTCGGTGAGCGTCGGCCCCCTCTGCGCTGGGTACTCGATTCCGCGAAGCCTCTTCCTCATGTTCGGGTTGCTGATCTCCCCATCCGCGAGCACGACGCCGAGCGGCGGCGAGTCGAACACCTGGAACTGGACCCTCCGCCAGCCCGGACCCGGCGCAAAGTCCTTGACGACGCTCATCAGATCCTGGAAGCCGCGGGCGTCGGTGTATAGCTCCCCGTCGAGCGGGACGCCGGTCGGGAGCTTGTCGAGCCACCAGTCGGGGGCGTGGATAACCTTCCCGTACCTCGACCACAGTCCGGTGCTGATGTGTTGTCGCTTGTCCTTCTCCGTGTTGGCGAACGGGACCTCGGTCGACGGGCGACCGCGAGTCCACCCGCCGTCCCAGAAGGCCCGCATTCCGTCCATCTTCTCGCTCGCGAACCACGACCCGATCCCGTATTTCTGATCGTCGTAGTTCATTGCAAGTTGCAGGAATTCGCGCTTTGCCATGATTCAATTCCAATAAGGGAAGAGTATTGTATCGCTTTTCTCCTCTCGGTCGCGGGTGCTCGCCTCTCGGCAAACCCACCTCTTTTCAGAGCACGTCCCGCGTTGCTTCATGATTGCCTCATCTCTCGCTCGACCGCGCGCTCGTAGGGCGACTTCTTGAGGAAGTGCGAGTGTCCGCCGTGGCGATCGCACTCGACCCGGAATCTCACGATTCCCCTCTTCTTGGACATCGTCATCAGGAGCCGAGTCTGCGACGACCCGCACTCCTGACACTTCATCTCAAGTCGCATATGGCCCTCCTTGGATGAGACGCCACGAATTTCCACAGCTCCTCGAAGCCGAGGATCGCGGCGGCTACGGCGAAGTCGAAATCAGCCTGCGTCATATTCTGCACGATGTAGTGCTCGTGACCGCGGGACACCTTCGCGTAACGCCCGTGGATCACGTTCCAGTCGATCGTGCCGCTCAGGTCATTGGTCTGAAGTCTGTATATCATCTTCGCTTCCTCGCCCATCGAAGGCACTCGATTAGGGTGCCCTCGAACTTGAAGGGGATCACCAGATCAGCCCCCGCACGCCGCCTGAATACCCGCCAGAAGTCACCCTCGATCTGGAGGATGAACCACCGGCGACTCTCGTAGTCCCCGCCCATGGTCTGCTGGAACATGATTCACTCCACCGGATGTCGTTGAGTCGTAGGCCCGGCACCATTTCCTGACTCCCCTTGAAGTAGCGACGGTGCCCTGGACCAAAGTTGTCTAGTTCATAGGAGACCTGCTCTGAGATCAGCTTCCCTTCGTAATGCAGCTCGTCGCTCAATCCTATCGCCATGCTGTTGAGCATGAGCTGGTGCTCAATAAGGCAGGCGTACTCCGTCCATCTGAGCAATTCACCGAGGATCTTACCCTCTGCTTCTCGAAACACTTGGGCAATCTCTCCTGCGTTTCGCTCTTCGACCCAATCGGCTAGGATCTCGGCCAGTAACTCATCATTGAATTTAGAGACTTCGTCAAGGAGTCCCGCCTCTCGGAGCAGTCGCTGGTACCTGCTCTCGGAGCTTCCGGTTCGACGGCTCAGGATTACGAATTGTTGGGTATTCTCAATTCGATACAATTTCCGCGATTTCATTTGCGCCCCTAGTTCGAGATACAGGCTCCCGGCTCTTGCGAGTCGGGAGCGATGAAAATCAGCTCTTCATCTTCGGCCTCCTCTCAGTCTTTGCTCGACGCCCCAATCTGCGGCATAAAATCAAATCAGTTGCAGCGTCGGGAGCGAGCGCTCCTCCATATAAGTATACCCCACTTTTCGCTGATAGTCAAGGAGAATTTTCTCTTTTCTCTATCTCAGCTTTGATTTCGAAAATGGATCTCTTGAGCACCTTGCACCAGTTGTTGACAGTCCCGCGAATCGCTCCCTCGAGCGTCTCCCCGTACTCGCAGGCCAGGACCTGCTTTCCCTTGCCGAACGGCTCACGGAATCTGCACACGGACGCGTAGAATTTCTCCTCGTCCTCGACCCAGGAGATCGTGATGCCCGCTGCGGTCGGATCCTCGGCGTAGTATGCTGGGACGAGCTTCACGAGCTCCTCGAGCGTGATTGCGTAAGCCGTGGCAAATTCACTTGCAGAATGGGTCAACACGGTACACCTCAATGGTCGAATACTTCGTGCATCGTTTCGGAAAACGCCACCGGGATCGGCTGCACGGTCATGTACGGATTCAAGTCGGCCGACCGAATCGTGAAGAGCGCCTGGTCGAGCGTCTCGGCGTATCCGAACGGGGTCTTGAACCAGACCCTCCATTCCTTGATCGGCTCGACCCTATCGCCGAGCACGATCTCCTTTTTGCTCAGGTCGATCATGCGCCCCTCCGATACATGTAGCGTTTCTTGTACTGCGCGATCGCCATGATGTGGAGGATCTTGTCCTCGTCCTCATCGGCTATCGCGACGCTGAGGAATTCATCCAGTTGCTCTGCTGAGCACTCGTCAAGCCAGCTGTCGAACTGGCTTATGGTCCTCACCTCAGTAGCCACATGTAGGTCGTCACCCGCGACTCCGATCGTCATCTTCCTGGTACTCCTCCTTCGCCCTCAGCAGGGCCTCGGTACCCTTACTCCTCAGGATCGCATTGACATCCTCGTAGCCGAGGTCTCCCGCCAACTTGGCGAGGAGGTCCCATTCCCAAGTCTCAACCTCCAGCTCGTAGAACACCTTGATCTTCATGGTCTTTGTCCAGGTCCACGATCAGGTGGACCCGCTCCTCTGAGCCCAGGTTCTCGATTGAGTGGGACTCCCAGTACTTGGCCGGGCCGTACCAGACCCCCTGCTCCATCGCCACGACGCCATTGACCGCGTCCCACCACGAGCAGAGCGCGTTGGTCCGCACCGCGAGGTGCCACCGCTCCACTCGCCTCCGCCCCTTGAGCGCGTCGGTGTGCTGACCGACTCTCACGCCGGGCGGCACTCGATTCACCATGAGGTACAGCGGTCCCGCGTCCCGGAGCCAGCAGATTTCCCTCACCGCCCTCTCGACCTCCGGACCGACGGCCTTGGGCCAAACGCTCTGCGACCAGGCCATCAGGACACCGGAGCCGTCTAGCGAGTACTTCAGCTCAAGGACCTCCGCGAGCAGTGGCTCCAGCAGCAGCGAGCTTTTGTACCTCTTCATTTGGGGCTCCTCGCCTCGTTGATGATCTGCTGCAGGACGAACGGGTCCAGCGTCGCCGGATCGATTGCGACGACCTCCTCGCCCGCGAAGAAGTAGTCGGTCGGGTCCGGCGACCTGCCGTCGCGAACCTGCTCCAGGTAGTCAGCGAGCCGGAAGCGACTAAGCTTGTAGTACTTGCCTTGGTATAGTATGATCATCTCACCTCTCCCCCGGTGCCTTGAGTACCCGGTAGAATGCCTCGGTTGCCCGCGTGATCGCGACGTACTCGAGTCGCCGCTCCTCCTCCATCATCCACTCCCGCTCCTGCGAGCGGGGGTGCGGGAGTATGTCGGGCCTCAGGAGCCAGACGACCCTCGCCTGGAGCCCCTTCGACTTGTGGATCGTGAGATAGTCCACGCCGCCGTGGTTCGTGCCATCCGGAACGAAGATCGAGTCGATCCGCTTGATCAGGTTCGCGACCCGCTCCATTCCCTCGGTCAGCGCGATGATCGTGTCGACCTCGTCACAGAGCTTCAGGATCTTGGCATCCTGCCTAGCTCGCTGAAGCGCCTTGGATCGCCGAATCCGGTGCTCGTTCAGCTCCACGACGAATCGGTCAACGTCGAGGTCCCGCTGCTGATCAATCTTCGCGACCAGCTCAACGAGGGCGTCCCCGACCTCCCGGCCCCACACCCTCGAGCTCCTGCCCTCGCGTATGTCGGCCAGGCACTCGCGGACCAGGTGCTCAGTCACGCGGCAAATCACAAAGTCACCGGGCTTCACTCGCTTGCGGAACTCGGCTTTCGGGACCGTGTCGACCGAGCCCTCCGCAGCCCACGGAGCGGCCTCGATCCGTGGCACTATCCTCTTTGCCTCCGCGATCACGGCCCTGGGGCACCTGTAGCAGATGCTGAGCGGTAATTCCCTCGCTCCCGCGAGCTTGACGTACCGGGCGAACTGGTCGGGCGTAGCTCCCTTGAAGCCGTAGATCGACTGGTCGGGGTCCCCGAGACCGCACATCTGATCGGCCGCTTTCATGAGGAGCTGGAGCTCGGCCTCGCACGTGTCCTGGAATTCATCGACGAGGACCTGGTCGTACCTCGGCACGTTCAGCCCCAGGTGGATCGGCATGTACACCTGGTCCATGAAGTCCATGTGCGCAGTGTGGTTGATGCAATCTCGAAACGTGTCGAAGAGCAGGCCTTCGAACGCCTCGTCCTCCGGCACCTCGATGCAGTGGTGGTCCACCACGTCCGCGTACCGCGCCCTGGCGGTCTCGACGTCGTGTATCGCCATCGCTCGAAATAGCGACACGAGCCGCTTGATCGGGTAGGCCAGCCTGCGGAACCTCCGGTCGTCCTCCTCGGACTTCGGTTGGAAGAGCACCTCGCAGATCGCGAGGGTCTTCTCCTCGTCGAGGATTGGCGCAGTCCTCATCTCGCGGAGGCAGATGCCCCAGCCGAACCCGTTGTAGTTCGAGTATTTGACCTGCGGGCCGTAGCCCTTGGCGATACCCCTCCTGCGGAACTCCTCCCTGATCTTGACGTTGAACGCAGAGATCATCACGGAGTAGAACGTCGGGATGTGCCCGATCCCCTCGATCGCGGTCTCGGTCTTGCCGGACCCCGCGACGGAGATGACGGCGCTGTTGCCACCTCGCCTGCGGAGGTGGTCGTACACGGCGAGCTGGTATGCGGACGGTTCCATCACACGCCCTCCTTGATCTGGCAGTCGAAGTTGTAGCCCACCTGCTTGCGAGTCACGTGGACCGATTCCGACACCGCGAAGAGGATGTACTGGGCTACGAGCTCGATCATCTGCTCTGACGTGAGAGCCAGTCGCGATCCGCCGCGACCCAGGACCTCGTGTGGGGTGGTGAAGTTGCTCATCGGCCGGATTCGCAGCTCCGTGATGACGATGGTCGCCTTACCGACCCTCACCTCCATCGTGTCCCCATCCCCGCGGCTTACGTACACAGCACTCATGCCGCACCTCCAAAAAAAGGGTTATTCGACCTCCCAGCAACTCGAGAGAAGTTCTACGGGAACCTCCTCAAAGAATCCTTTGGGTACTAGGGCGAGCATTCGGGACCTCGTTCTCGGATTCTCGATTTCCTCGATCTCGGCAAGCGATGAAAAGGCGTGCTCATTGTCCAAGTTCTTCTAGAACTGGTCGGTCACAGTGCTGAAGAAAGCGCACGTTGGGCCGACGTCTCCAATTGCGTGAGTGAGATTCACGAATCTTATCATTTAATCCCTCAGGGTATAGGGTGACATTTTCTAGCGACCTTAGTTCATTCGTACTTCCTCAATCCGCTCGGGTGCAGTCGTCGCCTCGCGCCGCGCATCACGCCCGTCGGCACCTCGACGACCGCTTCGTTACCCTGCTCCGCCACGCGGCGGACTACTCGCCCAGCTCGCAGCTCCAGGTCGTCGATTACCCTGGTTTGCACGATCACGCAGAGCTGCCCCTCGCCCCCGAGATTTGCTACGTGCGTAAACACGCCGTTCATGAGCTCGAGCTCTCCTCGCGAGATCGCCGCATCGAGGAGCTTCAGCAACCTCGCGCGGTTCTTCCGACCGAACTTCTCGAGCAGCCCCTCCAGACTCGTCGAACTCTCCCTGATCGCGGCGAGCAGCGCCTTGCTAGTCAGCGTCATCCTAGCCTCCTCCTTAGGTACTCCATCGGATTCAGGTAGTGGAGCTTGTTCCAGGGTCTCGGGAGCAGGATGCCCATTCCACCGGCTTCGCAGAACGCCTCCACATTGTCGTCGTGGTCGTCGATGAGCACGGCCCCATCGGACGCGCAGAAGTGCTTGCACGAGCCCAAGAGGTGCGGGAGGTGCGGGAAGTGCCTCTCGATCCACCTGATCTTCCCCACGATCGCCTGCGGCTTGTTCATGGGATTCGACAGGAGGCAGACCTGCGAGAACCTGGCTTCCGCGAGCTCGAGTATCTCACCCGCCTCGGGCGTGAGGGGGAGGTTGGCCCAGAACTCAGTGTCGAGGCTGTCCCACAGCTCGGCTTCTGCGAGCCCGGTCCGCTCGTAGATCCAATTCCACGAAACTGGTCGCGGAACCCCGACGAGCGTTATGTCGAATCGCTCGCACGTGGCCCTGTGGAGGTCGGCCAGCACGCCGTCCAGGTCGATGAAGCACTTGGTCATTTGATCTCCTCGCACATCCAGGTCTTGCTCACTACTCCGTGGAGTTTGAGCTTCATTACCTCAACGTCCTGAAGTAAACGGAGGTAATTTACAACGGCCTTGCGTGGTCCGTTCTAAGCGTTCCGTGATACCGCTTTCCGTCACCGGTCTCAACATACCAGATGAACTGGTTCACAGGTCAATCTCCCATTCGGAATACGGGACTACCCCAATACTGCTTTGCGGTCCTCAGCCAGTCGAGGACCTCGGCGCACTCGCACCCCTCGTCCTCCATCAGGTCGGCCAGGATCGGGGCATTCTGGTAGTCGCCCCGCTCACGCAAGTTCGCGATGAATACCCTCGCGCTAGGCGTCAACTCAACCTTTGGCAGCTCGCGGAACACGCAGTCCGCGATAGGCTGGAGGTAGGCCTCTTGCTGCGCGTTCAGGCCATTGTAACCATTGAACAAGTAAAACCTCAATCGCCGCTTGAGCGACGAGGAGGAGCCAAATTGGTAGGAGAGGTAAGAGAGGAGCTCGAGCAGCCTCTTGTGAACGTACTTGCTCGACTTCTCTCGGCACGTCCGATTGTACCACGACCTGAACGTCCCCCAAGATCCGTCGCCGCAGGCCCGCTCCGCGAGGGCGACGGCCCTCCTCTGAAATTCGTCGAATGAGGTCTGCGCTTCCGGCGTCTTGAAGCAGCTCATGAAGAACGCCTCGACCGCCCTCTGGTCAGCTTCGAGAATCCGCCTCATGTGGCACCTCCGAAATCAAATCAGGTGTGGCGACTGGTGCAAGCACTTTCCACAATGAAGTATACCACACTATCGCCACAAACGCAAGGAAATTTTCTTTTTTTTCTTAGCCCTGATTTGATCTCAGAATTTTCGCGTACTCCGCGTCGATGACTGTGCACGGCACAGTCGATTGCCCGAGCTGCCTGACGATGGCCAGCCTCTTTCGACGATCACCGGCGGATCGTCGTCAGTGACTACGATCGGATTGACCAGGCCGCGGAGTCGCACGTCCGCGAGCAGCGCCGGATCGGCTTCATGATCCCCACCGACTATCTCACCCGGGTCGAGATTCCGAATCATGGCATCACCCTCTGGTTGCCTGCTCGAACCACCTGTCGAGATCCGTGCCCTCCCCGCGGAGCGCCGCGGCCATTCCGTCGAGCTGCTTGCAGCGGATCGCGGAATCCTCCTTCGAGAGGTCGCGGAAGAAGTGGTCGGAGTGCACCACCTCCCACACGTGCTGCGCCTGGGCGAAGACCCTCCACTGGTAGTCCCGGTGCACTCGCAGCCTGTGCTCAGCGACTCGGACGCTCGGACGAGCTCCCGCTGGACGGCAGGCGAGCTGGTCGACTGCTACGATGAACTGCTCCCCGATCTGGCACCCGCAGAGCCATCCGTAGATCGAGAGTTGCCTCGCCCAACTCTCGTCGAAGTGCTCGAGGAAGGCCGAGACGTTGGTCATCACGCCGTCGACCATCATGAGCTGGCAGTCCTTGTGCTGCCCCTCGTTCTGCGACCGCTCGTTCCGGAGTCGCACGTACCCCTTCATCGGAGAGGCGCCGTAATTCGAGCAGTACCCATTAACCTTCCAATCGAGGATCACGTGCGCTCCCGCCCTGTTGAGGAAGAAGACGTCCGGCTTGCCAAGGAGCGTGACTCCCCCCACGTCGAGCGTGACTCCCTCCCGCCTCCCGTCGATGACGCCCCTGACCTCCAGCTCGAACCTCGGCGTACCGACTGCCTGCCCGAGCTCCAGGAGGAGGTCCGCCATAGCCCCAGACTGGTGGTAGACCTCGAAGCAGTGCTTTCCGGCCTCGCGAGCCCAGTCGCGATTCTGCTCCTCGACCTGGGCCTCGAAGATCGCGTTGAAGTCAAACTTGGGGTCCGAGCCCCTGCCGAAGAGCTTCTCGTGGAGGTAGCTCTTCGCGTACGCGTCGAACGCGGACCCGACGCTCATGGGCCTGGTCTGCGGAATCTTGGCAGGTCGGTCGTCCGCGAGGTACGCGAGGTAGAACTCCCTCTGGTCCTCGTAGAACTTGGCGATGCTCGTCGGACTCAGGTACTCGATCTTTCGCATGTCAGCTCCTCACGATGGTGCGAACGTGGCCATCCAGCCACACGAAAAATGGGGTGGTGATGAGGACGATTCCGAAAGCAGCTAAGATGATCCCAATCCACCACACGACGGTGGACATAACGGTCCCTGGAGTTAGCGCCTTTATCGACAAGAGCGCGATGACGAGCCCCGCGATGAGGAGCAGGATACCTAGGCCAAGCGGCTCTTGAAACATTGTTACACCTCCGAGAGCGAGAGTCCAACTAGCGTCAGGGCGCACTTGATTTCCTCGAGCGTTGAATCGCCGCACTTTCCGGTTACTCGCAGGTCGTCCTCCGCGAGCCTGGCGATGGCCGAGAGTTCATTCTGCTGCATCGTGGCAAACTGCCAATCGAACTTCCTCTCCATGGCTCTCGCAATCGCCTTCTTGGCCCTCGCGCTGAGCGAGAGCGGCCACTGGTGCACGAGCTCCAGCGTGCCGCGGCTCGAATGGCACCTTCACCGCGCCGTTGCCCATCATCCTGTGATTTTGCACGCAGGCATCAGCGTCGGCCTCCTCGCGGAAGAATTCCCACGTGGTCCCGACGTAGTCCTTTCCGCGCAGGTTGATCATCACAGTCCACTTTGGCATTGCGGAGCTCCCTCCCTTAATCATCGGACACCTCGCTCTCCCAGCGACCGTTGATCAACCTGACGATCGCAAAATCCTGCAGCTTGTTGTACCGAATCTTGGCCTCTACCACCTGCTGGCAATTCACGTACTTCCCATCCCAGCGGCAGGAGACGTCCTGGATTATGAAGTCCTTCCCCGCGATCCAGTCGCGAATCGCTGATGCGGCATCGGGATAATCCCGACCGTAGGCCGGCACGATAGTCATGATTCCCTCTGGCAGTTGAACAATCGCGGATCGTCGCACGTCGGCCACACGTAGGGCAGGTTGATCGGAACGTCCCAGTTGAACTTGCCGTAGTACTTGCGGTCCTTGCGGAGCAGGACCGACTTGTGACTGTCGTGGACATCTTTTCGACCGAGCCACGGCGGGGTGACGATCGGGCCGACCAGGTACTGCTGAATCCGGTCGAAGAGGGTGTCGAGGTTCCCGTCGTCCATCCACCGGGTGCACATGGCGAGGCCGTAGCTCGCGAGAGCCGCTACGTGACCTCGCCACATGACGCACGCCGGGTGCCTGTAGAGCGGCTGCCCCCGCTCGGCCTGGAGGAGGGCGAGGACCTCGAGCCGCTGCTTCCCCAACCTCTGCCGGTCGAGGCACGCGGCCACCTCGTGAAAGTCGGGGTACGGTAGAAAGGTGATCATGACACGATCCTCAGAAGTGACTGCCTCGCCCTGTAAAGGCGAGTCTTGGCGGTGCCGATCGGCACGCCCAGTTGCGATGCGATCGCCTTTAGCGTATGACCGGCGAAGTAGTGAGCGTCGATAATCTCGCGATCGCGCGGCTCGAGGTTGCTGAGGCAGCGGTGGAGGTGGTCGTGGTCAACCTCCTCCACCTCCTGCTCCGGCTTGTCGAAGCCGACCAGCATCGGCAGGAGCCGAGGTCGACACCACTCTCGGTTGAAGTTGATCGCGACGGTGATAGCGACGCGCTTCAACCAGCCGTGGAAGGAGTTCGCGCTCGCGGTGCGTATGTACTTGACCACGCGAGCGAAGACCTCCTGCACTACGTCGTCCACATTCTCTGGCGAGAACGGACGCACCCAATTAGCTACCATGCCTCTCTTCTCCATGAGCAGCTTCCCCAGCGCCTCGCGGTCACCGGCAATGGCTTCGGCAATCATGTTAGCTGGGCCTCCACGGTCTCGTACATCCTCTGCCGCCGCACCGCCACGTACGACTTCTTGCGGCGGGGCTCGAGCATCTGCCCGACCTCCTCGTCGTTGTAGCCCATTGACCTGAGCCTAAGGATCTCTTTGTCGACCTCGTCAATCGCGGCGGATTGGATCAGGTCCCTGAGGTCGTACATGCTCGAGCCGTGCCGCACTGTCGGAGTGTGGCCGTTCAGGTGCTCGATGTTGGTGAACTCCGCCTCGAGTCCAAGCTTCTTGCGACGCCACGCAGTCATCCTCGGAATCTTCACCACGTGGTCGTCGCAGAGGAACTTGTACGCGAACCGGTGGCAGCAGCGGCTTATGTAGCCACCCAGGTTATTGACCCGCTTCTCCCGAGCCTTCTCCACTGCGTAGATCACGCCGTAGATGGACTCGCTTGCGAGGACCTCGGCCTTCTCCGGCGCGAGAACCGCGTACTGACCGGCTATGGAAATTGCTAGGTGGATGTGACCGGCGATTATTTCGCCCTTGACCGAGTCGTCTCCGGCGAGGAGCATCTCGGTGAGCTCCCGCAATCGCTCGTCCTCGATGCGGCTGGGAGTCTGTCTCCGCAGCGGGTGCTGAATTGAGATACCGCGAATTCGCCTTCTTGCGAAGATCATGGTGCGTCACCTTTCCGAGCTCTCGGCTCGTCGTTGGTGGTGGCCCGTGGAGCGGGCTTCTGAAATCAAATCAAAATTGCTGTCCGGGTCGACGGTCTCCCCGGAGGAATTGTACCATACTTTTTGTGCCGCGTCAAGAAAATTTCTCCGCTGATTTGATTGCCCAAAACGTCTCTATGTGGAAGTCCTCCGGGGAGTAGCACCTCCCGTTCGGGTCCCAGATTTCGCGACCGTCCCAAGCGACCGCGTGCCTCTGCTCTGCGTAGTTAAGCCCAGTGAGCACCCCGAAATTGGATCGCAGGATCTCCTCGAATCCGTACTCGCACAGGAGCGGCGTCACGCCGTGCGCGCCGATCTGAGTCGGCAGGGCGTCGAACGGGATCACCCAGGCGGACCTCCGGAAGGCGAATAGCACGAGCTCCTGGATGTGGAAGGCCCGCCTCCGGAGCGGCTCCGGGAGGTCTGGCCACGCGACCTCCGAGCCGTCGTGTCCGATGCCCTCCAGGACCTCCGCGAGCGGAACCTCGAGAGCGATCGCGAAGGCCGTTGGAAGGCAGCTCCAGGCATTAGGCGTCACCTGCATCCTCATCCTCGCGACCCTCCAATAAGTCGCTCTCGATCTCGACGTACTGGTCCGCGACCTCCTTGAGCTTCTTGCTGATCCCGCAAGCGAGGACGATGACTCGCACCCCCTGCTCCTTGACCCACTCGACCAGTGGGACGAGGTTCGGATTGGCGGACGCGATGACGACGGCGTCGAGCCTCCCGATCATCCGGACCACGTCGAGGCAGATGCCGACGCTCCAGTTGAACCTGTCGAGCGACTTGTCGGGGAGGACGTCGGGCTGCTTGTACTTCGTGTCGTACCCGATCTTCCTCAGCGCCGTTATGAACTCCCTCGCCTCGCCATTCGACTGCGTGCCATAGGCCACCGCGCGGTAGACCTGTCCGTGGTCCTCCCTCACGTAGTCGAGCAATCGCTCGTAGTCGACCTTCTTCTTCGGGCCGAACTTCTTGACCGCGCAGAAGAAGAGGTTGGACAGGTCCACGAACAGGCCCACCGCAGTCGCCATCACTGCCTCCTGATTTCGCAAGCGTCCGAATTGCAGTACTGCTCGTCCACGCCGTCGCTCCCGCCGAACTCCGACCAGTCGATCGGGCGGAGCTCCGCGAGCCTCTCTCGATACTCCTCCTCCGAGATGCCCTCTTCCGGCATCTGGCGATACGCGCCCTTCGCCGAATGCGGGAGGAGGGAGACTGTCTTGGTCACTGGGGCAATGGCCGACAGCACCGGCTCGATGTCGCACTCCTCGTGCCTTGGGTCGAATTCGTGGACGTCGACACAGGCGACGTCCCCGTCCCCGTGGCGACCGATCACGATCTTGTACCGCCCCGGCACGCAGTACTCGGAGCACCGCTCATTCATGATGATTTCGCAAGCTGTGACGAGCCCGACGTACTTCGCGAGGACCTCCTGAAAGTCTCCATCCGCATGCTCGACGAGGGGCCACATCGGTCGGAAGTTGAGGGTATTGCTCACCGCGTTGTCCGACCACTCTCGCTGCACAGTCACGAGGTTCATGGCCTGCTCCCACAGGCTCACCTCCTCCGCGGGCTTTGCCGGCCCCTGGAGGATGGGGTACTCGAAGACGTCGGTATACTTGTCCACCACGTCCTCCTCGTACCGCAGGCCGGCGGCGACCAGGAATGGGTGGATCGGCGCATTCTTGGCGACCCTCATGCGCCTCAGCGTGTAAGCAAAATTTGGGTGTCCGATTCCAGGGGTTCTTCCGGGCAGTTTCGGAACAGTACCACCAGGCTTGACGGTGGTAACACGAATAGACACCGGGACTCCAGCTTCGTTATTCGCCCACCGATTAGTCCGTCGTACCTCATCGTAACCTTCGCGCATCCATCGGATGACATTGTGCATTCCGTGACGGTGCTTCCATCCGGTCCAGTCCACAATAGATACGGCGATTCGCCGATTGCGAGCAACAATCCGATTTGTTGCCGGTTGGTGAGTCGGGAGCAGGCTGACAGTAGAGCAGTAGAAAGCTGCATATCCGCAGGCCTCCAGCCACTGCCTCTCGTTCTCGCACATCGTTGGGAGTGTCTCATCTACGTTGCACACCTCCTTGTCTTCGAGCGGCACCTCGCCGCAGTTTGAAACGTTGCACCCCTGAGTCCAGTACGTATGCGTCCAATTGTCGACCGTGATGTCGAACGTCTCTTCTTCAGAGATCAGTTCTACGGACGTGATCTCATAGCTGCCCTTGTAATTCATGAACTTGCTGATTTTCTCGACGAGAGCCTCGAGAGCCTTCTGCTTGTACGCTTGGACGAATCCGACGTTTCTTGCAAATAGCTCACGATCCTGAGCGATTTGCAAATCGTAGCTCTCCTTGCAGCGGTATCTGCCATTCTGAAATTCGACGACCTTTGACTTATTCGTCGTGTAGTACGATCGAATGCCGATCGAAGAGAGCATGAGCTGCACTTGCTCCACGATCATCTTCGATGCTGCCTTGAGCGTAACCCTATTTCCGCACAGGGACCCATTCGCTGAGAATAGTCCCCGCAGAAACGACGCGACGATCGGTCCCTGGGCTTTTAGGAATCGCTCAGGTACACTTCGTAGATACGTGACGGGGAGTTCCGCTGAGCAGATCGTAGTTTGGACTTTGTATTGGTACTCCTTACTATATGGTCCCGTTAGATACTCGGGAAAATCGACAAGTACGTCACTGTCGTTTCGCCCGACGTTGAGTAGAATCGTCCCATGATGATCGGTTCCATCGCCGATGATCATTCCGTCAATTATGCTCTGCGCATCGTGATCGTGTCCCGGAATTGGAGATGCGCGCAGTACGTCAATCGACTCCGCGAGCTTGACGGGGATCTTGAAAGAATTGGACACCACCTCATGATTCTCAGTCCCATAGAACACAGAGGCCTGTGTCCCATAACGGTAGACCTTATTCACACCGGTAGAGACCTTGTTGATGATTCTAGTCCAGCCAGTCTCACTCCAGATTAGATCACCGATGCCAACTTCTCCTAATTCTCTGATGCCTGCCGGTGTAAGCACTTTTGCCCATCCGGGTTGGCAAGGATTGAGGATGGTCGCCCGATCCTTCGGCAGCCCCCTCATCTTCTTGCCGATTCTGGCGAGCGGCAGATTGCGGAGGTTGATGTATCCCGGCTCCCCGTTCTTGATCACGCGGCGAGCGATCTCGCCGAGCATCTGGAAGTCCCGGTCCTCGTCGAGCAGGACCGAATTATTTGACATGTAACCTATTTTACCGCGCTCAGGGTACTTCTTGTAATTCTTCATGTCCCGGAAGGTGGGGTCGTTGATCGAGAGGCACGCGAGCTCCGCCGACCTCCTCACGTTCCCGGAAACGACGCAGCAGCCAACCGCGTTGGCCAGATCCATCTTCAGCCGGACAGAGTCGTACTCCCGGCTTTCGCGATACCGCTCCAAGAAGCCGACGATCATCTCGTGGAGCTCGCGGAGCGGTTCCGGACCGGAGCTCACGCCGCCGAACCCTCGGATCGGCAAGCCGGCCGGCCGGACCAGATCGTAGATCGGCCGGATCTTCCGCATCCCCGGCCTGAGGTACGACACGATTATCGCCTGGGTGCAATCGCACCACCCCTCCCGACTGTCGGGGATGACGAAGTCTCGGATACCGCGCGGCTGGTGGAGCTCCAGCGAGTCGTCGCGGAGCGGTGAGAAGCCCACCCCGACGCCGTGCATCAGGCAGTCCATGAGCCAGTTAATATCCGCGCCGAGCTCGGCGGAGCTCAAGTTTGTCGCCGCGCAGTTATATAAGGCCATGGCGCCGCGCTGGTAGACGAAGTCCGAGCCCATCGCCCACAGGCCGCGGCCGGGCGGCAGCCACCGCATCTGGTGCATGGCCTCGCCGAACCTCGCGGCGTACTCCTGCCACCGGTTCTCATCCCAAGGAATGCGGTTAGCCGCGTAGTGATTCTTGCGGATGCTGAAGGTACCGTTGATGACTCGCACCACGCAGTCAGCCCAATCCTCCTGACCGCCGTCAAGCTTGATCCGGGAGTACGTGCGGTAGAAGACGACCTCCCCGAAGCCGTTGTATCCGAACGGTGGGACGAGAGACCTGATTCGGTCCTCGGCGCGGTCGTTGAGGTAGAATCGCTCCTTCACGTACATCTCAGGCCCCCTCCGGAATTTCCCAGTCATCCTTCTTTTCGCGGCGACGACGAAGCATCCATCGGCAGAACTGGCTCACCAGAGCCCAGGTTGCGAAGATCGCTATGAATGCATTGGCGACCAGCTGGGCCCACCCGGCAAATTCTGACTGGGGGAGCTGCCTCACTAATCGCCAGGCGTCAGTCAAGGTCTGCCAGATAACGCCCTCCTAACGTCTCATCTCGAACAACGGGTACACCCAGTTTGGGCACTTTCCCCTCGCAAAGATGACCGCCCCGATCGCGCCATTGAGATGGCACTCCTCCATTGACCGGCCGGTGGTGAGCACGTCGTCCACGATCAGGACAGGCAGTCCGGGATCGTCGGAGCCGTACTGATCCATCGCCGCCGCCAGTCTAAAGCCACCGAGGGGCACGCCGATGACTCCCCTCCGAAACTTCGGAAGCCTCTCTGACAACATCAGTGCGACGGCCTCTATGTCCCCATCCGTCAGGTCGTCGCACTCGATCTTCCAGCGGCTCACGTTGCCGCTGTGCAGCTTGAACTCACCGATCTGAAACATTCTCGTAGGCTCCGTCAATTGCCAGAAGGACCTCAGACTCGGTCGACGCCTCCAGGATCTGCCTCAGCAGGGAGATCGCGACCTCGCCTCCGAGCTCCTTGTAAAGCCTCAGGACCGGCCTCCTCGCGATTGCCCTGATCCGAAAATCCATTCGCTCGTCGTAGCAGACACGACCCTCGTCCTGCATGAGCAGGTCCTTGATCTCATCGTAGCTCGACGCGACGAGGGTGCCGTTGATAATCGCCTGCCCGGTGGACGTCCGGTGGACCTCCCTGATGGAGTCAGCTCTCAGCAGCACCGGACCGTCCCTGCTCGCATTTCTGCACTCGATGTACTTCGTCAGCATTCCGACTCCTCACTACGTTAACCTTGCCGCCGCCGAGGCAGCGTGGACAGTCCTCCCTCTTGAACTCCACCGTCCCCGGAACCTCCGACAATACGTGACCTCTACCACCGCAGCGCGGACAGACAATCCTAGTCCAGTTTCGCACCGTTCGTTTTGCCATCACATCTTCACCATAAGGTTCACATCTTCACCATGAGGTACTGGAGCCAGTTCTGCGGCTTGAAGAGCTTGTCGTACTCCGCGGCGGTCGCCGCGACAAGGATCCAAACGCCGACGCCCTTCGCGTTGAGCTCGGGAAAGAACTTCAATTGGGCGGGGGTGAAGGAGTACGAGTCAGGGTTCTTGACCTCGACCCACCTCTGCCCGTAGGTGTGGTGGGCGCAGTACAGGTCCGGCAATCCATACTGGAAGAGGTTGCCATGCGTGATCTTGACGAGCCAGTCCTGGACCTTCAGCATCGCCACGATCTCGTCGCGGATTTGCTCCTCCGGTCCCCTCGTCTCCTTCAGCGTGAACTTCCTCATTCCGACCTCTGGATTCTTGCCAGGGCGAGGAGGCTGATCGCCTGAGCGACCCTCGCGTGGTACTGGACCGGGTCCCCGTCAGCCTCGGCCCTCTGAGCCTCCCGGATCAGTTCCACCGCCTTCAGCTCCGAGTACTCCGGCCTCGCCATGTCTTGCACAATCGAGATCGGACCCTCCTCCCTCGGGTCGAACAGTGATTCCAGGAGCGTCTCCCTCACCCTCTTTTTGGACGGCGGCCTTCTTCGGGACATTGCGCCAAGCCCTCCTCAACGCGCGCTGCGCCACCCTCAGGAGGCGCTGCTCTCGGAATTCGGTCTCCCCCATCTCCAGGTAGCGATCCCAGATCTCCTGGGGGAGTAGCCGCTTGATCTCATAGACACCCTCGTACTCCTTCGTCCTGATCGACTCAAGCCACTCCAGCAAGTCCGACCTGGCATATGTCCGATCGTACTTCTCCACTCGGACCCCGCTCTCTATCGTCAGGTCCCTCATTTCGATCAGGAGTTCGTGTGCTCTGTTCATGTCGCTTCGCCTTGATCGCAGCGATCAGTTGCAGCTTGGTCATATACCTGTACCCGGAGATCGCGAGCTGAACGCACAGCTCCCTCAACCGCTTCACCGGATGCGCCTCCAGATCGACGACCTGAGACTTGAGCCACCTCTCCAAGCTTTCCTGATCTAGGTTCTCTATAAGTACGCTCAACTGCTCCTTGTCAGGAGACGATTCGTAAGTCGCGATGAAAGACTCGCTCTCGAGCAACCTGCACAAGTTGCGGATCGCGAGCATCTTGGAGTGAAGCTCACTGCGCAGTGACGCCAGTGCCCTCACCATCTAGTCCCTCCCTCTTTTGGTTGTCCTCCTCAAAGGTCATCCTCAAACCCTTGAAGTAGCAGGACGCCATTCTGGCCGCCTGCTCGTACGCCTCGTGCTCGAATTCATTGAGCACATGTCCAGAGCCGAGCCTCTGACCGTAGAGCACACAGAACTGGGTCGCGGAATTGATCACTACGTCCATTATTTGTCCGCCCACGTTTTGAGGTCCTTCGCCCAATCCATCTTGATGAGCGGTATCTTGGACCTGATTGACTCCACGGCCTCGACCACGACCTCCTTGACGCGGTCCGCGTACTCCGGTGCCACGGGGCACATGATCTCATCGTGAATGTTCATTGGCTGCACGATCCACGGATTGGCGCCGCACGGCTGAACGTCCCAGACCTTGCGTTGAACGAGCTTCGTCGCCGTCGCGCCGGCCGACTGTATGTCGTGATTCGCCGCCGCCCTCATGCTGCTCTGCTGCACCGCGAAGGCGGCGGCGAACAGTGCCGTCTGGAGCGCCCCGCCGGCCGTCTGCACTCGGCCGGCCCTCCGCTCGACCTTCAGCCTCATCTCCCTCCACGCCTTTGGCGGGTCGTTGGCGAGCTTGAACAGGGCTCGGCAAATCTGGTTCTCGAGTGTGAAGTACCTCCTGAACCCGAACATCGTCTCGCGGTAGTCCGCCGGCTCGTGCCACTCGACCCTGCTGCCGATCCCTCCCACCTGTCTCATCGAGCAGAAGTCATTGTAGATATCCTGCTGGAATTTCCGGACTCCTGGAAACTCGCGGTGGAATGCGGCCAGCGCCTTCACCCCGACCTCCACCGGCACGCCCAATCGATCTGCTAGCGTGTGCTCATTGCCGCCGTAGAACATCGCGAAGATCCCCGACTTCGCCTTCGTGTACTTGTCGTCTGCGGTCCCGGTAGTCGCCTTCAGGCTCTCGTAGGTGTGCTCCGGGAACACGTGCACACCGAACAGGGCGTGTATCTTCTTCCCGTCCCTGCTCCCGCAGGACTTGCAGATGAAGTCATTTCGCTCCTTGACGAACTCCATCTGTCCGTCGCACCGCTCGCAGGTCAGCAACTTCCGTCGGAGGTTGGCGTCGTTGTATACGGCCTCCGCAATCGTGACCTCGAATCCGGCGAAGTCCCCGCCCGACAGTCGGCAGTCCTCAAACGCTAGCGGAAAGCATCGCCTGACCTCCTTCGTCTTCTTGACACCCTGGGCATTGAGACCGTCGCCTCCCGCAAAGCCGCCGCCCTCCACGCCGGCCGCTGATCCGCCCCCGCCCATCCTAGAGCTCAGCGCCCCGATTACTGACAACGACACGTGGAACCGTCCCGCGAGTAACAGCTTGTCATAGAAGTTCGCCTCGTAGGCGGCCTGCCTCGCGTCGAGCACCTCCTGCGCCCTGATCGCAGACTGGTGCCTCACCAGCCCGGTTCCTCCACACTTCGGACACTGCGGATTTACCCTCTGCAAGCAGTCCGGACAATCAGCCTGCCATTTGGCTATGTCCTGGAGCAGCACCTTCTTCGTGCTGACCTCGAAGTCCCTGACTGTCTGCGCCCCGGCCCCGAGCCTCTCGGCATCGGTCATGTGCTCACTCACATAGTACCGAGCCTGCTTGGGGGCCGTCGGGATCTTGAAGTCTCCCCGACTCTGCCTGGCGAGAGTCCTGTCCCTCAGCTTCTGCAAGCCGTCGAGGTCGACCCTGTAGCCCTTCCAGCGGACCGCGCCGACCATGCACGCAAGCTCCGAGTCGTCATCCCCAGGCGGGGGAGACCCGAAGTGCGCGTACAGTCGCCGAGTGTAGTCCACGTCCAGCGCCGCGTATTTCCTGCCGAGTTTTGAGTAGGCCCAGTGGTCCACGTGATGCCGGATTACTTCCGGCCAAGCGCCTCTCCAATCGTGGCGAGACCCGATCGCTTTTGCGAAGGGGGCGTAGCCGAGCTCTGTTGGGTTGTAGCCCCGCTCTACGCCAACGTCCGTGAATAATAGAATCGAGTCCTGTTCGACACCTAGTGCGTCGACTGCCAAGGCTTTTAGGGCCGAGGAAGGTGCAAACTTGAGGACGATATCTTTGAAGTCGGGAACGTCTTCCCCATCCGCATCCTGGACATCGTATACCTGCCACTTGCTGAGCCGCTTGTCTTTGCGGCGAGCGAAATAAATGTCCTTCAGCGGGATTCGGGCTTCGAGCTCCTTCGCCAACTCCCAGGCCAGCGGAGTTGGGATTCGCTTTATACGAATGTCCCCGCGATCCATGGTGGATTGGTAGGGACCCTTTCTGGCGTGCAGCATAATATCGCACGCCGCCTTCGGCTTGAGGCACGGCCCGTCTCGGGCAATCGGCTCAAGCTCCGCGTACTGCTCAACGCAGTCCTCCGGCCACACCTCCTTATCCGGCAACAAGAGCAGCGTCGTGTACAATTGACACAGGTGAAACCAGTCGAAGGCGAGGTTGAATCCGCAGACCTCGCCACTCGCGATCCGCTCGATGAGCGAGATCGTAGAAGCCGCCGAATTCCTCCAGACCTCGTGGAGGTGAATCTCGCCGTCGCCCTCCGCCCACTGGAGGAGGACAACCGGCCCGTGCAGTCCGCACGTCTCCGTGTCGAGGAACGTCATCATATCAAGCTCTCAATAGTGGGGCGATCTTCGGTCGCTTGTTGACCGTCTTTCCGCATACTGGGCAACGGTAGTAATATCCGCGTCTACCCTGCTGACAGACCATCCTCCCCTTACAATTTGGCTGCTTGCAGGATATCTGCAGGAATTTCATACGGTACACCCTTCTCCTTCGCGAGCTCCCGGAGGTCTCGCAATGCGTCTAGATCAGATATCTCTCCGGCCGCCCAGGCGAGCATCCTCGTGCCGAAGTTATTTCCGATGACCGACTGAATCATCTCTTGCATCTCGAATATTTCATCCCTGAGCCTCACCTTCTTGATGAGGGGATTCCTGTTCTTCTTCCTGATCTTGACGGGCGCCTCGCCCTTCTCCCGCGCGAGCTTGATCCTCTTGACCGCGACGAACTGATCCTCCCGGGGCATGTGGGAGATGTCCTTGATCTGCTGCTGCGTGAGGAAGCCGGCTGCCACCTCCTCCTGAATCTCCGGGGGCAGTTCGAGAGTCATGAACCTCACCTGCGCCCAACCACGGCTCACCCCGAGCTCCCTGGCCAGGTCCTCCTGCGTGTAGCCAGCATTCTTGAAGTGTGCAATGGCCCTCGCCTCCTGGAGGACGTTGAGGTTCTGACGCTTGAGGTTCTCCTCCAGGTTCCACTTCCTCGCGTCGAGATCGGAGAGCCCGTCCTTTATGATCGCCGGAATGGTCGGCCTCTCGAGAACCCGGAAGGCCGCGTGCCTTCGGTGACCGCTCACGATCCGGTACTTGTGCGGCGGGTGCTTGTCGAACGGTTGGACGATGATCGGCTGCTGCAAGCCGTTCTGGTCAATGGAGCGAACGAGGTCTATGACGTCGTAAGGCGCAATTTTGCCCCGGCAGTTGAATTCCTCGTCGCTGAAAATTTCGCTCATCGGGACTTCGAAGGGCTTCAGTTCTGATTCAGCAAGCGGCATTTTAGTTCCTCATACTGGGAGCAGGATTCAAAAATCAAATCTCAAATCGCGGCGACTGCTACACTCTCCCCTATATACCCTACTACCATTTCGGGAAATTTTCCACGGAATTTTTACGCTGATTTGATTGCGTTAACTTGATTGCGCAATCTGATCAAGTCCCGGAACTCCGCATTCAGCGGCCACCCTTGACGCGCAAGGGATTGGTTAGACACTCCGTGACTCGATCAAACTTGCCGGGGCCCAATCTCCGCCACCTTGAGCTCCTCCTGGAACTGGCCCATCGTCATGTCCATGAGTCGCCGCTTCGCCCTGAGGTTGTTCAGAACGAGGAGGTCGCTAGACAGGTGGATCAAGTCGTAGATCGTGGCGCCGAGGTTCGAGTCCATGCCTGGGCGGTGCACGCGATTCTCGGACTGTATACGGGACTCGGCGTTGAAGTCGTTGCTGTAGTACACGATGGACGGGCTCGCGGTGAGCGTGATGCCCATGCCACCCGAGCTCGGCTGCATCACGAACGCCACACGAGCCCACTTCTCCTGCCCCCTCTGGAAGGCCTTTAGGAGCGACACCTCGTCGCCCGGAATGGAGGAGTGCCAACCACGACCGTCCACCCGGACGGTCTCCCAACCGGCCCTCTTGCAGATCGCGACGCACCGATCGACGGAGCCGGTGAATCCGGCGCAGATCACTATGCGGCCCACCTCCTCGTGCTGGTCGAGGAGCTCGACGAGGGCGTTCTCCTTCGGGCAGGCGACCTGCTGAGCCTCTCGCCGATAGCTCATGACCTTGCCGGTTCCGCCGCACGTCGGGCACGAGGCGACTCGCTCGCCCAACCTGATCGCCGGACCCGGGACGAGGGAGTCGGCGGTCTCGTCATACACCCAGCGGTGCCCGGCCTCAATTTCACTGGGCTCGGGAAAGCTGTCCGGACAGAGCTCGTCGTACGGCTCCCGGATTTGGCAGAGGCCTCGGCACCTGTCGCACTGTACCTCGACGTGCTCGACGTCCGCATACTGGAACCCGTCGCTTAGCTCGCGGAGGAGAACCAGCGCCTGGATCGCGGACGGAGCCCTCACGGCGATGGCCCTGGCTGCATTGAGCACGGAGGTCGACGGCTTGCACTCGATCACCCTGTACCGCAGCGGCGGCAGGTCGAGGCAGTCCTTCTTGAGCTTCACGATCACGAGTCCACGCAGCCTCTTGTAGAGGAGGGAGACCTCGTCAACCGAGGGTGTGAACGGATGGTAGAGATTGCTCCCGTCGACCATCCCGGAGGGGTCGTGCTGCGGAGCGCCCTCCACGTCACCGCAGACGTTGCACTTCTTCGGGTCGTCCCGCCACGTGACGAGGTGCGGATAGCCCCCGCCCGTCACGCTTTGCCGCTCCTCGATTATGGCGAGCCGCTTCTTCAGCTTGTCAGGGTTGCCTTCCCTGAGAAAGCCAGGACAGATGATCTCGCACAGGCTCCACCAATCGACCGGGGACTTGGGGGACGGGGAGCCCGACATCCCGATGACGTAGCCATCGTCACCCCACCGCTCGCGAATCGCGTCGGCGAGGTGCTGCACCGCCTGCGTCCGCTGGGCCGTGGGATTCTTGCAGCGGCTTATCTCGTCGATGACCAGCCCCCGGGGAGCACCCAGACCTGGGGGCCAGTCAGCGACGAGCTTCTTCAAGCTCTCGAAGGTGTGCACCCGTGGTCGCACCCCGCACCGCCAGATCTCGAACTCGAGCTTGGCGGCCTGGATCGCGGATCTGGGTCCAACCCAAATCCAGTCCTCGTGACCCGACCCCTCCATTACCTCGATCGCCGCCAGCGTCTTACCGACGCCCATGTCAGCGGCCCACAGAGCGTAGTGGTAAGTGAGGCCGTGCCTCACGAGCTCCACCTGGTGACCCATTGCCTCCTTGCGCCTGAGCTGATACTCCTTGATCGGCTGGTCGTATCGGTAGTACGGGCACTCGGGGTCCCTGGAGCTCGGGTGAGCTAGGTAGGCCAACTGGAACCGATTTCGGCAAGAGTCCTTGATCGACCACTGCTTGCGAGGGTTCGGCTCATCGTAGCCATGCCAGCGCGACCCGTCCATCGCCCGAACCTCGTCGAGCAAGTGCTGGTTGTAAGGGAACTTGAGCCAGAGCCGATCCCCCTGCCTCTCGATCTCGACGGGCACCATCCACTTGCCGGCCTTCAATTTTACAGTCCACTTGGTCTGGTCCATGTAGGCACCATGTTACTTGGGCGATAACTTGATCACTGAATCAGATCCCGAGACCTTCTGATAGTTAGCCCAGAGTTGACCGAGCCCGTCAATCTCGAATAGGCTCAGTACCCTCGTGTAGAACTGCGCGATCTCGTAGAGCTCGCGACCCGTCGAACCGTTGATAATTGCTGTCCTCCACTCCTCCAAGTTGCCGGAGACGACGGCGAATTCAGAGTCCCCGAGAATCTTCAGGTCGCTCGTAATGGCGAGTTCGTGAAGGAGGGTTGACGATCCGCGAATCGCGAAGCTATAGGAGGCGTGCCTGAGCAGGGGACCAGCCTCCCTGAGCACCTCCGCCGGGTTGCACCCTTCCTGCTCCAGTTCGCCAAGCATTACGATGAAGGCCGAGAGCGTGTCGGTCGGCAATCTCAGCTCGTCCAATCGCTTGCTGAGACTCCGGCCCAGGCAACCTTTGGCGAGCTTCAGCAGCACCGGGGCGCAGGGCACAGTCTTTGCCACCAACGCGATATCCACCACGCGACACTCCTGTACGGACCACTAAACGGAGAAGGCAGGAATCGAACCTGCGACCGCAAAATGCAGCTCTGCCAATTGAGCTTACTCCCCCATCCGGGAACTCCCATTCGGAAGTTCCCGGTCCTGAACTGAATCAGCGCGGGCGAGATTCTTCAGCCTCGTCCGGCGCGGCCTCCATCTCCTTTTCGGGCGGGTTGTTGAACTTTTCGAGTTGGACTCTGAGCTCGTCCATGCTGGGCATGTCGAGCGGCGTCGAGCACGGCACGATGACCGGGCTATGCCACATCCCCTTCTTGTTCTCGAGGAGGGTCAGCTTGCAGGTCGCGGCCTTTCCAATCAGCGCCTTCATGTTCGGGGCCTCGTTGCGGGCGCTGATGCTCCCGAAGAGGAAGGTCGCGAAGCACGGGATGCTCGCCCCTGGAATCCACACGAGGAATTCGGGACCCCAGAAGCACCCGCTATTCTGCTCCTTCGACCGCTCGACGAACTCCTTGAACTTCGGGTTGCTCGGGTCGAACATGTTGATCACCTCCCCGTCGCCGACGCTCATGGCCTTCGGACGCCACGAGAGGACCAGAACGTCCACCGCCGGAGTCAGGTCCTCGATCTGGTCCTTCTTGCGGACCAGGCCGTAGTGCCCGATCGGGAACGTCCCGCGCTTGACCTCCTTCGAGTTTCCGCCGAATACCTGGAGCCTCGGCAGCCAGCTGGCGGCGGTCGCCATCTGCGCGAACGTCGAGTCATCCGCATACTTGCTCTGAGTGAGCTCCACACCTTCCGGTAGTGTCAAATCGTTCATGTGAATCTCCCATGTTTGATGTGCCGGAATCCCCGGTCGCGGTGACCGGGGATTCCAATTCCGATCTCAGAGTATCCCGATCTCAGAGTTTCGTCACGTCGGCAGCGGCCTTCCGCGCCTCCTCCTCGGACTTCTTCTCCCTCTCCTCTTTCCGCTTCAGCTTCTCGGCCTCGAGCTTCGCCTTGCGCTCGGCGTCCTTCTGCTTCTGAAGCTCGATGCTCGCCGGGTCCATATGCAGCGCCCACTTGACGCCCAACTCGAAGGCTTCCTTCGGCGTCTTGACGTTCAGCTCCTTGATGAGGACCGGACCGACCTTCGGATTCTCCATCTCCTCCTTGAGCTCGCCAAGCTTGCGGATGTGGGCGACGGGCTGGAAGGTCGCTGGCGTCGCGTCGCGTCCCTGGCGACGCAGCTCCTTCAGCTCCTTGACGCGCGAGGTGATGGTCGGGACGAATTCGTTGGGGCTCATCACCATCGCTCGATCGACGTAGTTCGACACCTCCTCAGGAGCGATTGCACTGAGCTTCGCAATGGCGTAGCCATTGCTCAGGCAGATCCGCCCCTCGTCCACTAGCTTGCCGATCGCCTCGTCGAGCTTCACGAGGCCGAGTCGCTCGTTCAACCACGTCGGAGACTTTGCCAACCGCGACGACAGCTCGTCGAGGGTCAGCAGAGGATTCTGGGCTAAGATTCTCACGAGTTGCTTCGAGTACTCGACCGGGCGAGTCTCCACCTTCTGGACGTTTGCGATGACTTGCGCCTCCAGCACCGCCGCATCCTCCATGCTGCGGACCTGCGCCGGAATCTCCGTGAGCCCAGCGTCCTGAGCGGCACTGAAGCGGTGCAGTCCGTCGATCAGACCGTAGACCACGACCTTCGTTCGGGGGTCCACGATCTCGCGGACGAGGATCGCGTTGAGGATGCCCGACCGCTTCACGCTGTCCACGAGCTCCTTATAGGTGGGGCTCATTCGATTGACGTTCCGCAGCGCGACCGGATTCTCCCGGATCGACGATAGCGGAATACTTGCCAACACCGTCTGCGACATCAGTTCCTCCCATTGTAGAACGCGTTAGTGGCAACATTGCTCGAGCCGACGTCTGGTTCCGCGATCGAAATTTCACAATCAAATCAATCCTGAGAACAGAACGCCGCGCTCTCTCTCTCCACATTACCCTACTACCATTTCGGGAAATTTTCCGCAGAATTTTCGCTGACTGTAACCCTGACTGATAGGGCCAAATATTAAACATGGAAGGCACTTTAGAAGGAGGCAAACCCTATAGGCAAACTGGGATACCCCCCAGTTAGTACGAAGTAGTCAGTTTTCGCAATTCTGCGGAAAATTTCTTGAAATGGTAGTAGGGTATATAGGGAGAGAGTGTGGCACGGTATTCTGAAATTTGATTTGATTGTGAAAACGATTGCCCAATCAAATCTGGCTTATGGAGTCTAGCTCGTGAGACCAACGAAAACGCAGGTCATCAAAAATTTCTTGCTCGCGAGCACCCATCCCGATTTGGCCAGCTTGTACAATCACGACATGGAGGTCCAAGTCAACGTCGCTGCGGACGGCGGGGACCGCGTCGATGGCGACTTCAAGGGTAAGCAGTGGCACGGGTACACGAACGGCATACAGGTCTGGAAATCTTTTCGCATCCCGTATAGGGCGAATACGGAACCGGAGTACACCGACTCGGAGCTCAATTTTGATTTGGCCGAGCATGCTGAGGGTATCGGCATGACGGGTTGGAACTGGAGGGCCAAGCTGTCGCTGTGGGTGGCCTTCGACTTCGACGCCATATCGGGTCACTCCGACAAGCACCAGAAGAAGATGAGCTCGGAGGAGCTCGAGCAACTGAAGGAGAGGGTGTCCAACATTGAGTGGGTGACGCTCAGGCAATCCACCGGCGGCAAGGGACTGCACGTATACGTGTTCATCGACCCCGTCGCCACGGTGAATCACAACGAGCACGCGGCCCTAGCTCGCGCAATCTTGTCGAAGATGTCGAGTCTCGTCAACTTCGATTTCTCGAGCAAGGTCGACGTCGCGGGCGGAAACATGTGGGTGTGGCACCGAAAGATGGCGATGGCTACTGATGGGCTCAAGCTCCTGAAGGCCGGGAGCACGCTTGATTGCGTACCGTCGAATTGGCGGGACCACGTCAAAGTCATCACCGGGCGGAGGACCAAGAGCCTTCCAAAGTTCATCGAGGAGCAGGACCCCGAGATCGATGACAAGTTCTCGGAGCTCTGCGGCCAGCGCGTGAGGGTGGCCCTGGACGAGGAGCACAAGCGTCTGCTCGAGTGGCTCGACCTCAGGTATCCCGGCGGATCGTGGTGGGACGCAGACCACTGGATGCTCGTGACGCACACGAGCTTGCTCGAGGAGGCGCACGAGGAGCTCTCGATGCGCGGGCCCTTCAAGACCGTGGCGACGGGCCGCGACAAGGGCCACGACGTCAACTGCTACGCCTTCCCGATGAGGCAGGGGGCATGGGCAGTCAGGAGGTACAGTCCGGGCTGCCAGGAGCACGCGCTCTGGCAGCAGGACGGGGCCGGGTGGACTCGCTGCTTTCTCAATCGACCGCCCGACCTCGCGGCGGCCTGCCGGATGCACGAGGGCATAGAGGACCCCTCGGGCGGCTACTGGTTCCAGCAGTCCGAGCAGGCCATGAAGGCGGCGCTGCTCCTCGGGGCGGACCTCGCGCTGCCTAACTGGATGCTCAATCGCAAGTGCAGATTGAAGGAGCACAAGAGCGGTCGACTGCACGTCGAGATGACGCACGAGAGCGAGGACAGGCCGATGGACGGCTGGCTCGCGAATCGCAACAAGTGGTCTCGACTCTTCGAGGTCAAGATGTCGGAGCCCACCGAGCCGGAGATCGTGCTGTACGACGACGAGGTCCGCCACCTGATTACCGAGTCCGGCGAGGACCTCGGCTGGTCGATCAATTCTGACGGGAGCTGGCACAACGAGCCGTTGCAACACGTGAAGGCGTACCTGCTCTCGCGGGGTCACAACGGGCAGGACGCGCAGAACATTCTCGGCTCCTCCGTGGCCCGGTGCTGGCGAATCGTGAACTTTCCCTTCGAGTCCGAGTACCCGAAGGACAGGCAGTGGAATCGCGGGGCGGCGCAGCTCAGGTTCAAGCCGACCGTCAGTAGGGACTCCCTGAAGTACGACACGTGGCTGAAGCTCCTGAGGCACATCGGGAGCGGACTGGACGACGCGGTGAAGCTCAACGCCTGGGCTCGGGCGAACGACGTGCTCACGGGAGCCGACTACCTGAAGTGCTGGATTTCGAGCCTCTTCAAATTTCCGAAGGAGCCGCTACCGTACCTGTTCCTCTACGGGCCGCAGAACAGCGGAAAGTCGATCTTCCACGAGGCGATTAACCTCCTCATGACGAACGGGGTCGTGAGGGCCGACAACGCCCTGGCTTCGCAGAGCAACTTCAACGGGGAGCTGGAGCACGCGATCCTCGCGGTGATCGAGGAGACCGACATGAGGAAGAACGCGGTGGCCTACAACCGCATCAAGGACTGGGTGACTTCGATTCAGCTCCCGATCCACAAGAAGCAGAGGCAGCCGTACCTCGTCCCAAACACGCTGCACTTCGTCCAGACTGCAAACAGCCACCTGGCGGTCCCGGTGTTTCAGGGGGACACCAGGATCACCATGTGCTACGTGCCCGAGCTAAAGGAGATCATTCCGAAGCGGACTCTGGTCCCGCTCCTCGAAGCCGAGGCGCCAGACTTCCTTGCCGAGGTCCTCGGGCTCGAGCTCCCGATCGCCCACGACAGGCTCAACATCCCCGTCATCACAACCGAGGACAAGCTGGCGGCCGAGAGGGGAAATCAGACGTACCTCGAGATGTTCATAGAGGAAAACTGCCACGCGGTCTTCGGGAAGATGATCCAGTTCTCCGAGTTCTACGACCGCTTCAAGGAGTGGCTCGATCCGAACTACGTGAAGGAGTGGACCAAGATCAGGGTCGGCAAGGAGATCCCGCCCAAGTTTCCGAAGGGCCGCCTCCCGGCGACCGGCCAATTCTGGATCGGGAACATCAGCTGGACCCAGGAGAAGCCAGAGGCCTTCAGGCTGGTTCTCAAGGACGGGAGACTCGTGCAATGCGGCATCTGAGGCAAGAGGAGCTCGAGCAGCTCTGCGAGCTCGCGAGGGTCAACGAGTTCACCGACGTCCTAGATTTCATCGGCCACCTAGACCGAATGAGGCGGCGGCACCCGAACTGGTCCAGCGAGTTCTTGGTCCGCCTATATGATCGCATGCCTCGCTGCATCATCTGCGAGAAGTTGATCGACGTCGGCAAGGAGCGCCGAATCTATAGGTACGGAGACAAGCTGGTGTCCAGGATAGAGGGCGAACTGCTGATCGCGATGCGGGGCGGCGAGGGTGACTGCGCCCACGTCTGCCCCTCCTGCTGGCACCCGAACCTGGAGCAGTATACTGATTGACTGTGGAGGCCGTATGAAGATCGGTGACACAATCGGAACTTTCAACGGTGTGGACTTCGCGGCGACCCTCTGGTCCGACGACCCGGTCGTGGCGACGCTGCCCTTCAAGCTGGTGATCAGAGACAAGCTTTCGGGCCTGGTGATTCAGGCTCCCCCGATCCAGTCGGCGGTCCCGACGGGGAGTGACTACCTCATCACGGCGACGGCCCTGCAGGTCAAGGTGCCGCTGCTCGTCGACCAGGTGACCCTCCTCCTGCTTAACAACGCGAAGCTCATGGAGCAGGACCAGTCGCCACCAATCTCCCTTACTCCCGGAATGCTCTACGCGTTCATGATGGCCACCTCCGGTTCGGCAGTGAGGGAGATCGTTAAGAGCTACCTCTTCCCGGTGACGCTATGACGCTATACGAGGCCTGGTCTCGCGGCTTTAAGTGGGTCGTGTGGCAGGACAGATTGTGGAGGCTCTCAGCCCCTCACGAGGCCGTCGGCAAGTTCTTCCTCTCTCACAATGGATCGTGGAGGCGGAGGGACTGCCTGTATACCGAAATGGTTTCAATGCAGGAGCATTGCGAACCGGTGTCCGGAAAGTGGGTGCAGTCTAGAAGAAGAAAACTCGATGGGAGAAGCGCATGAAGATCGTTGCGTTCGGTCACCGCAAGCTCGTGGGCAAGGACACGGCTGCAAAATTCCTGGTCTCCCACGTCTCGACGACCCGAAAGGGCCTCTCGATCAAGGTTGCGGGCTTTGCCGACAAGTTGAAGTCGGTGTGCTGCGACCTTTACCGATGGTCGGGCCTCATGCCTGGTGAGTTCTACGAGCAGCCAGAGAACGCGCACCTCAAGGGCGTCAAGCTCCCGCTGATTGGCATGAGCCCGAGGGAGATCTGGATCAAGTTTGCCAACAGCATCCGCGATTGGCGCATGGACACCTGGTACCAGTACCTCCTCTCCACGGTCAAGTGCGACCTCCTCGTGGTGAAGGACATGCGGTTCCCGAACGAGGCCGACGGCATCCTCCAGAGGGGTGGCCACGTCTACCGGATTACGCGGGCTGCTGCGCCGATCGAGGACGACGGGGCAGACGATCAGCTCATTGGCTACGACCGCTGGACCGGGACGATCGAAAACGACGGGACGCTCCGTGACCTCCATGAGAAGGTCGTCGAGGTTGCAGAAAGGATCTTCAGATGAGCGACATGCTGGCAATGCTCATGGGCCTCGAGAATAGCGGCGCCGTGCGGGAGGACTACGTCCGAGCGCCGTTTGGTTACCCCGGCGCCAAGGACCGCTCGCTCAAGGAGATCCTGCCGCACCTGCCGTACAGGGTCGGCTACTGCGAGCCATTCGGCGGGACCGGGGCAGTCCTGCTCGCGAGGCATGAATCCAAGCTCGAGGTCTTCAACGATCGGTACGCGGGAGTGGTCGCTTTCTACCGATGCGTCCGCGACCCCGCGAAAATCCACCAGCTCGTGGACCGCCTCCAGCTCATCCTCCACTCGAGGGAGGAGTTCATCTGGTGCCGCGAGACGTGGGAGAACTGCGAGGACGACGTCGAGCGAGCGGCCCGCTGGTACTACATGACCGCCGTGAGCTTCGGGCAGCAGGGTCGCCACTTCGGGCGGTCCGTGAGGACGCTCTCGCAAATCGGCCCGAAGCTCGTGAGGAACCTCGAGCTCTTCGCCGGCGTCCACAATCGCATGAAGTGCGTCCAGGTTGAGAACCTCGACTGGAGGCACTGCCTCAAGGACTTCGATTGCGAGGACATGGTATGGTACATGGACCCGACCTACTACGAGTACTCGAAGGGCATGTACATGCACGAGATGACCAAGGCAGACCACAAGGAGATGCTCGAGAGGATTCAATACCTGAGGGGGTTCGTGGCCCTCAGCGGCTACGACAACGAGCTCTATAACTCATACCCATGGGATGAGAAGTACGAGTGGAGGGTCCACAACTCTGCCCTCGGGCTCGCCTTCACCGACACGAACAACCTCGCCGGCAAGGAGCGCGAGCTCACTCGCGGGTACTCCACCGAGGTCCTCTGGATCAAGAAGAATCACTCATGAACTGCCGGGGCTGAGCGCGAGAGCTCGATCCGAAGAACGAGGAAACCGTGTCAGATGGGTGCCCATGCAACAGTCCTCGCGGAATAAATTACGGGCTCGTGCCGAAGCACACTTGCACTTGCCAGGAGTGCGACCCGGAGAAGACCGGTTCAGGGAGGAGGCCAGAATCGTGGAGAGGCAGACCGCCCCTGCTCTAATGAGCGACGAGAGGCTGTCTGCTGCGATCCTAGATGACGGGACAAATGTCCTTGACCTTATTGCAGAGTGTAAGAGGAGACACACAGACAATGGGACCAATCAGAGGCAGCAAGGAGTACGCGGAGCAGGTCGAAACGATCGTGACCGGGATCGGCGAAATTCAGGACCTCACTAACTCTGAGCTCGAGGCGCTATTATTCGTGTACGTCCAGGACGAGTCCTACAGTCGCGGTGCGATCGTGGAAGCCGAGAAGGAACTCAGGCGCAGGATGAGGACAGTTCGCTACTACGCTGAGGACGTGCCGCTCCACAATCCAGAGCCGGGCGAATTTAGGTGGACCTTCACCTTTCCGCTGCACGGAGGCAAGGTGCTCGAGGTCGTGGTGGGTCGCAAGGGTCATAATGCGATCAAGGAAATCTTCGAGCAGGAGCTCCGGGATAACGAGGAATCCGATCCGGGAGTATGACAATGGCGACTCGCAAAGAGATTGAGGAGGTCCTTGTCCAAGGCACATTTCTCGTCCTCGGCATAGAGGACGAGGTATTCCAACTGCTGCTCCAGATCAGGGACGTCACTCAGAGAGACGAGCCCGAGAAGGAGATCTCACTCGGCGCCATCCTGAACGGCCTCGTGAAGGTCGCGGGTGGCGACTACCTCAAGCGATCGGAGTCGCAGTGATACACCTGAATGGTAACGTGCTCTGCGCAGTGGACACGGAGACGACCGGCGATAGGGTCGGTCATCACGACGTGATCCAGATTTGTGTCCTCGCCTTGAACTGTGACATTCGACCGGATCTGAAGGTGGTGCCCTTCTACACTTACCTCAAGCCGAGGCGGCCCGAGAATTGCCTCCACGAGGAGGATCTGAAGATCGGGCGAGCTAAGTTGTGCGAGGCCCAGTTAAACGGCCTCGATCCGGACCGCGCGGCAGACCTTTTCGACGAGTGGTTCGAGAAGCTGGGATTGGCTCCCGGCAAGCGCATCTCGCCGCTCGCTCAGAACTGGCCCTTCGACAGGGGCTTCCTGATCGACTGGCTCGGCCACGAGAATTTCGAGCACTACTTCGATGCGAGGTTCCGCGACACGATGGCGGTCGCCTCCTTCGAGAATGACATAGCCGCCTTTCGGGTGGAGCCGTACCCGTACCAGAAGGTGAAGCTCCAGTATCTGGCCTCCACCCTCCGGGTGGAGGCCAACGGAAAGGCGCACGACGCGCTGCGCGATTGCCTCACGGTCGCGGAGGTATACAGGCGAATGATCCACAATTCCTAACCGCAGGAGAGTGACATGATTCTACAAGTAGAAGAGCTCGAGAGGCGAGACTGCCCGTCTGCAATTCCGCTCGTCACGATCACCGACGAGGGTCGAGGGCACCTGGACGTACAGTGCTTCAAGCGGGCAGGCATCATCTCAATCGACGTAGAAATCCGCGGAGGCTCGCACGCCGGCGAGGTGGTCGTCACCGACGATCGCGGGGACCACGCCTTCGTCGGAATCGACAGCGTGACCGTGGAGACGGCTGACGGCGACAACTCCATCTACATCCACGACGTCAACCTCAAGTACCTCTCTGTCCTCACCGGGCAAGGATACGATCGGGTGACGCTCAGGGACGTCGCGATCTCGAAGTACTGCGACCTCACGGACCTCGGTTTCAGGAGGCCTGGTTCCGGAACCCACGTCTCAATCGACGACTGCGCCTTCATGGGCGCCTTCTACCAGACCTCGATCGGCGATGCTGTGGTCGACGTGCAGCGCTCCGGTGATGGTGGACGGACGACCTTTACGCGATCCACACCGGCATTTAGCAGTTTCCGAGACGACGAGGTCGTGAACCTCGGAGTCGGGAGCGGCTCGAGCAATCAGGTCGCATTCAGCAATCGCCCGAGATACGATGGGGTGGAGGTGAATGTCGTCAACGCGATCAACGGCGAGCCACCACCGCCCCGAGGGCATCATTGAGATGATCAAGCAGCCAAACGCCTGGAGCTGCCTGCCCACCGCGGCGAGCATCTTGACTGGGATACCATTCGACGACATCGTGAAGCGGATCGGGCACGACGGCTCCAGGGTCGTCGCGCCCGAGAAGCCCGACCCGTGGTGCAGGGAGGCATTCGAGCCGTGCGAGCTCACGAAGGCACTCCTGTACCACGGCTGGACGACCACCCACTTCCACGCCCTCCTCGAGAGGTCGCGGTACCCAACGATCGAGGAGTGGGTCTTCCTGCTCGACGGGTACGGCTGGCCGGTGATCATCACTGTGGAGAAGCCGATGGGCATGCACGCAATTGCCTGGAGGCCGCAGAGCGGTGAGCTGATCGATCCGCTCCACGGCCTCCCAATCACCTTTCCGGTCGAATTCCCCATCTACGACTTCCTGGCCCTGATCAACTTGACAGGGCATCGACGTACTTGGATATGAGGTGGTGCTCGACCGCCGTCATCACCGTCCTCGGCAGTCCGCGCAGCAGTTGGGAGCACACTCGCTTGAGCCTGCCCCACAGGCTCCGCGGACCGAGCTCCGGCAACCACACCTCCTCGCCCACGTGCCGATAGAGCCAGTCGAACGGGGCGTGGCACACCGGGTCGAGGTCGTTGATGACGCGGTATACCCTGTGCTGGTACGAGTCCGCGAACTGCCGATCCCCGACCTTCGGGCACCCGAACAGGTAGAGCGGCTTCGACAGCACCGGGACGGAGCAGGAGGCGAGCACGGCTACCGCCGCGCCGAGGCTGTGTCCAGTGATCGCGACGTTGCCCCGCTGGAGGTACGGCGAGAGCTCGGCATACAGGCTGATCAGGACTCGGGAGAAGCCCACGTGGACCCTGCCGAAGTAGGGCGGAATAGACGCCAGGTAGAACTGGCCGTCGTCGATCCAGTCCCGGATCGAGGCGCTCCCCCGAAAGGCCACGATCGTCTCAGCCTCTGACTCGGCGACCAGCGCGCCGTGGCCAGCCATGCTGATTACGCGAGCTTGCTCGACGCTGAGGTCCTTGACCACCTTCTCAGAATCCGCCCAGTAGGCAAGATCACAGGCCCTCGCCATCCTCTCGGCGATACTCACATCGAACATCGATCACCTCCACCTGAACTTGATTGAGGCGAGCATCGCGATTAGGAATACGGCAAAGGACCACGGATTGAGGAAGGCGCACAGGATGACGATCGGGATGGCGAGGAGGTCCGCCATTATCCGAGACCTCCTCAGCATTCTATCAAGACGCCGCTCCTCAGCCAGCCGTGATAGCCGGCGGTCAAAATCGAGGGATTTGCGGTAACGAGGGGCGGCGCGCCCTCCCTGGTCCATCCGTCGCCTCCGCTGTTGCTTGGTCCGTCTATCATCCACGTCACACCGTCCGGTAAGATAACGCTCAGGCACCGACCGTCGGGACCCTTCCTCCAGTACCAGTCGCTGTACCACATCGCTCCGGGAGGCGCGTGCGGGACGCCTGGCAAGTCCCACCTGATGCAAACGGACGAGCCATCCGGCATCCTGTACCACTGCTCGTAGAACAGCTGCCACTCGTCCCGGTCCTCGAACGGCCGACCGCAAGCCTCGCAACTCCTGGGCCACCTCGGGTCGTCCCTCGGGTACTCGGGACGTTCGGGGGAAATGCAGCCGTCGGCGCCAGTAAGGATTTTGCAATCCCCGATGCGGATCATCGCGTTGTGGTATCGGCGACCTCCGCAGTCACCGCTCGCGTATCGGCGGAGCCACTGCGGTCCGGTCGCCATCGGCTCAATCATGAAGCATTTGACTTCCATCACTTCTTCCAGAGTCGCCAGGGAAGAGGATCGCTAAGGACCCCATCGCCGCCCGGCGCGAGCCCCATTGCGTAAATTCCGGTACCCGCCTTCTCGTGGCACTCGGCGCAGGTTGTCGTCAACCCTTCGTAGCCAGGTGGCCTCGCTCCGGCGTCTGAGTACACTATTCCGGAGGTCCACTTCCCGCCCACCTTCTCTCGCTTCCTGTGCTCGAAGACCACGCCGTTGTACGAGAGAACGTCGTCGAACCTGCTGCCGTCGGCGTATCGCCTCCTTAGCGCGAGCTCCTCCTGCTCGTATTCCCTCCCCTCGTGCTTGAAGGTGACCGCGACCTTGCCCACGAACTCCTCGGGAGCTCGCGGGAGCGACCTGTACTTATCGCTCGTCACGCCGGCGACCCCGTCCATGCCCCCGGACTGTTGCCACTTTCTGTCGACCTCCTTGATCGGGACCCTCCGAATCGCGGGGGCGTTGGACCGGTCGTGGGAGACCGCCTGAGTGAACTCTGCGGACTGGTACTTCTCGGCGCCTTTGGGAAGCATCAATTGACTCCAACTCTTTCGCTCTCCGACGGCTGGCGCTTTTACCGCCTTGTCGATTCCGGAAGCTACCGACTGCATCGCCGTGCTCGCCAGGGATCGCCTGGCAGAGGTCCACTCGCGGTCCGACTCGATCAGGGCATCGAGGTAGGATACGATCGCGACCTTCAGCTTGGGGAGAGGATCGTAGTAGCCGTCGACCAACTTCCTGAACTCGCCGATTGACTTCGTCCAATCGTCCTGGAGGATCCTCGCGGCCGCCCCCCAGCACTGCCGAGAGATTGCCATCGCCTTCTCAGCCTTGCCCTCCGCAGTTTCCGCTGCGTAGGCTTCCGCGATCTTTCGGTCAAGGTAGGACATGCCACCTTCAGCTGGTGGCATCGGCTTGGGGCACGGCGGCTTCGACTTTCCGGCGTTGATGAAGTCCATCAGCTGCGGAATCGTCATTGCCTTGAGCTGGTCCGCGGTCAGTCCAGTGCCTCCGAGCGTCTGCGTCGAGCCGTCACTGAATGTCGCGGTCACGCTCGTGAGGGTCGCGGTCCCTGGAGTAGGTCCAGGAGGAGGCGGGGGCGCGGGCTGTGGAGTAACGGTCATCCAGAAGACGCTCACCACGTTCTTGAAGGTCCCGTAGCCAATCCACCTGTAGCCCTGGTCGCCCCAGTCCTTGCTCCATTGATTGCGCACTAAGAAGGCCCCAGCTTTGCCCTTGCTGTCGTCCCAGGCGACCATCGTAATCTCGTGGTCGACGTTGGTGCCGATGTCCTCGCAGACGTCGCCAGAACCATCGAAGCATCCGTCGCTCGCGTCGAGCGCGATGCTCAGCGGTCCGTATTGCATCATGGCGGCCTTGATCTCGGCCGGGGTCGCTGCGCGGTCGCTTTGGTCGCTGGTAGCATAGCCCCAGTCCGCGATCTTCCACATCTTGGCCCCGGAGGGGAGGCGGCACTGACCGGCGCTCGCGGTGTAGGCCGGGTAGTCGCTCGCGGACTTTCCGCTGTCGTCCACGTACCTGTCCGCAGGAAAGCCGGTCTTCTTCATCCAGTCTGCGACCTGCTCGCCGTTTCCGCCGTTGCACCCGCCATCGTAAGCCCCGCAGTCGAGGCCGTACTGCGTGGATATGTGGAAGCTCCCGTCGGCCTTCTGGTAGCCAGCCTTGATGAACGCCATCGTGCACAGGTCGGAGGTCGAGACGCCGAAGCAGTCGCCGCACTGCCCCTGGTCGTCGACTGGCGGCACCCAGCCCATGTCGCGACAGTCGAATTTCGCTGGCGGCGTCGCATTCTTGACGAAGTAGTGCATCCTGAAGCCGTGCCGCTTGAACGCCTCAGCGTGCAGCTTGGCCCGGACCTCGGCGGACGGCTGCTTGTAGCCCTTTCCTCGCTTGGTCGGGCTCGCTGGATCGGCGAGGACGAAGCTGGAGGCGATGGCCACTATCGTCAGGACGGACAGAAATTTACGAATCACGGTTGTCTCCTTAATCTTTGCCGTCGCCGATCTCAATCTTTGGCGGCGGCTTGACGGCGAAGAAGAGGTACGCACCGACCGCGAGCTGCGCAAACTCGATCGCGTTCCTTGCGAGCTCGCTTGCCTGGGTCGGCGCGAACCACTGGTACTTCGCATTGAGGGTTAGGAAGATGGCCCCCGCGAGGACCATCAGTCGGTTCCAGTCGATCATCGAATCTCCTCGAACTGAGGGATATATTTCCTACCGTCAGCTTCCGCAAGCTGCGGCTGGTGCGACGACGTTAGTGGGCACGTACCCCCGGTTCCTCGGCAAGACGGCCGGTTGGTAAGTGTAGTTGCCGATCGAGTAATTCACCGAGGGGATGATTCTCGGAGCCTGGTAGTAGCTGACCGTCGGAGCCTGGTAGTAGCTGACCACCGGGACAGAGTAGCTGATCGTCGGAGCCTGGTAGTAGCTGACCGTTGGAGCCTGGTAGTAGCTAACCACCGGGACAGAGTAGCTGATCGTCGGGACCGAGTAGCTCAAGATCCGCGCCGAAGGCGTTGACTGAGCTTGCTGTCCGCACTGACAGTTCTGGCAGGTGCAGGCGCCCTGGACTGCAGCGCAGGCGCACTGGGCAAATGACGGAAGGGCGGTGACGAGCAGGAGCAGAATCGAGAGCAGAATCTTCATCACAGTTCCTTTCACCCTGCAAGATGCGGAGCGATGAACGCGCCGATCTCTTCCTCGGACGATTCGTTGATCGTAGCAATCACACCGTCAACAGCACTCATCACATGCTGGCGAGCGTAGCCCTGGCTGATCAGGTGACTACGCAGTGAGAGTCGAAGTAGGATGTACCCCTCTCCACCACCCGCCATCGACTTCAGGCTCGATGGCGTGGGCGGCTTTGGGCAGACGTTTGGCAGCACGCCCATCAGGGTCTGAATGACCGCTTGAATGATCGTGAGGATGCTGATGGGGTCAAACCCCAATTTGCTCAGGCGAGCGTGGAACGTGTCCACAGACGCTGCATACGTAATCACTTCTTGTCCTCCACTTGGCACTCGTTGCAGAATGGTACAGACACCAGCGTCTGCAGCAGATTGCAACTCCAGGTCACTATAATCTTACCGCATGGCAAGGACTTGACCTCCTTGCAGCGGTGTCTGCACTCGCAGAATGCCGGGCGGAATAGTCGCGGATTCTCCTGGTCACGAACATAATTTGCTAGCACGAATGGAACTTGCTCATCGGGCTTAAATAGCACGCTTCCGGTAGGTAGTGTAATCATGGTGGAAAGTGCTTCCTTATGGTGCTCGCAAGATCCGCGATATTAAAAGTCTCTGAATCGACCTCGCCACCGTAATTCCAGCGTAATTCTGGGTCGGTCTGTTCAACGCACTGCCTTAACTTTTGTGCGGTAACAGAACCTATGGGGGTATTCACAGGCGGGATAGCTGGATCTTGAACTGGGCCATTAGTTACTTGATCAACAATTGACAGATCTGTAAAAAACACCGTTTGGCAAGTAATTCCAGCAGTTGCAATCTTGACTTGAGCTGCCTCAATATCCCAAATTCGCATTCCGGATTGCATGAACACGGTCTCCGACAAACTGGCTTGCAAATTATAGGTAGTTCCACTCTTTGTGTAGAGTTCCCAGTATGGCAGATACATATTAAATCCGAGGCTAGTACCAGTATTGGGAACGATACCACTATCTGGAAGAGTATAGCTCAAATCGGCCACACTTTGTCTCACGAACACCAAATTCAAAACGTCGCCATTAAGGACGCCCTGAATTTGCCGCCGGTCGCCATACTGCGGATCGTGATATTGCGCGGGAATTGTCACTGGCATCAGAGCCTTCAAAAAGTGTCCAGCAATACCGGGGGCCGTTGCAGAAAATGACGCGTACTGACCCAGTGTAGCAGAGGGACCAAAATTCCAATACCTTGGATCATTGATAAATTGCGGTCGCGACTGTTTGATTTGTGAACCGTAAAAACTGCTTAATGTGTTCAAGCTCGAGAGGTAGGGATAATATATATACTTTACAATGCCGTCGGGGGTCAAGCACACAAATTGTATATTGAGATCGTGGAATTCTTCCTGTAGCTCATTTGCCAAAACGAGATACCTATAATCAAAAGAGATGTGCCTCTTGATATGGTTCTCATACGTTTGCCGCGACGGAAAAGTCGTGACCACACTGTTGTCAAAAATGCCGACTGGAAAAGTGAGAGTTGGACCTGGATGACTGTGCGGGGATAACCCTAGACTAGGATCTCCCAAATTGTACTCGAAAGTCAAAATTGTCGTCTCAATTGTTAAAAAGTGACCGCCACTGGATTCTCGCATATTGACGTAAAATACGGAGATCGACGCGCCCCCACTTATGGGCAATTCGACGGATACGTAAATGCCAGATGGGATAACTTCACCCGCTGAGTACGGAGGCGGTCCAAGTGTCGGTGCGGTGGCGATGATATTTCCGCTCGCGTCATACAGCGATTGCCCAGGAGCCAAGTAGTAATAGGTCCAATACTGGCGAGTCCCCGCTGCGCACTCCGTATTAGTGGTTGCTAAATCGACGCAGATGATCCTCACTGTTTTTGGCAATTGGAGGACGGTCCCCGATTGACCATACTTCTTGGGTCCGGGGAGCTGCTGTCGCCAATCTGGGACACTGGCTGAAAGTGGCTGTGACTGCTTGAACTTTGTATTCCCGTACTCGCAATTCAAAACATTTTGACCATCAGGCCAAGTCTTAGACACATACTGAGCAGATCCCAATAGCTCAGTAACACTGAAATAAATATCGGGAGACGGCGTCTGGGGGAAACTGTCGGTGTCCGTATCGTTGTAGAGCTGCGAGTAGACTTTGTCAAAATCAGGGAGGGTCAATCCGCCGTCCGCCCAGAACACCCAGATGTTTGGAGCCTTGATACCAGTCTCATCAAGATTGTTGATGACATCCTCAGTCAACGGAACTTTCTGCACGAGGGATCTCGTATAAATCACATCGAGACCGAGCTGATCATTACTCTTCATCAATTACTCCCCCAAACAGGAACTTGAATCTGGTACTCGTTAGCGTGCTGATCGTAGATCATCAAAGCCTGAGTGCCGTTCGGAATCTTGCTCCTGGTATTGATCTGCCTTTGCCGAGCAGTGCGTCGCGTACCGTCCATGAGAATCACATTGTAGATCGGAGAGACTTCGTTAGGACCGAGGCTCGGATCGAAGATCGGATCAATTACAGTTACGAGCATCCCTCCCGAGCCGGGGGCATCAGCGCTAGTTGAGAGCACGGTTGTGCCGGTCACCGTCTTCGGGAGGATCTGGTCTGATCGCACGCGCCTCCCTCCCCAGTTCACGTAGGTCGGCAGGTCCGTCGATAGGGGGACGTCCGCCGGTAGCGAGATCGCGTCGGGCAACTGCCCGGTCGTGTAATCGACCTCCCCGAACCCGCTCGTCGGGTCAGGTGGAATCGCGTCGCCGGAATCGGACGGCTTGATGTCGCCATAGTCCTTCGGCCTCAGTTGTACGGTGTTGTCGGATAAGGCGGAGTTTTGGTCAATCGTGAAGGCCTGACCGGTCGGGACGTACTGCCCGATGGGGTTACCGGCATTCCCGCCGTTGATGTCGAGGATCGCGGGGAACAGGAGCTGCGCGCTGATTCCCTGCGGCCACGCGAACGGGTAGATGGTCTCGCTCCCCAGCACCACCGGCACCCAGCACTCCACGTCAATCGAGTTATCCTCCGAGTTGTAGATCGCCTTCTCCACGATCGCCTTGACCGAGCCGGAGGCGACCCATGCCTGCGAGAAGCTCAGGAGGACCGTGTCGCCCGTCTCGACGTTGAGCATCGTGAGGGGGCACTTGAACTTGACCCGCTTGAAGGTGTTGGATAGTCGGATCATCCAGAACGTCGCAGACTTCTGGATGAGCGACTCGATGTTGTAGATGAAGAAGTCGTAGTCCTTCTCGATCCTCCCGTAGCGAGTGAAGTTGTGTCGCAGGACCACCGTGTACACGCGATCTGGATAGGCCAGGTCGGGCGTGTATTTAGCCCTGAACTCGGTCACTAGATTCTCGGTCTCCGTCGTCTCGACGGAGAGGCTCCCCTCCAATACTGAGTCCTCCGTGATAGTGGCGACCGCAGCCGGCTCCCTCGGCAAGTACGTCAGACGGGCAACGTTGCCCTTGATGTCGATCCGGCACCTCGCCTGCCAAGCGATGTCCTCGCAGAGCTGGATCACCTCCGACTGCTTAGCGAGCACGAAGTGGGAGGGGTAGTTGGCGAGGTAGCCGCGGACCGCAGCGAAGCTCCCGGAATCGCAAGTTACGTTACTGTAGGTCTGGAGCAGGAACTGAATCACGTCGGCGGTATTTGGTCCGACGCTCGAGATCAGGGTGACGTACGGCTGGTCCTCCCAGCCCTCGCCGGCAAGCTCTGAGAGGGGTCGAATCAACTGCAGCTGGGAGACGTGGAGCCCGTAGAAGATGCCGTCCTGCACGACGCCAAGCGCGAGGTTCCCGTTCCACTGGTAGAAGGACGATGGCACTGGAACTAGGACTCGAAAGCCCTGTATGGAGCGGAAGGCAGAGACCGCTACGAGGGTCGATGGAAGGATGTTCGCGATGTACTTATTCTGGTAGTTGTCGGCGAGCGTTACCGGAGTCCCGGCTCGGACTATGAGCGGGGAGGTTGCCGGGAGGTGGTAGAACTGCTCGGTGCTCACCCTCGACAGCCAGCTTGGGAGGACGTAGGGAGACGCCTCCAGGATTCCGGAGGACTGAACGTCGAGTCCAGTGACGAAGTACTTGCTCTTCAGGAAGGGGAGGATGGGCTCCACAGCGCTCTCGGCTTGGGCGAGCTCTGTCTTCTTGAGGTTCTGGAGCTTCAGGAGTAGCGCGAATTCCTCCTGCGAGATCTTCTCATCCGCCTTCGCCTGGATGTCCGGCGGCAGGGTGAGGTTCGACACCACGTCATTGAAGTACCCCATGTTGTTGAAGATGGCATCCTGCACATCCTTGGCGTCGGCCTCCGTACTCGCCTCCGGGAGCAGGTCAATGAGCGACTGAATGTTCTTGCGCATCTCCTTGATCTGGTCACCCTGGTCGTCCTTGCCCTGGGCCTGCTCGATGATTTTTTCCCGCTCGCCATCGGTGTGCTCCTGAGCTCCCGCGAGCTGGGACCAGGTGAACATGTTGAGGTCGCTGTCGGCGGGTGGAGCCTGCGGCTTGTCCCCCGCCTCCTTGCCACTGGGCTGCTGCCGCTCCACCAGCTCGATAATGCACTCCGTCCCCTGCTGCTCCGTGACCTTCGTGATGTAGCCATTTCCCAAGAGCAGGTAGAGACCCTTGAGATTGATCGTCGGATCGGCGATCCAGAAGGCGTCGGGGCGAGAGAGTTGGGTCGAGTCCTGACTGTCCTGTCGAGGCCCGAGCTTGACGTCAGTGTACCTCGCCCCGTGGCTCGCGATGCTGAAGGTTCGCCCGGTCATCGTCCCGCGAAATATGAGGCCCTCCACGATGACCGATATGGTCCCACCCTGCGGAAAGAGGTATCCATTACCAACGTCGATAGTTCCGCGGATGAGCTTCTGCTGTAAGAATAGGGCGTCCTGCATTGAGTGCAGAGTCTCCACAGCAGTGTAGTAAGTTGAGATCAGGGCGAAGAGCTTGGTCCTGACTTCCCCGATGACCTTGTAGGCGTACTCCCTATTGTCGGCCTCGATTGCGAGGACCTGCTTCTCGACCGCGATGTCAGTGAGCCGCTGCGTGATCGGCAGGAGGTTCTCGACGAGCTGCTGTCGGTACCCCTGCTGAGCCTGGAGCGTGCTCAGGACGTCCTGTTGATCCTGCGCGGTCTCGGCCTCGGCCACGAGCTCCTTCAGCTGCTGGAGATTGCGATCCAGGTCCGTGAGCTGCGTCGCGTAGTCCTCGCGCTGCTGCTTGAGCTCGTCCTCCTCCAGGATCAGGTTAATGTAGTCCTCTTTGATGAGGTCCGGAGCTCTGGAAATCTGACTGGCGATCTGCATGACGGTCTGGTAGTACGAGTACGTGACTGCGTACCTTGCGAGCCTCTGCTGAAGGATGCTAATCTTGAGGTCCAGCGTCGGGTCCGGATAACCGAACTCTACCCCGGTGAAGCCGACCACCGTCTCCGCATATTTGGTCGCCGGGACGTTGACCACGCTCCCGAAGGCGAGGGGCCACGTCTTGCCGACTAAGTCTGCGGGCACGTACGGGAGTTGGCCCTGCTCCGGGGTGAAGCCGACCTCTTGCGATAGGTATTTGGACAGTACGTCGAAGGAGAAAGTTCGCTCGCCCTCGTTCCAAACGATCGGCGACGACACCCAGCCAACCATCAGCACGAACGCGTCGCTGAGGGACATGCCGGCGAAGTACTGAAAGATCGTGACGGGTCGTCGGTGCACGTCGAATTCACCGAGGAGCGCTTGGATCGAGCTGTCCGAATCATCGAGCACAACGCTCACGCTTGCGGTACTCCCGCGATTCTCGAGCTTGATCACCTCGTCCAAGTTGCTGATGCTGATCACCTTGCCGGGTATCCCGGCGATTGACCTGTCTGCATAAGACTGCGTATTGCCATCGGTCCAGGACACCTGGATGATGTTAATTGGCTCGGTGCCGGTTCGCTCAGCAATCTCGGCTATTGCTGCCGAGGTCAAGCTCCTCATGCCTCACACCTTGAATACGTCACTCAGATCACGGAGGGTAGCAACGCACCACCAGACTCCAATTAGGGCGAGGGCGACCAACCCGGCGATCAGTAGAAATACGGCCCCGCAAATCGGGAGCCAGATCGCTCCGACGATGAGTATGGAAATCGCTAGGACACCTGTCTGTCTCACGGGAATTTTACCCCCTCGAACTCGAGCGTAAAATCATTGACTTCACAAACGCCGATTGCCTCGAAGCTCGCTGGAGCATTAACTATGTTGCCGACCCAGACCTGGCCGCTGTGGTCCGTCAGCCTGATCCTCGAGGCGTAGTAGCTGTTGATGAACTCGATTAACTCAAGGCTCTTCATTCTCGTGAGCTCAAGCTTGAACGTCAACCTCTGCCTCGAGCTGCTCTTCACATAGGTGTACACGACGTTCGAGATCGACCGCCTCAAGTTCAGCTTTACCTGCTGCCTGTAAGAGTCGCCGAGCTTCGGGCTCGGTAACACCGTGACCGTCTGCACGATCTCGTGAGGGGCCTGGAGGACGATCATGCTAGCGCTCCCTCAAAGTTGATTTTCCCCTCCCACTGGCAGTCCACGCCCTTCTGAACGATCTCGCTCTCCGGGGCGATGACATAGCCTCGCCACTGGCGGCTCTCGAAATCAAGGAGTCCCATCTCGGTCCCGAGGGAGTCTAGGAAGAATGCTTGTAGGAGCTGCGCATCCGAGATTGACAGTCCCGCAATCGTGTAGTTCAGCCTCCTGAATTTGGACCACGCTGGATCTCGGTACGCGATTAAGTCACCTCCCCTCGATTGCCTGAGCACCCTCTTCTGGTGGACCTCGTCCACGTTCCCAAATTCAGGAGCCCTGATCGTCAGGCTCACCGAGGGGCTAACGTAGGGCCACGTGAGCGTAATGGTCTTCGAGTGGGATAATACTGGTGCGGAGAGCGGAGGCGCAGTGATGCCCGCAATCGTTACAGACCCCTCGGCGGGGAGGTACAGCCTCTTTAATGGCGTGCTCATACACAGCAGCTCCCGCTTCCAGTTAGCTCATATCCGACGGCTGACTGCTTGAAGCCGATCGTATCGGTCAGCGACAGGTTTCGGTCGAGGACGGCAAGGACCGTCTGACCCAAGTTGATGGTGCTTGCCGAAGGCGCCCCAGCACTCCCGGCGGCTAGATCGATAAAGCTCAACGCGTCGACCACCTGCTGGTACAATCTCGTTCCACCATCCAAAGCGTACGCGAAAGAGATCGTCTGCGTGAGGACTTCAGAAATTGGGATTAGGACACTCTGCGCAATGCCAATTGGATCGATCACCGTCAGATTGTAAGTCCCGACTAAAGTCGCCACATCCCTGATCGTCAGGGCTTGCTGGTCGACGCGAAAGTTTGAATCTAGGCTATGGGTCACGATCAGCTCGCTCTCGATCGCCTCGTTGTGCAAACTCGGATTGAGGGCAGATTGAGTGAACTGAATCGTGTCGACCAGGACAATCTTATTACCTTCAAGGGCCAGTTGTCCAAAAGCGATCGCGTCAACCATCGCCTCTCGGAAGATGTTGGTCCTCGCGAGCGCATCGCTGAAGCTGATCGTGTGAAGGACAGATAAATTCTTTGCATTGTTGACGACGGCGTCAAAAAGAGCAATAGTCTGAGAGAGTACGTATTGATCCTTGATGATTACCGCGATCGCGTCCGTGAAGATTACCGTGTCAGTGAAGCTCGCATTAAAAATCGAGCCCGCCGGAGAGACGGTATCACTGATGGTAAGCGTATCGGCCTGGATTGGCGGATGATTCGTGACCAGGACGACCTGATCAGAGAAGCTGATCGCGTGCTGCGCCGACTGCCCGTCGATGAGGAAGAATTGGAGCATTAGCCGATGGCCTTTCCGAATACGAGGAAGGTGTCTCCGTTGGCGGGAGCATTCGGCAAGGTCGTGCCGATCGTGAACTTCACCTTATTGTTGCCACTGTAGTTATACGTCGTAATGCCGACTGTGAGTCCGGCATTTGTGCCGGTGACGAAGTAGAGCGCCTGCTTTGTGAAGAGGTCCTTATTGGTCGTGATGGAAGTTTCGAACACGGTGGTCGTGGAAGTGAACGTACTCGTGTCTACCGTCGCCTCAATTGCGGAGGTGAACAGATCCTTTAATCTGCTCGCGGCGGTCGCATTCCCTATCAATGCCTCTACGTCAACTTCTAGGAAGCCTGACGAGGTGACGATCATATCGCCCTCGGCTCCACCGAATTGAAACTCCCTCTCAATCGGAGTGGGGGTCGCATTGGCATTGTCCACGCTGTATATATAAATATTGCCCACGGTAAAGCCAGATAAGGTCGTCAGGGCATAAGTCCAGACTCCAGTGTTATAGGTGCTGTTATTCCCCTGCTGATGAGTCATGGCCTGCACAGCAGTCGTCAGAGCTGTCGTCTTGAACGTGTTGCTGCTGAAGTCGTATGACTTCAGCGAGCCGTCACTCTGGAGCTCGAAAATTCGGAGGTTGGTCGTGCCGGTCGTGACCTGATTTCCAGAGAAATCTTTTAGGGATTCCCTGAAGACGATTCGGTCGCCCGTCTGTCGGACGTTGATGCCCTTAAAGCCCATTACAACCTCCCGCCGGAAAGCAGTCCGCGCCCCGGCCTCAAGAGCAATTTTCCTACGTGCACGTAGGGAGTGCCACCATTCGAGTAGTAGGCAATAGTGGCGTCATCGTTGAACACAACGCACTGAGCTTGCGTCGGCCACATGCCAGTGAATCCATCAGCTGTCTTGGTCCCGAATCCAGCACTCCAGGGATAGATGCTCAACGACGGCGCATTCTGATGGGCCACGACCAAGAAATCTCCAGATGGGCTCCACGCAACGGACACGCCGCTACCGGCTGGGAGCGTTGCCGGATTTGAGACCTTGGTGCCAAAGCCAGCGCTCCAGGGATACACGTAGACGAACGGCGTTACGCTGCTCGCGACGGCGATGTAGGCACCATCCGGAGAAAATTTGACCGATACTCCATTGCTCCCTGGCAAGGTTGCAGGATCAGAATACTTGGCACCAAATCCAGCGCTCCACGGATATGCCGTAACGTATGGACTGCTGCCGTGAGCCACGGCGAAATCGGCCCCGCTCGGCGACCAGGCCACTGATAGACAGGCACTGGCTGGGAGCGTTGCCGGATTCGAGAGCTTGCTACCAAATCCAGCGCTCCAGTTGTACACGCTCACATAGGGGCTATTATTGTGCCCAATGGCTATGTAGGCACCATTGGGAGACCAGGCAACAGCATTCCCGTTCCCAGCCGGAAGCGTAGCCGGATCAGAGACCTTGGCTCCGAGAGCGCCGCCACTCCAGGGGTACACGCTAACGAATGGGGAGGTCACGTGGGCGATGGCTACGTACGCACCATCCGGAGACCAGGCAATGGCATTTCCCAACCCTGCCGGCAGCGTGGCTGGATTGGTCGCCCGAGTGCCAAATCCCGTATATATGCTCCACGGATACACGTTGATATAGGGCGAGCTCTTAGAGGCCACGGCGATGTAGCTCTTATCAGGAGAGAAGGCCAGAGCATCCCCCGACTGATTTGGGCCACCAGTCGGGATGGTGGCCGGATCGGCATACAGCTTGAAGTACCGAGGCAATTGCATTAGCAGTTCACCGTGTACGTGATCTTGAGGTTGTCGCCGTTGTTGACGTTCACGGTGCTCGAGAAAGCGGCCGTGCTCCAGAGGACGCCCGTCGTCCCGCCGACGGTATTCACCGTAGTGACGAAGATGCCCTTCAGCGTACCCGATCCAGTGATCGAGATTGTCGCCGCCGTGCCGTTGGTAATGCTCGCGCTGCTCGCCGAGCCGTTGCCCCAGGCGACGCGGTTGCCACTCACGTTCGTGAACTCGTTCCAGCCGCTGTGCGACGACATCGTATCGGTCGCATCGGTGAAGGCCGAGAAGCCGCTATTGTCGACCACCCCGAAGTACCACGTCACTGGCGGCGTGGTATTGTTAAAGAACGTGTTGAGGAGTGAGTTCTTCCCGCCCGTAGTGATTCCATTATCCATCTCATACTCTCCGATCAGGTTTCCATCCCGATCGGTGTGCTCGATTCGAAATCGGCCCTTCAGACGCTTGATCGCATCAAGCATGGAGGGGTTGCCCTCGAGCGTGAAATCGACTCGATCCCCCAAACTTATCTTGCTGTCCACATTAATCCTCCGATCATGTTAGATCCACGTTGCCACGCCTGATCTCGCGACGCAGGGCCGCCGCAATCTGCCGCACGTCAGCCTGGGCATCGCCCGTTGAGTTCATCGTTATGTTGATGTCGCCAACCACTGTGCTGCTGCTACTGCCCGCCTCCAGGGCAAAGCTCCCGGCGGATGGGCTGCTCCTCGGCGTGAAGGCGACTGACGTCCCAAAGTCTAACCCCTCGATCGCGCTGGTCGGCGCGCCGATCGGCTTGAACTGTTTGGACTTCTCGAAGGCGCGCTGGAGCTCGTTCACCTTCTGTATGGCCCTGTCTAGCTCCGCGGCGACGTCCTGGATGCTCCGCTTCTGAAGTTCCCCGGCATCCTGAGCGGCCTGTCCGAGGTTCCGGTACTTCTCTGGGAGGGTGTCGATCACTCGATTGATGTCGCCACCCTGAGATTCGAGGTCCCTCAGCTCCTTGCGAGATTCGAAAATCCCGGAGAGGCTCCGCCTCGCGTTCACGCCAGTCCGCTGCACGTCGGTCGCGATGTCGAATAGTGAGACTCCGCCGATCTGGAACTTGTTGGCGTTCTCCCCCTGTCGCTCAAGGTTGTACTTGGCGAGCGAGTCAACCGCCCTGGCGGCCTGCGCCTTGACGGCATCGAAGTCAGCGACCGTCTTATTCGGGTCCCTCGAGAACTTCTGATTCAGCTCGTTGAGCTTCTTGAACTCCGTCTGGACCTCCGCCCTCAGTCTAGAGAGCTCCGCGCCAAATGGCCCGTGCACTCCGAGGCCGAGGAAGCCGTCACCGAAGCCAAGGAATCCACCGCCGGCGCTCGGTTCGCTCGCGATCCTGAACTCGTCGAGTCTCTTCAACTGCTTGTTGAACTCTTCGGTGTTCGACAAGAAGCCGGAGGCGCTAGTCCTCTGCTTGTCCTGAGCCTCCTTAAAGCGACTCTGCAGCGCGTCGCGAGCCTGCTCCACCCGGAGGGCCTCCTGCTGCAATTGGATCAGGAGTCGCTCGGAGTTGATCGCGTTGTCGTACCTCGCCTTCTGGTTCCTCTGGTACCGCTCCTCAAACTTGAGTCTCAGGTTCTGGTTGTCGAGGACCCTACCACCGATTTCGCTCGATGGGCCAGTCGCCGGCGTGGTGAATACGACGCCCAACTTGGCCGCCTTCTCGCGGAAGCTGAGCTGCTTGTCGAGGAGGTTCTGGAGGAGCTTGTCAATTTCCTCGAGCTTCTTGCGAGCCTCCTCGATCTCGTCATTATTGAAGAGCTTGATCGCCTGGCCCTTGAGCCTTTCGGCAAACTGGACCACCGCGCCGACCTCAGCGATATTGAGGCCGAGTGGTTGAACTCCGCCAGCCGAGCCCACAGTATTGCTGATCCTGTCCTTCAGCTCCTCCTGAAAATTCTTGACCTCGGCCTTGTCCCTGATTCCACGAGCCTCCTTCTGGCTCGCCTTGATCTTCGAAGCCGCGTCGGTCTCGATCTTATTCAAATCCTCCTTGTCGATCGCGAGTTTGCGGTGAAGGTCCTCGAGGCTCTTGATAACGTCCTCGTTGCCCTTCCGCAGTCGGTCAGTGACGGGGTCGTGCTTCTCAAAGAGGGTATCCTGGAACTTGCTGAAGACCGACCTCGTGTCGGCGAGGTACTTTAGCACCACCCGGAAGCGGTCCCCGTAGCTCTTCTCAAAGGCGGCCCTCTCCCTGTCGAGATTGCGATTGAACTTCTCGAGCTCCGTCGCCTGGAGCGCCTGCCTCCGCTCGGATGCCGCGGACTCGAGGGAGGTGAGAGCCCGCTCCTTCGGTGTGTCGGCGTTGAGCGTCGTGAGGAGGACGGCCCCGGTTATGATCGCCTGAGCTGCCAGCGCCTTGTACGTGGCGATCAGTCCAAGTAGGCTGGTCCCTAAATTTCTCGCGCTGCCAATTCCAAGAACTAGGTTCGTGGCCAGCAACCCAATGGGCACGTTAGCGGCCGCGGCAGCGGCCCCGGCCGCGAGCGTCGCGATCTTGACGGTCGCAAAGGCCACGCCATAGGCGATCGCCACGTTGATCGCCAACTTCACTACCCCGATCAGCTTCTCGAATAGGCCGACCAATCCGCCAAGCGGCCCCGACACTTTCTCAACGAAGCCGCCGATCAGGTCCAGGGTCGCGACGTTCTTGACCTCCTGAAACGCCCGCTTGATCTTGGTTCCCGCAGTCTCAGCGACGATCTGCTGAGCACTCTCGAACCTCTGCAAGTTCTCCGTGACTTTGGACAGCTGGTCGGAGAAGTCCCCGAAGGCGGGACCCTGCAAATTGGCGGCTCCGCGGAAGGCCTTGAAGTCCTTGACCAGGTCCTGCAATCGGGAGACTCCGCCCTTGTCAATCTCCTTTCCCAGGAGCTGGAGCACGCCGCCGAATCCCAGGAGTCCCACGGCCGACTCGCCGCTGCTAACGCCGATCTCCTTGAACAGCTCCTTCATCTGCTCGGACGGGTTCACGAGCTTGTTGAGGACCGACTGCACGAGGTAGAGGGCGTCAGACGTCTTGACTCCCTTGCTCGTGAGGGCAGACACAGCGGCCGCCACCTCCTCGAACTTGACGCCAACCGCCACCGCGTCAGAGCCGAGCCTGCCGATACCGTGCTGGAGCTGGTCGGCGGACGCACCGCCCTTGTCCACCGTCGTGAAGAGCACCCCCACCGCTCGGTCGACCTCCCCCGCGTGGAGGCCGAATACGCGGAGGCTGTCGCTGAGTAGCTCGATCGACTGCTTCGAGTCGAGCCCGGTCGCGGCCGAGAATTGGAGCCCCTTCCTCAGGAACTCAGTGGCATTGGCCCCGTTCACCAACCTCGATCGCAGGAGCTCCAGCGCGGTGCTAGCGGTATCGACGAGCGGGAGTCCGAACTCATTTGAGAGGGCCCTGAGCTTGGCCGTCCAGTCGGCGGTGCTCAGCGACGCGTCCTGGGTGATGGCCCTCACCTGGCCGACCTTGATGCTGAAGTCCTCGAAGGTCCTGATCGAGGCCGTGAATCCTTGGATGAGCGACCGGAATATGTCCCGGAGAACCAGGGCCTCGAAGAGTCTGAGCACGCCGGCCCAGCTGATCAGGATCAAACCGCCGGCGTTCTTCCCGGCCTGCCCGGTTTCGTCAAAGAGAGTCTTGAGCGTGACCAGGGAGGCCCTCGTCCTCGACTCGTCCGGCGAGAGGTTGGAGATCGGGCTCCTTGGATCTGCGCTGACCTTCGCGACCAGGTCGGTGAACTGCTGGAGGGTCAGCTTCCCAGCGGCGAACCTCCTCAGAATTGATTGGATCGCGGCCTCGTACCTCTGCAGCTTGGCGATGCTCGCGTCCGGAGGAACGGGGAATGCGCTCCGGAGGGTCTGCTCAATCTGCGGGAGCTGCTGCTGCCTCGCTTGCTTCTCGGCGTCGGTGGCCTGGTCTACGAGGGCTCGCTTCTGCTTATCGGCAGCCTTCGACGCGGACTCGTCGATGCCCTCGTAGGCTCGCTTGAGCTGGAGGAGGGCGGCCTGCACCCTCCCCCTCGCCCCAGTCTCAATGTCCACGAAGCCCTGGTTGATCCGGTCGAGGATGGCCTGCACATCCGAGACGCCGAGGCCACTTCCGGCTATCGCTCGGACCAGCGCACCCTGGCCAGCCCTGAGCTGGGCCTGCCTCGCGGTTCCAGCAGCGCCCACGTTGGTCTGATCGAACGAGCCGGAGATCGCGGAGGCCGCTGTCTTGGCATTGAGCAGATCTGCGGCCTCTGCAGCCCGCTTGTACTGGTCGGCGAGGGCCTTCAGATTGTCGCGATTCTGAGTGAACCTCTCGCTAGTCTGCTTGAAGACCGTGTTGACTTTCGCGAGGGTCCGCTCGAAGGTCTTCTCGACCTTGTTACCAAACTCGTCAAAGCCCGTCACCACCGCGAGCTTCAGCTGACCCTTCTGATTAAACTCGACGAACTTGAGGACGAAGTCCTGGATCGCGTTCTGCCCCTGCTGGCAGGCTGCGGCAATTTGCGCAATGCCGGACTTAAAGTCACTGGCATCCAAGGAGGCGGACATGTCGGCCATTTAAATCTCGCTCTCATATTCCGTCGGACTCTGCACGACCTGCTTCCTCTCAGTCTTCTTCACCGTACTACCGACCTCGTATTCGACTTCCCTGATGAACCGGACGACGTCAGGCAGCTTCTTCAATCCGTCCTTCAGAACCTGAAGAAAGGCCAGCCTCCCGAACTCGAAGCTCCGCCACGGGGAGCTCGGCGTCCTCGAGTTAGAGAACGCATCATTGATATTAAAGTACGAGATGTCGATCCTGAACGAGAAATTGTAGGTCGGCTCGACTACGTCCGGAGCAGTGAAGCCCTCGAACTGGCTGGCCCTCTTGCTGGTCGCCGACCCGCCAAGTGTCAGGCTCGCGAAATCGCGACCGCTCCTAAGCGTCTTCAGGACCTTCCCGCCCTCCGGAGGTCGGTAAAACTCGACCCGCGGTCTTCCGACCCGCTCGGTGACCTCTCGCTCTGTCCGTTCGCCACCGGGCCCGAATTCCACGCTCCTGGTCCTGCGCTTCTCCTTGCCCTTCGCGGCCGTCGGCTGCCGCCGCTCAAGGTCGGCCGGATTCAACTCACCCTTGGCCCTCGACGCGGCGCCCAACGCTCCGAGGGTGAACCTCACGTCCTTCTTGACCTTCCTCAACTTCTTGAAGAATTGGCCCTGGACTCTAATGAGCCTCCTCCTCGCTTGCTCGAGCCTGGGACTGGGACCCTTGGCCCTGAGCTTCCTGACCCGCTCGGAGAGCTTGGCGATGCGCTCCTTCAGCTTCACCAAGCTGTTGAACTGACCGATCCCGGAGCCGCCGACGTTGCCGCCCACCGCCTCGCTCAGGACAGTGAAGGCTCCTCGCACGAATCCCGTCCTGAACGGAACCCTCGGCAAGGCGGCCCTCAGGAATGCGCGAGCGGCCTTGCGGTAGATCCCCAGCAGTGCGGTGTTGAAGGCCTTCGAGTAGCCCTTCTGATCGAACGTGAAGGCCGTCAACTTAGCGCTAAATTTCGGCATTTGACCTCTTGGCCCCGGCGAGGGCAATCTGGAACTTGGCGTCCTCGTACTCCCTGACCTGGTTGTAGGCGATGAGCTTCGCCTGCGTCCACACGTCGGTCTCGTCCCAGGAGTCGCCCACTCCGGGCGGCCTCAACTGGAAGCGCTCGCAGGAGCGCCAGATGCAGTAGAGCTCGGATCGGCCGCCTGGGATGACCGGGCTTCCGCCTCCCGCTCCCCAGCTAAAAAACGGTTGCGGGCCTCCTCAATTTTGTCGTCGCTCAGGCAGTTCGCCTCAGCCACGCCACCGGCAATGATGTTGATCTCGGTCTCCGAGAAGCCGGACCCCTTTAGCTCCTGTTCGTAGAGCAGCCAGGTGGAGGGGTCCCCGATCTTGGCCATCTCCCACTCCAGACCGGGGGTCGCCTGGAGGGACTTAAGGATCATGTAGGCGGTTCGCCTTTTAGCATACTCCTGAATCTGCGCCTTGAATACGTCGTCCTCCATATTGGGGACCCGCAGCCCACCCTTCACGATCTTGGTCGGCGGCTTTGGCTGAGGGCACAGCTTGTCGAACTCCTCCATATCCATTATCGCCTGGGCCCGAAAGACGATTTGAGAATCGCCCCTCGGGATCACGATTGTGGTGACGTTCGGCCCCTCGATCTTCTTGCCATTCAGCTTCATACTACGCTCCTCATTGTGCGGTCAAAATTTGAATTCAGTCTTGGGCCTGGGTCCAATTCAGGACCTCCTCCTCATTGCCGAGGGAATCTACGGCAACGATCGTGAAAGCCGCATTCCCGTTGCTTTCGAGCCAGCTAGCATCGAAGGTCCCGAAGATTGTGAACATTCCCTTGTAGAGGTAGTTCGCGTTCCTGGCATCGCCGAGCCCAACGGACCCGACGAAGTGCCGCGTATTGGAATTGTCCCATACGTAGAGCTTCCAGGTATAGTCACCGCTCTTACCCTGGAAGAAGTTGAACTGGCACATAACAGCTGCGGTATTGCCAGACTGGATCAAGTTCGTTGGCCAGCTGATCCGATTCGCCGCATTGATCCCGGCTGTTGGGGCAATGTTGATCGTGTAGCTCGACCAGTCGCCAACGCAGTAGATAATGAGCATATTGTCACCATCGTCCATGAAGGTCCCATTGGTGACGTGCGGATTTCCGACTTGGCCGGAAGCGAGGTAATCTGAACCCACTGTCGTCATGCTCGTGACGACCTCGCAAGAGATCGAGGGGGCATACCCGACGGATAGGTCGTAGTCGTCGGAGGAGTCTGCGTTCCTTGCGCCTTGGATGTAATACTGCTTCCTCACTCCGTCCTCATCAAAGCCGCACCAGGCATTGACGAACCAGACGTTCGACTGAGGCGCGGGAAGCTGAAGGGGCCTCGCTCCAACGGCCATGATTGCGAAAGCCGCGAGGCACAAAATACACAGGATCTTCTTCATCTAGAACTCCTTAGGTGATGGCACCGCGAGCCGGCTCGCGGTGCCAAGCGTAGATTAGGCCGCCCTCGTGGTGATGGGCTGCTTGACGTTGCACTTACCCGTGAGCGAAATCTGCGACTGCTTGAGGTCGTGCGCAAGGTCCTCCCAGCGGAAGTCCTTGAAGAGGACCACCTCGCGCTGGACAGAAGCGCACGGTGGAACGTACTCGATCTCGATGTCGACGGCGTACGGCTCGCACGGATCGGCTGACGTGGTCACCCAGCCAGACGCCTCACCCCGCTGCTTGATCGCATCCTCAACGGTCGGGACGCCCGAGCCAGAGACCGCCGTGAGGAAGTCGTAGGTGAACTCGAGCTTGAGCTCGACCGGCTCGTCATCGCCATTGCGCACCGTGTCGAGGAGGCCGCGATCCTTCACGTACACGCGAGCCTGCTTCTCGGTCCAGTTCGCATTGCCGTCACCGACCTTGATCTGGATGATGTGAGGCCCGACCGTGATCGCCTCGCCCGAGTAGACGGCCTTGTCGAGCGAAGGAGTGAAGGTGATCGAGGTCGTATTCCCCAGCGTCTCGCTGTGGCTCGTGATCTTGTAGATCGGCTTGTCGCCGCCGATCGTGAACTGCATACCATTCGACAGCGCGGTGGTAAAACCGGTCACCGCGATGGTCGAGGTCCCGGCCGCATAGCCGCCAGTGGTATTGAGGACCGGAGGAGCCACTCCACCGGCCACGTACGGAGCCTGGAGGTCGTACGTCGTGGTCGTGATTCCGGTCGCGTACAGCGTCTCGGAATTGCTCGCGCCGTTGGTGGGAGTGAGGTACAAGTTGATCGAGGTCGCGCCAAGCGGCAGCGACGGGAACGTCACTCGCGGGATGTCTCCAGCGACGTCGGTGAACTGCGTGCTCTCCGTACTCGGGAGGGTTTCCCCAATCGAGGTCACGAAGGTGTACTTCACGTAGTACGTTCCGGCTTGCAGGTTGCCGCCGGACGACCCGCCGCCGGTCGCGTTGACCGTCGGAGTGACAGACGGATTGGCCTGCGCCGTGGGATTCAGAGTCCCGTTGTAGAGCGCCCCATCGCGTATGCGGATGTTCGCATACTTCAGGTCAATCGGGGCGTGGACCGTCAGAAACGGTGCACGCGACAGTAATCTCAACATCTATTCCTCCACGCTGAGTATGAGTTTGTATTCGCCTTCGACGCCAGCTTCAAGAATCTGGAGCTCCGGATCAAATTGGCCGTAGTGCTCCACAATTATCCCACCCTGCAATATAGCGCACTCGAGATACTCGCTATCGTCCGCCTCCCCGTCCCCGTACTTGAAGATCGGAACGGGCTCAGCGAATATGGTCGCCACCTTTCCGAGGTTCTTGAATATCTTGTGAGCGTCCTTCCCGTCCTTGGTGGAGAAGACGATCACGTTAATCTCAAACAGGATCTCCCAGTAGCCCCTGCTAATTTCGCGAGCCACTGGTCCGGTCATCCTGAACTCGGCATAATCGGCGTCACTACGCCTGGTCCCCTTGTCAGTGCCCTCGAAATAAAGCTTCAGACCGTCGCGCCCAGCGTCAAAGAACTTGGTGCACGAGGCGTATATCCACCGCGGCCAATTTGGATTGTACATTCAAGTCACACCATCCGACAAGAAGAGCCAATCGTGCAGTACGACGTCCACCTGCTCAGGGGCGCTGGGATTGGTAACCCGCTTTCCCACCACCACGTAAGCCGCATCCCGCTCAAAGTTCTCGAGCTTCTCGATGCCATACCGACGGCCATCGAAGACGAGGCTGAACTTGTCATCCGAGATCACAACCGGCAGGTCCGCGCGATCTATTATGAACACCCTCCGCTCAACGTCCAGGTCGCCACCGTACTTGAAGTCGGCAATCTTCTGAAAGAGCTTTGCGTACACACTGAACGGCAAGACAATTGCCCGCCTAATCGTGTACTTCACCTCGCTCAAATTCTGTCGCCCCGTCTCGAGGTCAACCTGATCGGGCAATCGCAAATAGACGGCGATCGGATACGCAAACTTCCTCTTCAGGACGTAGAGCATGGCTCGAATATTCAAGGTGAGGCACTCCTGCTGACTGCCGACTCGACAACCTTGAGCAAGTTGTCCATGCTCGGAGGCTTGTCAACGACGGCGTCAACCTGATCGACCAAGTGGGCCTCGAGCTCGTTCCTATAACCCGAGAGTACGACAATCGGGATGGTGTCCCCTCCACCCCTCACCGCCTTGATGAACTGGTTTCCCGACAGTCCGGGCATGAGGACGTCAAGCAATACGACATCCAACTTGAGCGCGGTCTCCACCATCGCCAATGCCTCAACACCATTGGAGGCTCGCCGGACGCAGTGTCCGCGACTTGCGAAAAACGAGCAGAGCAGCTCCTGGAGCACCGGATCGTCATCAACGATTAAGATGTTCACAATTTTACCCTCGGCCTAATAATCGCCAAGAAGGTGGTCTCTGAATTCTGACCCCACCCCACCAGACCAATGTGTACAGCGACGAGTTCACCGTCGCGACGGAGGATATGAGCATCTATCAAATACCTCCGAACTTCATAGGGGCTCGCAACTGCCTCCCTGAACTTCTCCTCGTGCTGCTCCCGCAAGTCGCCCGGTATCAGCATGTGGATGGGCTGGCCGATGAGCTCCCGCCTCTTCCATCCCACGAGTGTGCAGACGTTCGGATCGGCGTCCATTATGATACCCGCGTGATTCGCCATCACGAAGCCAGAGGCCACCACGCTCCCGTCACGGTCCTGCTTCGCCTTGATTGCGGCAAGCTCTACCCTGCAGTTCTCCTCCGACTTCCTGAGGCTCCTGATCTCTTCCATGTGGTAGTTGAGGTCCTTCTGATTCTGATTTATGATCGCGTCCTGCCGCCTCTGCTTCCAGTTCAGGTAGCCGAGGACCATCGTCACAATGGCCCCGATCACCATGCTGAACCAATTGCCGTCACTGCCGGGGAGAGCTTGTCCTAGCATTATTCCTCCTCTCGCGACCGCCGCGCAAAAGCGCGGCGGTCTAAATCCTACGGATCACCCAAGCATGAGCGCGCCAAGATTCGCATCCAGGAGCGCGATGCCGCAGAGCATGTCGAGGGTCACGAGGTGGCCCTGCGACGATCCGTTGTAGGTGATCGTCGCCCGCATCGAGAGGTTGTTGTGATTCACCACTGCGGACAGGGCCCCGGTCCCCGGCATCGGCTGAGCCAGCGGCCGCACGACCAGCGCCAAGGCATTCCGATGAAACGCCATGTTGTAGTTGCCGGCCGGCCCGAGGTGGACCACGGCGCTGTTCGCCACATCCGATTTCTCGAGCGGCCGATCGAGGGTAAAGCCGGCCGTTCCGTCAACATCCACGATCGTGTAGATCGGGTCCGTGAGGGAGGTGCCGAACGTCACGATCTGACCAACCTGCGGGGCGACGCTCAGGCCGGTGACTGTGATCTCCTTCGACCAGGTGGGAGTCGTGGTCCCGGAGTACGGGCCGTTCGTGACGGTCGCGCCCGATTGGTAGGTCGTCACCGCCGCCGCATTGAGTACCGCATTAATGAGCGGCGTGTCGAGCGTGATGGACGTCGTATTGCCCAGCGTCTCCGTATGAGCCGAGATGCGGTGCGGGTAGTAGTCCCCACCGATCGTGAGCCAGTCGCCAGTCGTCACAGCACCCGTAAAGCCGGTCACCGTCAGGACCGTCGTCCCGGCCGCGTACCCGCCGGAGTTGCTGACCGTGCCCGACAGGGTCGTGGCTCCAGTGTTGACGCTCGCCATGTTCTGGCACATGTACATGTCGAAGCCGAGCTTCTGGCCGAGCCAGGCCCGCTTGAGCGCCGTGCCCTGATCGCCGACGGCGTAGGCCGCGGTGAACAGGTCGAGGTTGAGCAGCGCGGCCTCAGTTGCCGGGTTCAGGACCATGTTGCGGCCGTCGATGTAGGCCTTGTTCTGGTTCATCTTTTGGCGGGTGCCGAGGATGTACTGCCGCCCAACCGATCCCGTGAGCTGACCGAGGCCGCCGTAGGCGTTGCCCAGGAACCGGTGGTACTGTCCGAGGACCACCTGGTCAATGAACCTCGCTTGTGCGAGCATCGACGGAGCCAGGTAGACTTGGACGAGATCCTTGAAGGCCTTGCTCTCCTCACCGTCGCGGATAAGGAAGCTTGTGTGCACGTGCTGGTTGAGCGGAACCTGCACGTCGGTCGCCGTCGCATCCTGGACGGTCACGGAATCGCTCAGATCCTTCCGCTTCGCCTTGAACTGACCCGGCCGACGAGTGTGCACAACGTCGCCGTACTTCGCAAGGACAGGTTCGAAGTCACGGTGTACCAAGCCAGCCGCGATCATGTTTTCTTCGAGGATTGCGAGAGATTCATTGGCCCACAACGCCGGATTGAAGGCCGTCGTGTCCTGTGTGTGGACCGTCAGAAATTGACGGGCCGCACGGAGTTTCAGAGTCATAGTTTCCCCATCTTTCTTTGGTTCTCACGCCACTTGCGGTACGCCTCCGGATCTTCGGGCGGTCCCTGGCCAGCGCCAGATCCCCCGTCCACACCGGAAGTACCACCTAATCCACCTGCGACACCTGATTTGAAGAGGTTGCCGTACTCGTCAGGGAGGTCCTTCATACGCTTGACGGCCTCCTCGACCGTCAGATCGAGGACGATCGGCTTGCCGTCCTTGACGTCGGGAAACTTGACCCTGGGAGTGAACGTCCCGGTCGAATTCCCGCTGCCGTCCTTGTCCTCGACGAGGTGAGTCTTACCAACCAGGAAGGTGACGACCTGGCTCGGGCGGAACGCCTCGTTCCTCGCCGCGGCATCGGTGATCGCCCTCTCAATCGTAGACTCGGTGTAGAGCTGCCACGCCTTGTCAGCCCTCTCCTTCTCCGCCTTGATCTGCGCGCTGAGCTCGCTCTGAAGCTTCTCTTTTTCCTTTGCTGCGAGCTGCTCCTTCGTCATGACCGAGGTCTTCAAGTCCTCGATCTGCTTGGAGAGCTGCTCCCGCTCCTTGTCTGAGAGGCCCTTGGACCGCTCGAGCTCCTGTAGCTGCTCGAGCTGCTTCTTCTGAGTCTCCTGAAACTTCCGCTTCTCCTCGGCGAGGACGGCGTTGAGTTTCTTCTGGCTGATCGTAGGAGCGTCCTCCGGGTCCACGACCGGCGGGTCTGCCGTCTTGGGCGGCGGCGGAGGATTTGCGGGGGCGGGTAGCGGCGTTACGTCACCGTCCGCATGCACGCACAACCAGGGCTTTTTCCAGAGTCGCTTCATCACTCACTCCCCTGCGGAACTGCCGCAGTTCAGAACCCGGTGGCCAGACCGGTTTTTAATTGACCCTACTCAGGGTCAAGGCCAACGGATCGCGCAGGAAGGGCCTCAGCAAATTCCAGGCCGCGAGGCTCGGAATTCCGGCCAAGATCCACTCCGGCACAAAGCTCGTGTCTCGCATTGTCCGGGCGGTCGACAGAGTCTGGTGGGTGACGTTAACATTGTCACCCTCCGCATTCACGTCGACGCCGTCGAGCAGGGAGAGCGCAATCTCGGCGCAGGCGTTCACGATTGCCTGCGGGACGCTCGCGTCGATCCCCCTCGGAAATTCGTTGGTTTGATTCGGGTCCGCCTTCTCACCGGCGTAGTTGAGGTTGTCGATCAGGAGCGTGGCATGGCTCAGGGCCTTATTCTGGTCCTCGACGCTCGCGGAATCCCAGGCTCCGGTATTCAGCCGCAACTGAAAGTAGGCTGCGGCCTGCAGTCTGGTTGCGTACTGATTCATTGACCAGTCCTCTTCTTACCCTTGCCACGCACCTTGTCCCTGACCTCCGCGTCCTGGGCCGTCTCTCTACTCTTTCCCTTCTCCGGCGCGCCCGTGGCTCCTGGGCTCGGGTCCAGATCGGAAACCCCGCGAGCGGCCGCGCCGTCCCCACCGACGATGCCCTGCTGAGCCGCGATCCTGGCGAGCCTCTCGCTGTGATCCTTCGCCGCCTTCTCCACGGTCCCCTCCGGATAATTGCACATCTTGGAGGCGGTCTCGAGGTCCAGGATTCCAATCTCCACGTGCTTCGCAATCACCTCGACCGTGGCAGTCATCCCGACAGCCTTATCGATTTCAGCCATGATTGTACCGAGCACCTCATTGGACACCTTGTTGCCGAGGAGGACCTGAGCTATCCGCTTGGCGACCTCCTTCTGGTAGACCCTCGACGGGACCCTCTCGAGCAACTCCGAGAGTTGCTTGGCCTCCTCGCGGCGATCCGACTCAGTTCGGAGACTGTACTTCTCCGGATACTTGACGGTCGCGGCCCTAGAATTCTCGTACATGGACCAGTAGTCCGCGATCTTCCGCTCGGCATTCTCAAGCTCAAGCCCGATATAAGAGAGGCCATTCTCAAGGCCCTGGTTATCCATGCTCTTGGATTCGGCACTAGCGTCCCTCGGCTGGAGGTTGGCGACCGACAGGTGGACCAGCTGCCTGATCTCAGCCTTGATCTGCTCCTGCTTTGCCATCGACGCCTTCAGCGGCTCGCTGGAGGGGTTGATGAACTCTGGCCTGTCTAGACCCTTCGGGTACCTGCGACCCATCCCGGTCCCGGTCATGATCTCCTGCGTCTTCGACGCTCCGGCGTCGCTCCCGGAGCCGCCAGTGTCCAGACCAGCCGTCTTCAGGTGTGGGCTATCGGTCCTCGGCTCGTACTGTTCCGTGTAGAACGGGTAGTTGCTCTGGAGGATGTAGCCAATGTCAGAGCTGGCGATGTTCATGAGGGCGATCTGGTAGTTGGCAGCTTCCACGAGCAGCGAGTCGGACAGCTCCGCGACGACGAACGGTATCCGATCGATATTCAACACGATCGGGTCCGCCTCGTCTTGCGGCTGACCACCGAAGAACGTCGGCGACCCTCCCTCGTCATAAAACTGCACGTGTACCTTTCCGTCCTCCAACCATATGTGCCTGAACCTCGCAGCCTGCCCCATTGGGAGCCCGGTGACCTCGTCATACTGGTAGACGTACTCGCGGAGCAGGAGCGTGGAGAACTCAGTCTGGGAATCGTAGGTGTCGAACCTCCACGTCCGGATGTCCTCGGCCTTGTAGATGTACAGGTACGGCCGCTTGTTCATGTTCTCCGCAATCGTGATGCCAGATAGAATCGGCATGTCGACGAATATGCCGACCTTCCCCATCACCAGGAGCTCTGACAAAATCTTCCTGCCTATGTAGGCATTCATCGAGGACCCGAGGAGGTCCACCCCACCGTCCTCGCCGAGCACGGCTCGTTGGTAGGTCTGCGAACCGCCAGTGCGGGTCACATCCACGAACCTCTGAAAGAGGGAGTTCTTGATCTCGTTGATCGCCTCCTTGGAGAAGGAGGGATTGTAGGTCATGCTCTTTCGCTTCTGGAAGCTCGGGATACTCTCCCTCTGGCTGTACTGCTGCAGGTACGTATTTATGAACTGAGCGCCACCGCGGTAGGTGTACCTCCACTTGAGCCACTCCTGAATCGCGCGGTCGTACGCAGGATGCGTGAGGTCCGCAATCGTGTACTCCCGCCTATTCGTCACCACGGTGTTGATTTCCTCTCGACTTCGACATCGTAAGAGCGGGCGGCCACAGCCAACCCAAAGACGGTCCTCCAGGCGGATGCAAAGTAGTCGAGATCGCAGGGGCACATGTTCGGCATCTTCTCGATGTGCGATTGGAGGCCCGACTGCAACCGCTCGACCAACTCAATCCACCTATCCTGCTCAGCACTGGGAACAGGTCCGTCGTCCGTCAAATCACGTCCCCCATATCTTGGGAAGCTCCGAGCCCGACCGCGAAGGGCAGTGCGAGCTCCGCGTAATTCCTCGCATGGGCGTAGTGGTCGTCGTCCTTGCCCTTCAGGTACCTGCCTACCGGCTGCCCGGTCTTGTCCTTCTCGTAGACTCTCACGAGGGACTTCAGGTGCGTCCTGTACTCGAGCGGCGCGTCGACGGGGATCGCAATCCCGCGATTGTGGAACCTGCCGAGTGATAGGTCGAGCCAGCTCGTGCGATCCACCGTTATCGTCGGCTCGTCATTCGACTCATTGGACACGTGAATCTGCTTCCCGACGACGCCCTGCCCATAGAAGCACATCTTCACGTAGCCGAAGAATCTGCAGGCGAACTCGTAGGCCTTGCGACGCTCGGGATTGGCGTCGATCACGCAGAAATTGACTCTGAATTCCCGCATCAGTCTATCGAGCTCCTCGAAGTTAAGGACCTTCAGGATCGCGATTACCCTCGGCCTGGACTGCACGTTCAGGTCCACGGAGGTCGCGTTACCCGGTATGGTCCACTCGTCGACCTCCACGTGGAGCCACCGGCCCACGTCAACACCCATCGTGACGAGCCTCGATCCGGCCGACCTGTCGCTCATCTTGTACCCGCCGCGACACGCGTCGATGTCAGCGTCGCTGATCCCCGCTCCCTTGACCACGTGCTCGAGGCCAAGCTTCGAATTATAAAACTCCTGCTCCTCCGTCTCGTCCCGCTGGGCCCTGAGGAAGGCCCTGGCAAAGTTACCCGGCGTCACGGTAGTCGAGTAGAGCTGATTGACGTAGAATCCCCGCGTGCTCGCATCCGTGGCTCCCGCGATCCACTTGCCGTCGGCGAGCCACTGAGCCTTCGACCTGTGCTCCAGTCGGCACTTGCACTCCCTGCACTTGAGGTGGGACTCCTCGACCCGCGGATCGTTCACGTCCTCGGCGGTGACCTCCAGGCAGTCGGGAAACGTGAGCTCCGTCAATCGGCTGCAACCCGGACACCGAAAGAAGTAGTGCTCCTGCGTCGAATCTGAGTACAGCCGGTTGATTCCATAACCCGGGATGGTCGGGGTGCTCACGGCCCACGTCATCTTCTCAACCTGCCCGGCAGACCGCTCGAGGGCGAGGGGGACATTCCTCTCGTCCATCTCATCGACCTCGTCGAGGATGATGAGGCCCGTAGGAATGGACTTGAGGCCCGCTCGGCTCTTCGATCCGCGGATGTAGAGATTCGTATTTCCCGCCCGCTTGTGGCCTATGTTCTTAACGTCCGAGAACAGGCTCGACAAGTGGGGGCTGAGCTCCAGGGCTGGATTAAAGCGACCGGCGGAGAAGTCCCCGGCGTCTGGCGTCTTGGCCGGGAGGACGTAAAGGCAATCGACCGCCTTCACGTCGATGTGGTAGAAGGCGAGGTTCAGGAGCGTCTCCGTATACCCCACCTGAGCCGCCTTCTGGCCCACGTTCATCTCAGCTGCAGAATCGTGCATCTCCCTTAACCACGGATGATGGCGGAAGGTCCACGGACCCGGGAACGGCTTGCCCATCACGCGGCAAGATTGTGCCCATCGCGAGCACGTCGTCAGCGCCCGCCTCTTGAGGCCCGACGAAATTCGCTCCCTCAGGATTTTCAACAGTTCTGCACTCATGATAGTATCAATGCACAGAGCTTCTGGCTCGCGGTGTCAGAGACAAAGAACACGTTCTCAAGGTGATCAATCGGAATGAAGACCTCCTCGTGAGCCGCGAGCGGAAATCCGCCATCCGTTCCAGTCCCCGCCACTACTCCGGGACCGCCGACGTAAATGATCCCAGTGTTGGTCGAGGCCGCCTTCAGCTGCACTCCGCGAGCCGACGCGAGCGGACTGGTCGAGAGGGGCACGATCGACGCCCCGACCGTGTACCACTCAATCAGGAAGCTCCCGACGACGTTGGCCTCAATAAGCATCGGACTCACCCTCCGGATTGGGGGCTCCAGTGCCGGTGTGCTTTCCGTCGAGTCCGAGCTTCTTCGCAGCCTCCTTGGCGGAGGTGTAGAAGCAGTCTTCGTAGCTCCCCTGATCATAGTTGAGGGGCTCAGCCGGCTCCAGGATCACCGGATTGTCATTCATGCGCTACCTCCACTTTCTTCTGGCTCCTGCGAGCAAGGGCCCACGTGCTTCCCGTCCATCCCGAGCTGCTGCGCGGCGATGGTGGCCGAGCAGTAGATGCAGTTCTGCTCGTTCGGTAAGTCGTTTGGCCCCGGCTGCATAGTCTGCTCTTCGCCCATGTTGAGCCTCCGGCGGGGTCCAAGAGGACCCGAAAATCAGGCGTGGCCACCGTCACCGAGCATGAGGCCAGCATTCTTCCCATCGGTGCCAAGGGCCTTTGCCCCCATCTCAGCACTCTCGTAGGTCATTTGATCCTCGGGCCGCATGGTCCCGAGGAGTTCCTCCGGTGGCGGTGAACCGCCGAATCCATCCATCATGGGCGTCACGCCCTCCATCGAATTCATCTTGGGATCTGGTTCTCGTCCGGTCATCTCACTTCCCCTTCTTCATTCGCTTGAGGGTCTTCGCCAGAGCGCACCGCTTGGCCGTGACCCCGGTTTGCTTGCCGCTGCAGAACTGAGAAATCGTCTTCCCTGCAGCCTTCGCCTGCCTCGTCAAGGAGCCGGGCTTCTTGATAGCTCCGGCAATCCAATTCTTCCGCTTCTTCGTCATGTCGCACCTCACGGAGCTTGGACAAGCTCTTACGGAGCTTGGAGCACCTCGAATATCTTGGGCCTCGACTTTACGTCTAGTCCATTATGCTGTACCCTCCAGGTCCTGGTCCACGTTCCAGCAACGTACAAGTCTGACGTCAGACTATCGTAGACCGCCACGTTTGCCGACGATCCAAGACTTGCGGACTTTGCGCTCACAACACCATTCGGATCGTGCAAATAGAGGGTCAAAGTCGCGCCGGTCAAATCCCAGGGAACCCCGTCCTTATTGGCAATCAGAGTAAATTCGTAGGTGCTGCCAACGGTCAGGGACATTCGCAGGCCCCCTAGAAATTAACCGCGTCAACCACGCTGTCATAATCAAACCTGTCCGAGATCGAGAACCCGAGGGACCAGTGATCTACTATCGAGTACTCGAACTCGAGGCGATCGTAGACGCTCACAAATTCCCTGACGGAGTGCACATTCTGAGCATCCGCCGACTCGGATAGGAGCACGCTCTCACTGGCTGAGAACGGCCTCACCAGGAGCCTGAACGCTGACTCAGAAGTCGTGGGAGACTCTGTCCCAGTCCTGCTCCCGGCGAAGGCCCGCTCGCAATCCTCGGAGGTCGACAACGCGTCGATGGGTGACCTCACCCCGAACAGAGTCCTCGCAATCGACTCGAGGAGGGAGGGCGAATCTGCAGAAGCCCTCGAAGTCAATATGTCCCGCTGACCAGATTCGGAGGTGGAGGGCAAATCGGTGCCAGTCCTGAGATCCGCCAATTGCCGTCTCAAGCTCTCGGAGATCGACGGAGAATCTGCGGGGGACCTCGCGCCTGTGAACACCCTACTGGTCAACTCGGAGGTAGAGGATGAATCAGCAACATTTACCAATATCGCGGAGGTCTCGGTAGTGACCTCCGAAGTCGAGGGCGTATCGGCCGCTGTCCTGAGGCCTACGAATATTCTGGTGGTAGACTCGGAGGTCAAGGGAGCGTCGATCGGATTCCTGAATCCAACGAATATCCTGCTCACAGACTCGGAAGTCGAGGGCGCGTCTATCGCAGTTCTGGCTCCGGTAAACGCTCTGACGAGCGACTCGGAGGTCGATGTGGCATCAGTCGGATTAAGGAATCCGACAAACAATCTGACGAGCGACTCGGAAGTAGAGGGCGAATCCGTCGAGGTCCTCGCAATGGTAGATTCGGCATCCAAAGATTCAGAGGTCGATGGCGCGTCAGTCGGCGATCGGAATCCGACGAAGATCCTGACGAGCAACTCGGAGGTCGATGGCGCGTCAGTCGGCGATCGGAATCCAACAAACATCTGAGTGAGCGACTCGGAGGTCGATGGCGCATCGGTCGGCGATCGGAATCCGGCGAACGCCCTGACGAGCGACTCGGAGATCGATGGCGCGTCAGTCGGCGATCGGAATCCGACGAAGATCCTGACGAGCGACTCGGAGGTCGATGGCGCGTCAGTCGCAGTTCGCGGCTCCAACGCAACTCGCGACGCGGATTCGGAGGTCGATGGCGCGTCGGTCGCGGTCCGGACGTAGCTCACCCCGCCGCTCGAGAGGAGCTGGGAGAGCTTCGGCCTGAACGGTTGTCGCCGACCCAAGTAGGCCATCTCAGAATTCCGTGATTACGTAAGCCGTCATGTTCACAGTGGTGACGAAGGTCGCGCGGACCCTCAGGTAATTCTGGGCCGCGGCCGCGGCCGCGGCGTAGTATCCGTAACCCGGCTCGCGGCCGAGCGGGAACTGCTTCAGATACGGCCCAGTCGGGGGCAGCATCTGCACGTCGAGCATCCGCGTCGCCGTCGTGCTGCCCTCGGTGACCGCCGCGGTCGAGAAGCCGGAGGCCGAGGTCCCGAGGTTGAAGGGCACGCCGCTCGTGCCCGTCGTATTGGCCGGGCTGTTAGGGTCCTCGAAGGGCTGGATGTCCGCCACGGCGTAGGCAGTCGAGAGGGAGGTCGCCCCGACCGTCCCAGTCTCGACGAGCTCAACCTGCCCGGGGGTCGCCGCGGCACTTCCGTCGAACGACGCGCCCCACTCGATCACTTTCCCGAAGTACCCCGTCGCTGGCTTGAGCTGCATCATGGTCCTGATCGCGGTCCCCGTCGGCTGCTTGACCGGAGCCGCGGTAGTGGCCATCGCCCCATTGTAGACCATGTAGCTGTAGCTCGGCGCGCCACCCTGGATCGGATGCTGCAGGGCGTACCTCATCAACCAGCGATCAGCCGGGCCAACGAACTCGAGGGCCGCGCGCCGCTTCTTCCGATCGGCAGCCCTCGCGATATCCCACGCGGCGATCGCGGACTCGGTAAGCCAGTCGGCGGGGCGATCAGGGACGTAGAAGCCGAGCCGCGGGAGCATTTGCCTCCTCAACTCGTGCCGCCTCTCGATTCGCTCCAGGTACAGATTCCGCATCAGTAGGTCCCTATGTTCGTGTGGATCGACCCACCGTAGATCGCCTCGTTCGCAGGGCAGGCCCCCACGTCCGGATAGCCCTGGGCACCGCTATAATTGGCCTGCGTCTGGGTGAAGTTACCCCGCCCCTGCCGCTCGGCAAACGGCGCGTTGATGCTGAAGTTCCCAGTGCTCGGCGAGACCCACGGCGTCACGTCATTTGGATACGTCACGGTTCCGATCTGAACAACGAGGGTCAGATTGTGAGTTTGCCCCGACGTATTGGCCTTCGTCCCAGCGCCGAAGGCATTGTTGCAGTAGATCGATGGAACGAGTACCGCTCCGCTACTGGAGTTGATTCCGTAACCACCGTTCAGAACGAAGTCGGAATTCTCGACCCTGACGACCGCAGAGGTATTGCCCAACCTCAGCCCATCCCCCGTATTGTTGTACGCGCTGCAGTACTGCACCAAGAACATGTTGGACGTGCTGCTCGAATAGAAGCCGTTACCGCCATTCGTGTCAGCTATGCAATTGGTGTAGCACCCACCAGCACTGCTCTGGAAGCCATTGCTGTTGCTGCCCGAATTGTTGTGGGCAATGCAGCGATTGTAGTAGGCGCCGGTCCCGCTATTGCTAAATATAGAAGAGCTATTGCTCCCATTGCAGTTGTAGGCCTCACACTCGATGTACGAGATGTTCGCTTGAGAGCTGATGAACGCGTTACCCCTCACGTCGTGGACCACGCAGCGGAGGAAGAATTGGACCGTCCCGCCGACCGAAATCCCGGCGTTGCTTCCAGACGTTCCATTGTTGGAGATCGTCAAATCGGCGTAAGTATTGTAACTATTCGTTCCGGTCGCAGTCGTGAGCACCACAATCGCATTAGTGCCACCGTCGATGTTGGCCTTCCCGCCGTCGCCGACCGCGCTTGAATAACCCTGGAAGGTCCTCGGTCCCCCGATCGCTCCATCCGAGACCCCGGAAGTGACCGAGTACGTCCCGTTGTTCTTCATGTTGCAGCGGGGCGAATCACCGCTCGAATCAGTCAGCGCGCTGGTCATGTAGCCGAACGGGAAGCTATCCGCCCCGTTCGGCCCCTTCCAGGCTCCCCCGACCTGCGCCTTGTAGCTGCTGGCCGTCCCGGGCTTCGCGCCGCTGAAGGCCGTGCTGCTCAGGGTGATGGTCCACACCGACCCGCTGCCGCCGGACACCGCCGTGATCCTGGCGGTGTATACGGCGTCGGTCGCGGACCCGGCGTAGATGCTCATGAACTGCCCGACGGCGACCGAGCCGGTAGTCGCCACGCTCGTGTAGACGTTAGTACTTGAGTTCCAGCTCCCGGTCCCGGCGGTATCGGACATGGACGGACTGCCGCTGTCGGAGCCGCCGTTGAGGTTGCTCCCATTAACCGGATCGCAGTAGAACTCGGTGTACGTCGCCACTTACGCCACGTCCTTTCCGGAAGCGCCGTCGGCCGCGGACCGCTCGACCTTCCTCGGCTCCGTCGGAGCTCCTTCGACCTTCCTCGGAACGTGGCGGGCGGCCTCCCTCAGGCCCAGCTCTGCCAATCGCCCCGGGGTGGCATTCGCGAGGACCTCCCAATTCTTCGGATCGACCGCCTTGACCCCGGACTTCGGATCGAACGACACGCCCGACCCGCAGACGCGGCAAGCGTGCGGGTGCTCGCACTCCCCGGCGTGCTCCGCCTCGTGTAGCTTCCCGCAGGTGACGCACCGAAAAGCGTACATTCCTGATCCTCCGATCTGGACCTCGCGGCCCGGAACCTCAGCCAGAGAGAGTCACCGTATCGGTGACGGTCAGCGTATCGCCGTTCACCACGGTGGCGTCGGCATTGAGGACGGTCTCGAAGAACATCGGATCGGCCCCGGCGCTGGTCAGCGCTGCGAAGAGGCCCATCTTGTGAATGGCGGTGATAGTGCCAGTGATGCTGTAGGCCTTCTGGAGCGTGAAGGTAGACTGCCCCATCGTGTGGGCGTAGGTGGCGAGGGCTCGGCCACCGCCGTTCGTCGTCACCTCGCTCGTGAGGGTGTTGTCACTTGCGGAAGCCGCGCTGGAGTTCGTGGACAGGGCCATGAAGCGAATGCTCGCGACCCCGCCAGCCCCGATGATGAAGGCGTTGGTACTGGCCGGAGTCGTCCCGACCCCGTCCGCCGCAGTCCACCACTGGTCGACGGTCGCGACCGAGCTCGTGTTACTGACGACGTTCCCGTAGACCGGGGCGGTCGTGATGTTGGTCACGGGAGCGTAGATGCGGAACCCGGCGAGCCCGAGCTGCGGCGTCGCGAGGTTGCTGGCCGTCCACGGAGTGCCGGTCGCCGTGAGGGACGTAGCGCTCGTCGCGGTCGCGGGAGAGCCGGCCCCGCCGGCGGGGATGTCGCCGCCCATCCACCGGGCCATGAGGTCGCGGCCAATGTTGGTCAGCAGATTCTTGCTGAGGCCGAGGTCGGTCACCCACCCGTCCGGATGGGTGATAAACGCGTGGACCTCGTTCGGGCCAGCGCGGACGCTGGACCTCAGCTCAAGCGAGCCGGACTTTCTGCGCCGCCGAAAGATCGAGAGCACGGCACCGTCCGAGAGGTGGACGATTCCGGTCTTGAGGCGATTGAGGAACTTCCCCAGCATCGTCATCACTTCTTCTCCTCGGACCTTGCCTGAGCAACGGCGATCATCACCTCGTTACTGATCGCGTCCATCGCGTCAGGGTCAGTCACGTGCCCCGCGACGATCTCGACGATCCTCGCAGCGACCTGTATTACGGCGGACTTGTCGAGCAGGCCACCCGTCGAAGTCTCGAGGCGGTGGCAACTCGTCACGAGCTTCTCAATCTTGAGGACGATGTCCGAGATCCTCGGAGCGTAGAGCACGAGCTCCATGGGGTCCCTCAAGCTCGTCATGAGCTCCTCGAGGACCATCCTGAGGATCCCGATCTCGGACCTCAGGCCCTTGACCTGCTCGTGCTCCCCGAACTCGTCCACCCGAGCCTGCCACTTCGCGAGCCTGTACATCCTCAGGGAAGACCGCTCCTGGGAGCCCCTCTGCGAGTGGGCGCCGTGCATCGCGCAGAACTGGGTCCCCTCCTGGGCGAGGTAGGGACACTGCCCGCTCTGGCACACCCCCTGGCACCGCCGAGGGTCGTCCGGCTCGCACCTCGCGAACTTGCTCTCGATCAAAAGAGTAACTCCATCATTTCCTGCGCCTCGACCGGCGGCAAAAGGGGTCCGCGGGTGCCTGGCGGTGCAACCTCACGCTCGACGGCATGTACTGAATCCAGTCCTTGAGGTTGTCAGTGTAAGCCACGTAGCCACCCTGAGTGAGGGTGAGGGGCGCAGTCAGCTTTTGCAACCAGTCGAAGGGTCCCTTCCCCGAATCCTGGAACCAGCTCGGGAGGACGAAGTTACTGAGCTGTACCCCGCCGACCTCGTAAGAGTCGGCCTCCACAGGATCACCGACCTCGTAGCTCACGGCCGCCGGACCTCCGCGAAAGGACTGAACGACTGCGCACGTCTGAATGAAGGGATCTGCAAGCTGCTCGAGGAGCTCGTGGGACAGGGTCGACTCCCACGGCGACGCGGCGTCCAAGCTCGTCTTGGCGAACACGAAGCCCGTCGGCACGTCACCCTGCGCAACCTCGTGGTACCCGAGGGCGCCCGCCTGATCGGAGGTGTCCAACACGTAGATGGTCTCGCAGTCGGCCGGGACCGGCTTGTCGCGATCTGCCGCAGCAAAGATCAGGTGACAGGACAGACCGCCCCAGCTGGGAGCGAAGTGCTCGAGCACCTGCTTCTGGCAAGCTTCAACAGCCTCCCTAAAGTTCTCAACAACCGAGCTCTGATTGACTATCCTGATAGTCCGCACAGTGTTACTCCTGGGCAAGATTTTGCGATCAGACTAATTGCACACGCCTTTTGGCCCAAATTTCCAATCGGCCTGAACCAGCCTCCACGCAGCGCCCTCCCTACATACCCTACTACCATTTCGAGAAATTTTCCACGGAATTATTCTTTGCCGAAAAAGCGCGTGCACGGAAATTTCGCTACCGGATTTTAGAATCGCCTCCACGCAGCACGCTTTACCGTAGGGCAATTTGACCCTCCCCATAATTACTCAGCGTAAATAGTCAACAAGGATTGAATGTAATGGTCAGTCTAGATTCCCAAATCTGGAAGTATTGACACAGGGTGGGGCACCCTATCCAAATTTCAACCTGCACGACTATTCAACTGTTCTTTTGACCCCTCCCCTATGTAGGCGCGGCACCCATGCAAACCCCATGCCAATTTCGGGGAATCCTACCGCGCGAGTAGCTAAATGCCAATTTGGCATGGCATTTCCTGCGAACAGGAGGCAGCGCCAACGGGCGCGAGGCAAACCTTGACGTTTGATACGTTGGCGCCTCGCGCCCGTTGGCGATGCCTCCTGTTCGCAGGAAATGCCATAGCAAATGTTCAGTTTTCTACCGGGGCGGTAGTTGAATTTCGGCCAGCGCGGAGAGTGTACGAAATGCCACTACTGATCGCGCGATCAAAATGGCAATCACTCTGCGCCGCAAAGTAGTTGTCTAGACGAAGGGAAGTAATGGAAGCGAGACTGGGCTCCCTGGAGGCAGGGCAGGGCAGGGCAGGGCAGGGCAGGGCAGAAGCGAGACTGGCCAGCGCTGCCGGAGGCAGCGCTGGCCAGTCTCGCCCAGTGGACTAGCCGTTAGATACCCTCTCCGGCAGTGAGTATCCATCCGGCCGCGCGGCGCTGCGCCATGCCGCGCCAGATACGAGCCAGGACATCGGGCGCGGGGGGAAAGATTCCACTAGCCGACGCGAGTACGGTAATGCGAGTATCGACGCGCAGCGCTGACGCTACTTCGCGCCTAGCGCACTCTTCATCAGAGACGGGGTAAACGTCGACCATCTCAGGAGAGTACGCCAGCGCTGGCCTATGGGTGTCCGGCGCTCGCGTGACAGTCGGCGCGGCTGGACGGACGGGAGGCAGCGCCTCCCCGCGCTCGCGCTCGCGCAGCGCTGACAGCGGGAGCCTATCTCTCAGTTTGGCGGTTAATTGCGACACTCTCGCCGCGCTCACTCCTAGCGCGGCCGCGCAGTCTGCGCCACTGGCACCACTGGCGTAGTACCGGATGATCGTCTTCAGGCTCGCGTCCATCCCGTCACGAATCAGGTCGTTCACGCGCTCCCTCACTTCTCGGATGCACGATACCTGCGCGATGGAGTGTGCGCCATGGCACCTATGCGCGTATCTGGTGAGAGGATTCTTGGCGCGAGTAGGCGAACCAACGTCTGCCTCCCTGTTGTCGTGGCGCCACTTGCGCCACGCCTTGCGGACAGACTGTAGCGTAGTGAGTGTCCTGTCGCTACTCCACCAGATTAGCGCGGCTTCCTGCGCGATGTCGTGGGCGGTCTGATCGCAGCGAATGCCGCGCGAGTGTCGCAGTGCCTTCCTAGCGTAGTTCGTGGCGTACTTGCTGTCGAATGCAGTCTTCATCGTTTTAGCTCCCTTTGGGCGATACCCGTTTGCGTCCCGATAACGTATCGGTACAGTCTTTGTAAAAAGTTAAGTCGAAAATGTCCAGAGAAAAATAAAAATACCCTTAACTTTTTCGCAGTAACCGTGCCTGTATTAGCGTCAGATGCAACTCGCATCTGATGCACCTTCGGGCAAACTGTCCGGGAGGGTTTGGCGGAGAGATGTACGGCAGTACAGCAGTGATGCTGAACAGTCGAACAGCGAAATTTTCCGCTTAACTTTTCCGCGATCAGTCTGCCTATATAGGTGAGGCAGATAAATCCGTCTGCCGTATCGACGCGCAAGCGATCCGATAGAAACAAATGGATCAGTCCTCAGACAGCGGATGACCTTGGCGCCCCGATTACCCAATCGGGTGTAGCTGGCGCACACTCTAGGCGTCAGCGCAGCTAGGCGGCTCCTCCGAGCCGCACGATGGTCAAGCATCACCGGCTGAAATACCGGGATCGCGCCGCGGGACTACCGACGGCAAAGGCAACCTCCACGATGGGGATCGATCGGAGGATTAGGCGCTTAGACTTTCCGGCATCCCGCACGAGCGTTGACCCCGGATCAATTTGCGCTGCCGAGCCGTCGGGTCTGGTGCGGATCGGCGAGTATGCCGATCGAACGACCGCAATACCACCGAGCCGAAAAATCGGCAATCCAAGAGCGCGGAAGTCGATCGGGTGAGCGATCGCAATACCCAACAACGAGCCGAAATTGATCGGCCAATCACGCGAGCGATCGGAGCCTAGCAGAAAGTCGCAAAGCGCCAGACTGGGCGGACACCCGCCCTCCCAGCGAGGAAATGGAGGCAGTTATGTACGAGGTGACCTACATCCTGTCTGGGTGCAAGTACCACTGCACTGTCAACGGTGCTTCGCAATGGGACGCGGCTCGCAAGATCGCGAGCCGCAAGTCGGGTATCCAAATCATCCAAATTCACCGAATGTGAAGACTAATCTTCCAAAACTCTGATATCGCCGGAGGGTGAGTGTCCGCCCAGTCGGCGCGACAGACGCACCAGATGAAGAGTACGGCTCTCACGGATGCCCTCTGGGAAGCGCGATCACCGATCGCACAACCAACGTGGCTTCCGGTGAGCGGGCACCCGCCCTCCCAGACGGAAGTGGAGGGCACTATGGCAAAAGAGCAACATACGCCAGATACTCTGGAGGCAATCAGGAGGGGCCTCTGGATGATCAAGCTAATCAACCCGGACGACGGGTCGGTCCAAAAGTTCGTCGGCTCATACAAGCAAGCGGAGGCCGCCATGAACGCGGCGCGGGTCAAGGGACAGCGATACATTGTCGTGCGGCATGGGCCGCGCGGAACGAGCAGCACAACATACGTCTAACGAGTCCCGGAGGGTGGATGCCCGCTCACCGGAGCCAGAAAGGGGAGCATCATGAGCAAGATGGTACGCAAACCGATGTCGATCATGAGCGTCGTGTCGAAGGATGACGTCAACGTCAGACTTCGCAACAACTACGACCTCCCGTCGATGGTCGAGCAGATCCGGCAGGGTGGTGGGATTCACACCCCCATCATCATCGAGCGACAGGGCGACGAGTGGGTCGTCCTGTCCGGCAACCGCAGGACGCGGGCGGGTCAGCTCCTGTACAAGGACCCCACCCTCACGGCAGAGCTGAAGGAGAAGCTGGACAAGGTGGAGTTCATCGTCTACAGCGAACTGACTCCGGCCGAGCGGCTGTCGATCATCAACGACCAGGGTAGCCAGAAGGAACTGTGCAAGACGGAGATCGTCTTGGCCGTCCGACGAGCCTTCCTGGAGGGCCAGTCGGAATCAGACATCATCACGAGGATGTACTACTCGCTGGCGTCCTTCACCGGGAACACCAACAAGCTCCGCGAGCTGCCAACCGAGCCAAAGGCGCGGGAGGCGAAGCTGAAGACGTGGTTTCACGGGACGGTGGGGAACGGAATCCTCGCCGTTGCGACAATGGGCGGGTACGTGTGGGATCAGTTCGTGCTGACCCACAAGGCCGCCGACGGCCTCCTGGAGGAGGGCGAGTCGGTCACCATGAAGGTGACCCGCGAGCGGATCAAGCAGCTGAGCGCAGCTCGGACGAGCGACCGGAAGCCGGAGAACGGAGGATGGAATCCCGAGACCGGGGGGAAGGAGTTCAACAAGCTGATTGACCAGTTTAAGGCGGAGGACGCCGGAACTGCCGACAAGGTCGACAAGAAGCGGCCGACGCCGAAGGAGCTCTCGACGAGGGCGGACGCGTTCAAGTGCAAAGGCATCTCGAACGTGCTCCGCTACGCGGCCGGCGAGGGCGAGGAGTTCCTCCGGGGACTCCTGGAGGAGGACGATCGGCTCTTCCGCATCGGCAAGGTGCTGGAGGTCCTGTCGCGCAACTGGGACTCGATCCCCGAGTCCCTGCGGCCCTTCTGCAAGAGCCTCCTCGACGACTCCCCGGAGAAGTTCGAGGAGCACCTGAAGTCAATGCCCAAGTCGTAATCTGACACAAGATCGCCCGATCTGTCCAGAGGGCATCCGCGAGCGCCGTACTCTTCACTAGGCGGGTCCGGACGGCCGCCCTCCGTCCCGAGTCACATCAGTGCACCAAGTCGACACCAACTCAAGATTCCGCAAGCACCCACCTTCCAGCGGAGGGCGGCTGCCCGGACCCGTCGCAATGCCTCTCCAATCCGGATTGGGGAAGCCGTACTATTCTAACCCAGGAGGTGTCCAATGTACGTACGTCCGAACTTTCGAACGAAAAAGGCGCTGAAGGAGGCGCTGGCCAAGGGCGAGGCGGTGGAGGTCTTCGAGCCCGGCCTCGGCGGTCCCCCGCCCGAGAACGGGACCGTCACGCTCGAGGGTCCCTGGTCGCCCGAGCCGCACGCGTGGTACGCGAGGGGAAAGATGGTCGACGGCAAGCTCGCGTCGATCAAGTAGCCCGGCCTCCCGGTGGGCCGACCACCGGGAACGTGAGAGCCGTACCGAGCAGATCAAGGGAGCCGCGAGAAGTCAGCGTGACGGACAGGCTTTGATCGGCTAGTGCCGTGCGACGACTCCAGGCTTCTCAAATCTACCTGACTCGGTCGGGAGCCCTCACGAGAGGTCCCCAATGCGTTTTGCTGGGGACCGAACGCGGGCGCCGTACTCTTCTCAATAGGAGGATAATATGCCGAACTGCTTTCAACTCTCGTATCGGGACCGACCCGAGCTCGGGCCGATCAAGCTCGCCCAGGTCGACATGGACATCTGCGTCCACTTCGGGGTGGAGTGCCATCCCACGCACTGGTACATGAGCTGGTACGACATCATCGGTTGGGACCTCGCGATGGGTCACTCGTTCGATTACGCAATCGACAAATACCTGCACGCATCCCGGACGGAGGACCTCGAGTTCTGGGGCAAGATAGCCGCGATCGCCAAGTGGATGAGCGAGGTCTACACGTGCAACGCGTGGTACCAGGTGGGAAAGTAACCGGGTCGGCCAGCGGAATCTGGCCGAACGTGGGAGCCGTACTACACTAACCGAGGAGGATGACAGTCACGATCAAGGCCAACCGACTGCACGACAACGGGAACGGGACGTTCAGCGTCGAGATCGAGGACTCCGAGCCGCTCACGCCCAAGCAGGTGGAGGTCCTCGACGAGCTGTTTCCCAACCTCAAGGAGAGCGTTTTCAAGGTGCTGACGCAGGAGGCCGTGCTCGGGATGATCGCGACGGACGCCGAGATCGCGGCGCCGAAGAAGAAGGCGCCCACGGCTCCCCAGAGCCGCACCGCGACAGCCGTACTCTTCACTAACTAGGAGGTCCAAATGAAGCCGATCGAGTACAGACCGCACGACCACGCCGGGTGGTACCGCGTGTGGACCGAGGAGGACGCTGCGTACGGGTCCTTCACAATCGTCACAGCGGAGCAGCTCCGGATGATCGTGCGGGCAAACCGCCTGATGAGGATCGTCGTCCGCCCGGCCAAGGGCGAGGCGGCAATCGACATGGCGGGCTACCGCCCAGAGGACGGCCTGCCCGAGCACGTCCTCCGGAACGAGCAGCTCGGCAGCAGCTGACGCGGCTCCCGCAATCCTATTGCGGGAGCAATTGTCGCGGCTCCCGCAATCCTATTGCGGGAGCCGCAGCGTGAGAGCCGTAACTCCGCCCGCGACAGCCGTACTCTTCACCTTTAAAGTGCGACGGGGTGAACGGTCGCCCTCCGGAAAAGGAGGTTGACATGATCCACATGACGCTGATAATGGAGGACACGGTACTGGTCGCCACGCGCGACCTGCCGAACTCCGAAGGACAGTGGTCGATCCTGGCGCAAGATTCGCACGCCGGGATCGGACACGCCTCGCTGCTGAGCGACGCTGAGCTCACCGCGATCGTGTCGCTCGCCCTCGCCAACGACGAGGACCAGGAGGGGCTCGATCGCAAGAAGCTCTACGAAGTGGCCGAGGAGGTCTTGAAGACGTGGCCACCCGAAGTTCGCCCCATTCCCTGACCCAATTTCGGAAGCTGACCCGATTTCACAATCACACTCGGAGGGCGACCGCCCACCCCGTCGCAGAAAGGAGGAATCGTGGATCGCAGAGCAATTGACATCGACGGCGCGATGTACTGGGTCGAGGACGGTCTGCGCGAGGTCCACGACAATCTGTACGCCGAAAACCTCGTGCTGCTGTACGACGCCCGCGGCACACTGATTGGGCGAGCCAGCGAATGCGCATCGACCGAGCAAATCTGCCGGTGGATCTTAGAAAGGAGGGACCATGCGCAGAGCGTCAACGAAAGATGACTTCATGCGACTCTCAATGGACTCGGACTGGTCGCCAGACCAGTTCGAGGCCTACCTGTCGGCCGATTGGGCAATCGGCCTGATGGGGCAGGATTGGCACGTCGTCGGCCAGGTGGTCGACGGCGACCTGTTCATCGAGAAGCTGTGCCTCCCAGAGGACGAGCAGGAGGCCCTCGCCGTGCTAGAGGAGCTCCCCTACCTGAGGATCACCGCGAGGCTGAGCCTCGCGAAGCAGGACCACGGGATGATCCTGCTCCTCTCAAAGCTCGGCTTCCGGGCTGAGGCGGACGGCGAGATGCAGATCGCCATGACACGGAGCAAGTAGGGCACCGGCCAGCTAGACTGGTCGGTCGTGAGAGCCGTATAACACCAACCAACGGAGGCTGACATGTTCGACAAGCAGGCAGTGGCACTCCGCGACATCCTGCTCAACTGCTTTGACAATCCGGAAAAGGAGCTGGTGAATCGGTGCTGGCGAGACAGCGACGGCCAGGAGGCCACGGCTCGCATGAAGCTGCTGGTGGCGATAGCGTGCGACCTGATGCACGTGTGGAACCACTGGCTGCTCATTGAGCAGGATCGGGACGGGCAGCACGTCCAATCGTGGATTGTCAAGGGAAGGACCGAGCAGGAAGCTCGGAGCAAATTCGAGCGCGGGTGGCTTGGTACGATCGAGCTCATCTGCGAGGAGATTTACCCATGTACGTAGTCACTTGGTTAGATGCGCTAAATCTCAAACAGTAAGACCTCGAACACGCTCGCGGGAGCGATCGCTGAATCAGTGGATCTGTTTCACGAGCTCCCGCGATCGAGTCGCCTGATCGCGATTTTCAAGGACGACCAGATTGCAGCAACCGTGATCCGGTCCACGGACGGTGAGAAATTGATCGTGACTCACGCCGTAGACGGCAGCACAGAGATCGTGCGCGCCTGAAAGTCTGCTCCCTGGTAACCCCGCAGTGCGCCCAGCACTGCGGGGTTCTTTTTTTTGCTCGTAAACTGTGAAAATGCGATCAAGGAGCAGTCGATTTTGATTTGATTGCGGCCTACCCGATCGCGGGACCGATCGCAAAAGCCTCTTCCGGCCAGCTGCAAATACGCCAAGTCCCGATCCACCAAGTCCCGATCCGCCAAGTCCCGATCCGCCAAGTCCCGATCCGTCAAGTCCCGATCCATCAAGTCCCGATCCGTCAAGTCCCGATCCGTCAAGTCTGAGGCAATTTCTCTGATCATCAAATCCACCGACGTCGCAAACTCTCAAATTCCGCACAGTTCACTCCAAAGTCCAATTCTCTGATTTTCCATAAAATCAAAAAGCTGACCAATCACCGACCAGTCAGGAATCGAGAACCCACTGACATCCATGCCTGACTACCAGGGTCCAATATTAAATATGTGGCTACAAGGAGGTAAAAAAAATCGTATATGGTAAACTGGGAACCCCCAAAGTCAGGCCAGTTAGTCGGGCGGCTGAAATTCCCGACCAGTCGTAAGTTGGTCAGCGCCGAGACGCCGCGCCTCCGGGCGCTGCGTCGGCAGTGCCAATTGATGGGCCAGGACCGCAGCGCCAATGAGAGGACGGGACTGGACTGGGTGAATGCACCGTGGGCGCGCCCGCCCCGTCCTGCCCCGTCCTGTGTGCACATTTCCGTGGTCCAAAAACCGTGTGCAATCACCTCACGGCATCGAGCGCCGCGGGTGAAATTCCGTCGCTCTCTGGAGGCTCCGGAGCCGGTCCCTCGCCCTCCTGCGGTCCCACCCACTCCACCTCCTCGATGACCGACAGGTCGCTGAACGAGTAGTCGCGACCCTCGTCGTCGAGGAGGACCAACCTCCCCTCCCTCTCGCCCACCGTCAGCCATCGGCATCCCTGCTCCGCGCAGAGGCGCACCCGGTTGCCGAGGATGAGCTGCGCGAGCACTGACTCCGAGCTGAGCTCCGCGATCCTGTAGAACAGTTCTGGTACGTTCATAGTCGTCCCTCCTCAGATTTCGCGAGCCCGAACCCGGGCTCACTGGTAATTGGAATCCTTCGCGAGCGGCCACCCCGCCGGACCCTCCTCGCCCGGCGGTCCGAACCACGGGGTTCTCCTCCCGTGCCAATTGTGCCCCATTCCGTCCTTCGCGCTGAGCGACTCGAGGTGGAAGAGCAGGAGCTCGGGGATGAGCTGCCTCCGCCTCCGGTCCCAGAGCCAGGCGAACTGGTTGTCCGTCCTCCCCGCGCCGCCGTGCTCGTCGGGGTACCACTTCCTCGCGGAGCCCCACGACAGCGTCTCGCTCCCGTGCCACATCTGGAAGTACCCGATGGGGGCGTAGCCGAATCGCGACGCTCCCGGAATCCCGCCGATGTAGGAGCCAGCGGGCCGGTCCCTGTACTCGGCGAGCCAGCCGAGCGCCCGCGAGTACAGGCCCTGCCGCTGGGCGGCCTCCCACGCCTCCCAGCCCGGGAGGCAGAGCCGCAGCGCCCCGTAGATGTAGCCCTCCTGTAGGTGCGCGTCGTCCAGGCACTGGCGGAAGTCCAGCGGCAGGCAGATGTCGCCGTCCAGGTGGACCAGCCACCCGTCTCCAGACAGCTGCCGGAGCCCGGCGTTGATCCCGCGAGCCTTGTTGAAGTCGCCGCAGCGACCGAACTCGTCGCACAGGACCACTTCGATGGAGTTCTTCAGGCAGGTCTGCCGGGTCAGCTCGTCGGCCGGCCGAGTCACCACGACCCAGCGGTCCAGCAGTCGTCGATTGTGGGGCGCGACCCGCGACAGGAAGTCGGCGTAGTCCACGCACACCGTCACGGCTTCGATCTTCACAGCGAGCCCTCGTTTGGTTTGTAGTCTTCGCGCATGACCATCGCCTCCAGATAGTCGAGCTGCCCTGACGACAGCAGCAGATCGGGGGCCGGATGCGCGGCGTGCCTCCGCTTGAACCACTCGGAAACCGGGGCCGTGTTCGCGACCTTCGAGAGCAGGCCGCGAATTCTCTGCAGGCAGTTGGGCCACGCCTTGGCCATCATCGCGACGTCCTCTGGCGGCAGGCCCCACCAATTATCCGAGGACCCCAGCATCCCGCTCCCGCGGGCTGACTCGGGGAGCTGGTCGACCGACTCCGCGTCGCACACCGGAGCCTGGAGGAACAGCGCCTGGGCCAGCGCCTTCTCCGGGCCGTACGCGAACGGGACCTGGGAGTGGTTTCGCATCATGAGCATCCACTCTCCCCGGAAGTCGGCGTCGATCACGCCAGCCATGTGGCTCACGCCGGCCCTCCCGACTGATCCCCGATCGTCGATTACCGCGACCCAGTCGCGGTCGAACGCGGTCGCGAATCCCAGCCTGATGGAGACCTGCTCGCCCGGCTGGATGACCCCGCGGTCGACCGGGTAGAGGTCCCAGCCGGCGGAGTCGTAAGCCCGCGCGGGGATCCGGGCTCCAGGAATCAGGACTTTGAACAGCACCTTCATGCGATCTCCTTGTGCGCGGGCCCGTTGGATTCGAAGCCGGCGGCTCGGGGGTGCCCGCCGCCGCCGTGAGATTTTGCGATCAGTGACACGTCCAGACCGGAGGCGTCGGACCTGAGCGAGTAGATCCACTTCCCGTCGCTCCGCACGAAATACGTCACCCCGAATGGTCGGCCCTCTGCGAGTCTGCCGGCCACCTCCGAGATCAGGGTCGTGCAGTTCGTGCAGAGCACTCGGTGCTCGCCCAGCAGAGCTGGGGCGGCCTTGCGAACCGCGTTCTCCACTACCCCCGCCTGGTATCGCAGTATCGCCTCGCCGTCTGAGATCAGCGCCGAGGGAGCCGCCGCTGCCAGCGTGTCCCAGGTCTGCCAGTCCTTGGGGTAGCTCGCGATCGCCGCGCTGTACTCGCGAGATTTCGGGAGCTCCCACTTCCAGAGGTCCCGATCCTGCACGTACTGGACCAGCGGGGGCGGCGGCTCGCTCGGGCAGTAGTGCTGCCACGCCATCATCGCTCCCGACCTCGCCATGTCGAAGAGGATGGTCCCCGCGGTCTCCAGTCCCGCGAGCTCCGCCGCGGCGGTCTTGTGGTGGTCCAGGACGGTGATGCTCGCGCACTGTCGGATCAACTCCTCCATGACCGCTCGCGGGTAGGAGAAGTCCAGTATGTGGAGGTCTCGCCCCGCGCAGTCCGGCGGAGGCTGGCCGTAGTGGACCGGCGCGCATTCCGCGTCGTCCCCCAGCTTTTTGCGAGCCGCCCAGGCGGCGGTGAAGCCGTCGGTGCAGTCCCCGTGGTACAGTATCAATGCCTTCACGTTCTCCCTCCCTCCAGTTGTTCAAGTCGATTGGGGTGAGCCCCGCGATCCGGGTCCACCAGCAGTTGGTCGACCCCTCCTCCGATTGCCCCGTTTACCTCAAGTCCTCCTCCGCCTCTTGATTTTGCTCCGGTCGATTCGGACGACCTCGTCGACCGGGATTCTCGCCAGCCACCGCCTCGCCTCCTCGAGCTCCATTCCCAGGTGCTCCAGCAAGCTCCGGTCCGGCGACTTGTCCCAGATGACCGAGAGCACGGCCTCGCGGCTGAACTCAAGCACCGTCGCGATGATCCTGCACCCCACCGGCGGCTGCCCGACCCCGCCGCCGCACGACGGGACCGGCACCTGCGACAGCACCTCGATCGAGTAGACGTCTGCGTCGTGCAGCCCGACCCACGTGGGCGGGAACGCCATCTTCGACAGCCCGGCCGCCGACCCGAGGATTCGGAACTTCACCCCCAGCTTCCGCAGGCCCGCGGACGCCCTCCTCCAGTTGGACCTCAGGGTGGATCGCGGAGCCCGCTTGACCACGAGCTCCGCCCCCTCGTCTGAGTCGAAGTGGAGGAACCACCCGCATCCCGCGATCACCGGATTCTTGTAGAACAGGCCGTCTGATGCCTGCACGAACGTCTCCATGATGTGACCCTCCAAATTTTAATCACTTCTCATACCGGCGTCCTCGCCGAAGCGAATTTCAAATACGTGGCCATCTCCACGCACTTTGCAGTCCCCGGCTCTGGGTATGCCGATCAGTCGCAGGAGGCTTCCCGCCGCCCGGGAGGGGCGCGCACACCTCCTGGATGACGTGCCACGTGGACCCTGTGCTGGTCGCCCCACTGCGAGAGCCACGCCTCCCAGTCCGCTCTGGATTCGAGGATCATTTCCACAGCTCCCTCATGAATGCGGGGTTCGGGTTCGGGTCGTAGTACCTCGCCATCTGCTTCTTGACCTCGTCTATCACGTATTGGGCGATCTGCGACATGGCGTCAGCGTCGCAGGCCAGGCAGATGCCGACTGCCATTCCGCTGGTGTAGGCGAGCGATATCGCCTCCTCTGCCGTGAGTCCGGTGTGCCCGTACGGGCCGCCCGGCTTCACCCCGCCGAATGCGGTGATCTCGATCTCGCCGTCGTTCTTGGCCACCAGCTCCGCCAGCCACTGGGCGCAGGTCTTCCCTGTCGCCGCCGGAGATTTCATCCACTCGTCTAGCGTCATAGCACCTCCTGCAGGATTACTTCATGCACCGGCGACACGGTCCGCAGCGAATCCTCTCGGTCTTACCGTGGTAGTCCACCGGGCACACCAGCTTTCCTGGGACGGACTGGAACCACGCCTCGTCCTTGCGGAACTTGTAGTCCGGGAAGATCACGTCACCGGGACCGAGCGATTCCGGGACCGAGCCGTCGACCGTCATGTAGCAGATCCGGAAGCTCCACCGAGTGGCCTCCCGCCAGACCTCGCCATAGTTGTCGGCGTCCGCGGACAGGTTGACCGAGAGGTTCCCTCCGCAGACCGTGCTCACCGGAGCCAGGTGCTCCAGCCACGCGAGGGACCGGGTGTATATCCACATCCGAACTGACGGCGCCTCGGCCGCGACAGCGGCGATCCACTTGGCGTGCGCCGCCGAGGTCACGTCGCCTGACACGTGCCACCGGAAGCCGCCCGCCGCGGATCGGGCGATCCACGCCCCCCAGCAACTGCGACCACTCTGACGCGAGCTCCGGATGGTCTAGGATCGTCCGAATCGCGGCCGAGTTGCGCCGGTACTTGGCGTGGACCTCCGGCTGGAGCCGCTCCAGGTTGTGGACGTAGCACGAAGCTCTGCACGTGGGCGTCGCTCCCGGGCAGTCGTCAATTTGGAGGAGGCTTAGGGCGTTGGGCCGCGGGTCGGCCAGCGTACCGTTGCCGGCCGTGATCTTCCCGTTTCCGTCGAGCCAGAGGGAGCCCTCCGGTCCGTGCAGCTCCTCGAAGCAGAATGCGGTAGT